ACTATTTAAATTGTAAATATATCGGTTTACAATGAATAGTTTATTGAACAACCTATTATTATAACATTATCGTAATAAACTATTTAAATTTGTAAATATATCGGTTTACAATCAATAGTTTATTGAACAACCTATTATTATAACATTATCGTAATAAACTATTTAAATTGTAAATATATCGGTTTACAATGAATAGTTTATTGAACAACCTATTATTAAAATATAATATCATAGAATATTTAAATTATAACCTATAATCAACCTATAAACATAGAATATTTAAATTATAACCTATAATCAACCTACACTAAAATAACATTATCGTAATAAACTATTTAAATTATAAATATATAAATTTATAGTAAATAGATTATTAAACTATATTATAATAAAAAAATCAACCTACACTATTATCATATAATATTAAAATATAACCTATAATCAACCTACAACAACATTTTAGAGCATAAAAGTATACTAATTTTAAATTTATTTTTTTATTTGAAAACAATTAAAAAAATAAACATTTATAAATATGGATTATTATAAACCCGTTCTATTTTACATTTTGGAGATATTTTAAAACTTTCTATTCGACTTGTTTTTGGTACAATTTGTAAAACACATTTTGATTTTTTACCATAAAGAGAATCAACACAACCATTCTCTATTGATTTATGTTTAGGCTTGTTTTTATCAACTAAACATCTGGATCTAAAATGTTCATATCTGATTTTAATGTCGTCGAAAGTTAGATTTGATTTTTTACCCAACATTTTATTAACCTCTTCATGTAGATTATATATGGCTCTGGAAAATGTGGCTCTGTTTTTCATAGATCCGCGTTTAAAACCAATTTTTTTAAGATTGTTTTTGAAATTTTCTCTACAATATTTACAGGGTAACACGTTTTTTAGCGATAAGATATAGTTATAATAATTATCCTTATCTTCTTTTAGGGGGTTAACTGGGTAATTGAAACTTATTGTATGGATCGAATGCCACATACTGGGTCCCCATACAGATGTTAACATTCCATCCCCACTCGAAAAATCAGACTCTTTAAAAATTTGGTTGTTCATATATTATTGTTAGAAATTATTTAGACTCTTTATTTAAATTTTAGAAGTTCTAAATAATTATATTGTTATATAATAGATGAAAAATGATTTGGGCGTAAATTCGTATTACTTAGGGGCAACGGCTGGGAAGTCTAAATCGGAGAAAGTGGGTTCTGTGGAAATCATCACGGAACATGGTAATGGAACGTTTGAGGATACCGATTTAGACAATGGAACTATATATGGGTTTAAAGTGGGTAAACATTTACCTGAACTTATAGGTATTGGGAGCTGTGTTAGACTAGAGATTGAATACCAGCAGATAGGGGATTATAAACATTCTGCTGGTTTTTTGGGGGTCGAGAACGGTGCTGCGCAAGTAGAGGGGGAACGCAGATATAGATACTAAGAGTTTATTTATTAATGCCTTATATGACTGTCCGGGTATCAAGTGGAAGAATTTCCCAACATTTTATCTAGGAGTTGGAATAGGAGTCTCAGAGAATACAATGGGGGAGAAAGTGATTTACGTAGCTGAGGACAGACTAAAAATAAAGAGTAATACTGAGAAGAGCATTGCCTATAAATTATTAGCAGGGAAATTGTTTGAATTATCGGAAACTGTATGCCTCGATGTTAATTATCAATATACTAATTTGGGTAAATTAAAGGGAGGTGACGTTCTTGATGTGTTTGACGCTGATGACGTTCTTGAGGAATCGGAATTGGTAACAAAACCATTCGAGGCTCGTATAAAATCCCACGGATTCAACGGCGGACTGCTATTTAAATTTTAATAATGTCCTAAATCGCTATTTTCTCAACAACCGCAACCCAATTCCCCCAATCCCAATAAATATTTTCTATCTTTATATTTTCTACACCATTAAATAGATTTCTAAATGCAAGTTCCGTAAATATATAATAATACCGCTTCTCATTTATCGAACCATCATTTGTTTTAAAATCTACTAAATTATCACCCTCGGTAAATTTCCTGCTACTATTTTTAGGTTGTTTTAAAGCCCATACCTGTATCATAGCCTTCCCACCTATATTTAAAACTCTAATTAATTCTTTTATAGATTCTTTTCTACCATGATCGGTTGATAGATGATGAATAACCGCTATACTCAGAACAACATCTACACTATTATCTTTTAATGACAAACATTTATTATTAATAATAAATGTTTCTATATTTAAATCTCTTGTAATTTTACAAAATTCTGGACATAAATCTACTCCTATATTAAAACAATCTGTTCTATAATTTAAATTTTTCCCATTGCCACAACCCACCTCTAAAATAATGCTGTTCTTAGAGACATGGTCTAAAAATTGCTTGACGCTGGGCCATATATACGCCCTTGTCCTGCTAAAACTTGGAGCAATTTTATTATATGTATCATACACAAATTGTTTTTCAATAGGGTTCATTTTAAAAAATAATAATGTGGTTCTTAATTTATCAAATTATTATTTTAATCAGTATTAGGTCGCAGGGTTGCCGACCAAATTATCCAAGATAGTGTTGATTTTGCGGCCATACTTAGAAATATATAATTTTTTTCTAGTTTATAAAAATCATCTGGGTCTAACATTCCCTCTGATTCGGGTGGTAAAGTTCGTAATGGTTTTAAGTAATTAAAATACATGTTTGCTGGGAAAAGTAAATATAACCCGCGTAATGCATAAATTAAAATTGTTATAGCACTTTTAATTTTGGTATCAAAAATCTCCCATACCTTTTCAGCATTTGTATATTTAACTCCGTCTTCTTTACTGGCTGAATATTCATCTGGGGCATTTTCTGCTAGTCGATCTATAAACTGTTCTTTTGTAATATTTTTAATTCCCTCTTTATATTTATAGCTTAAAAATATCCACGGCCATCCATTTGTAAATATACCCGCACGAAATAGTATTGTTCGTAAATTTTCTTTGTCCCTATCTTTAATCGACTCAATTCCCAGACCAAAAATATTTGTCACAGCGATTAGTATAGTTAATGGAACAATTTCTTCCATATAATCTATCATTGATAATCCAAAAAGTGAAAACATCATTATAGAGGATGTTATTGAATATTCCAGCCATCGCTGAATATTTATCTGATTATCTATATACTCTCTATATTTATCTTTTCTAAATGATATAAAAGAATAATGAGACAATGATGTTAAAAAACTAAATAAAGCGATGGAATAACCAAGTGAATAATTTTTAATCCATATGCTTTTACCTGGGGTAGATGTTCTTGGATATTTATATTTATATATGTTTATTTTATAAGATTGTTTCTTTACATCCTTATTTTTATCTTTATTTAAAGTCCCGAGAAGTTGAACAATACCATTAAAAAGTTGTATTTGAGCAGCTCTTTTATTATAGTGTTGTAATTTTAGATATTTTTCTTCACTTAATTTTTTTTTTTCTACATTGCTTTGTTCTGTATTAGATTTTCTTACATTCAGTTTATTTTTATAACGTTTTAAAAATTTAACCTTATCTTTTCTTTTATCTATTTCTTCGGAAATAATAAATAAACCAAACACTCCTAACTCTTTTTTATATTTCATTCGATATATATATAAATATTTTAAATATCAAAAACAGTATTATTTCTAGCCACTTCATTTTGGATTAAAGGAAGAGCCACATCCACAAGAACTAGCAGCCGCAGGGTTCTCAAATTTAAATGTTTTCCCCATTATATCTTCCTGCCAATCTATTTTAATTCCTAGGACATAGAATAAACTTTGATCACAAATCTCGATGTCTAATCCATCTTTAGTATAAACATTCTTAGGATTTTCTATATTTTTTATAGGCGTAAATCTATATTCAAATCCATTACACCCTCCACTTCTAAGATCAAATAAGATTGCTTTATTGCTTGTTCCTTTTAAAATTTTAGATAATTGATTTATTGCGGTAGATGTAACATTAATTAAACCTTTATTCATATTATAATGATATATTTTATTTTATCAAAAGTAATGAATTGTATCAAATTTTTAATAGTATATCTTTATAGTACTCTTTTATCACCTATAATTTTATTAATTATCCAACCATCGCTACATTTAATTACAACGAGTAGTTTATTTAATATAAATTGCTATAATTATTTAATTATAGCGCTGGGTATTCGCCCAACGATAATTAAAGATGAACCACTGATTGATTCTGGATTTATTCTAGCAAACCATAGATGTTGGGTAGATTTTGCTTATGATCCCTATTTTACAAACGCATCCATTTTAGGCAGAAAAATAGCTTTTTATGCCGTGTATATGTTCTATATTCTTGGGTGTATTAGTAATCGAATGATTTTGTTTACACGTGGAAATTCAAGCCGTAAACAAATATATGATTTAATGGATAATAATATAAATAATTATCAAAATGGACGGGTTGTTTTTTACCCCGAAGGAACTAGGCAAAACTATTTACACTTAAATAATAAAGATGATCTATGTGATAAACTTAAAAAAGGCTTGTTAAAAGAAATATATATGCGCAATCAATATCCGGTGCAATTATTTATTAGTTCCAATAAAGAATTGGCAATGAATGAAAAACAATTATTTATTAATTATGGAATGAATATTAAATCAATATTAAGCAAATCAATACATCCTAAAGATTATCCAAATTTTGAGATGTTTTTAGATGAAATTTGTATCGTTTGGTATGATGCTTGGACACGTGCCTATACCGATTCTTAAATAACCATTAATAAACAAGGATTAATAATTCCATTATTATAAATTAAAATATTATAATAAATATATGTATTCGAAAATAATAAATCCTAAAACAAATAGATATGTAAATATTAATAGCAAACTAGGGAAATCTATTTTAAAAAAATATATAGGTGGGTCCATTAAATTGAAATATGACCCCACCCCTAAATTAGATTTTTTAAAAAAGATACCTTCAGAAGATAAACATTTGCCACATTATATTGAAAACTCAAAATGTAAACCAATTAGGTATAAATTGGGGTATAATATTCAAACAGGTGATATTAGATCGACTTTAACATTATTAGATAATATTAGGCTATTTTACAACAATGTGTTTAATATTCGTAAAAATGTGGTTGATCGTAAAACAGGCAGTAAAGACTACGTATATGATAATGCTACACGGTGTCATATATTCTTAAACAAAGATACCGAAACACCCGAAAAATTTAAACAGAAAATTGATGGATTTCGCCGCAGTTCTGAAAAATTATTAGTAGATTTACGTGCAAAAATTAATAAAATAAATCATGAAATTTTTGATCCCATTAAAACAATAAATAGTATATCAACGCAACCTCAATGGCAGACCGAACCTATAACTATGTATATTAAATCTATAGATTTAAAAAATTTAATTATTAACATTGAACAACAATGTAAACTAATCATCGAGACTCTTGAGCGTAATGTTAAACAACTTCTGGATAGTGTAGCAGAAATAGAAACGATATTAGAAAAATTATTTAATTTTTCTTGGACGCAGGGTGACAGTAAAGAAACTTTAATAGGAATGTTTTATCAATTGAATAATAATATAGATCGAGAATTCCAAACGTTTCGTGAAGCAACGTATTCCTATGCGAATACATTAAATGAAGACTTCATTATAGAGAACCTTTCCATCTATATGGAAAATTTAAAAGATATCAGTGTTAATAAATTATCCGTTGAACAGGTTGTGAAAATATTAGATTTATAAATAGAAATTATTTTATTTTACTATATTATACTATAGTATTATGTATAATAAAATAATTAATCCAGTAACAGGTAAAAAAGTTAACACTAATAGTAAACTTGGACGTAAACTAGTAAATATATATGGGGGGTCAAGTTTAGAAACGGATGTGAAAAATCCCCATTATATAAAAAATGGTGCGTGTCTTCAAATTACGCATAAATATACACCTCTTATAAAATCAGGCAATAATAATCTCATCCAAACACTTCCCGAAAAAATACATTTGTTTTATGATTATGTTTTTCATATCAGAAAGGGATTGGTAAATAAACACAATTCTGAAATAGATTATGTATTTGATAATAAAATACGTTGTAATTTATTTGTTAATAAGGATATCGAAACTCCCGAAAAATTTAATAGAAAATTAAATACTTTTAAAACTGATCTAGCCGAATCTATTAAAGATTTAACTATCTTAAAACATGATATAAATGAAAAGATTTTAGATAAAATACACGGTCTTGAAACGATCACAAATGGATATCAATGGGTTAAGGCTGGTCACTCGGTATATGCTATGCATAATGAAATAGAGGGTTATTTTGAATTGGTAAAAGAACATTGTTATGAAATAGAAAATTATACGGACGATATGGTTGCAAATTTAAATGATCTCGAAAATACGGTCGAACATAAATTTAAAGTTCTTTTTAATTTCTCGTGGCAACATAATAGTCCAATAGTTCTAATGAAATTATTTTACGATACTATCAAACTAATAGATACTTACTATAAAAATACAGATGTGGAAGAATTTATCCAAACACAAAATATAGATTTATTTTTTAATGAAGACAACTATGCTGATATGGTATCGATGCATATAGCTGATATAGAAACTATAGAAAAGAATGACCTAACTATAGAACAGATAATGGAATTATAAATTTGATTTGTATTTGAAATCCATCGATATTATTTTAAAAATGTTTTCTCTTGTTTATTACCAATGTTTGTATCGCATTGAAAGCGAAAAACAAAAATTAAAGGAACTGGCAAAATTATCATATTCGGTTAGTTCGTCCACTAAATAGAAGTTTTATTAATACTGGAATCTAAACGATAATTTCCATAACGTAATTCATCTATATTGATACTTTCGTTTAATGTATTTGGTAATAAGGTATCTGCCAATAAGGTATCTGTCAATAAGGTATCTGCCAATAAGGTATCTGCCAATAAGGTATCTGCCAGTATATGGTCATGGAGTTTTTCTAATTCAACAATTTTAAGAACAGATGATTCCTCGGGAGTATCATAGAGATTTATTAGATTAATAACATCACTTTTTTTTATAGGATTAATATGTTTTTTAAATTTAATTTCATACGCACCTTCTGGTTCTAATATGCCTATTTTTGCCGTTTTATCCGCCCATAGTCTTATCTGAGGATTAATTGAAGTGCTCATAACAACCATAGCACCCCCACGTAATTGACTGTTTGGGGCTAAATAGGCGTAAATAGGATGCTTGTATAAACGAAGTTCGTCAACGATCATGCTACCATATTTTAATATCTCATTAAACATATCCCCAGAACCACCTGAAAACCCCCTCCAATTCATCCATATAATTAAGGGCAATCCCTCTCTACTAGAATCTCGGATGGTTTGTGCCATTTTATAACTTGAATCGGGATAAAGAACATTGGCACCCCGTTTTAAAACAACTCTAGAACTCTCTCTATTCTCAATATCAGCAGGAATAACTGTTTCGCTCATCGTATCTCGACTTCCTATTACACTAAATGATTTATTATTTATTTTACACCGTCCCGTAATTAATGATTTCCCCCAATCACTCATTGTTTCCAAAAATACCCCTCCATCAACTATTTTCTCTAATCCATTAAAACAATCTGCTGTTATTAAATAATTATTTAATAATTGGGGTATAGGATTACTTGTTAAATACGACATCCATAGTTTTATTAAATCAGCTGCTTCTCCATCATTCGATACACCTAGCTGACTAATACCATTTTTACCCATTATTGCATAGTCACCTAATTGGTCGTTTGTATTATATACATCTTTACCTAGAAGTTTATTAAGAGCCCTGTATCCAGTTAAAAGCATTGGGGAATTGTGTTTTTTTTGTATTACACGATGACTCAAACGCGCCAAATAAGCCCCTATACCAACTGAAACACCATACACATACGTCATTGTAAAAATTGTGTCATATGCTAATGAGGTTTCGCTGGCAATATTCGCACATCCGTCGAGTGTTAAAATGGAGTTATTTTTTATCTTTTGTATTTTATATAGATTACCTTTATCCGCTTGCTTACCCACTTGCGTAGATACAAGCGTAATTTCGCTCTTCCATTTTTCATAATTACTTTTATGGATGAATACTTCGTCATTTTTAAATATAAGATCGTTAACTATATCTGTATTATAGTTTAAGTAAGCTCCGAAAGTATTACATAGATAAATTCTTGGGATTAAATTAATTCTAGAATAATAGGACGCATTATAAAAAGCATCTTGTTCCTGTTTAGTAAATCCACATTTATTGTAATTTTTATGGTGACAAATTACAGTTAATGTAATGGTACCCTCCAAAACCAGTCCAATAACCCCACATTCTCTTTCTTTACAGTTAAATATTTCTTCATACAGCGTATTTTGAAATTCCCTTTTTGTCCAAGTCTTTTCTATCATAGGTTTATTTTTATACAAAAGATGGACTGTATTATAACCAATCCTGTCTAAAAACGCCACAAGTTCAAATGATTTTTTACGAGGTATAATAGACTTTTCTGATTTTATAGGGGGTTCCTTAGTATATAAATCGGTTGGAATCTTATTAAAAATATTTTTATATAGTTGCTTTTTGGATATAATATCTTGTTCATCGTTTAAATCGGTGGTATCATATTTTCCTATACGATCTCCTTCTTTAATAGTTTCACCAACCAATAATGTGCTCATATTTATCTTGGAATCCCTTTCACTATTTATAGAAAAAATGATTTTCATAGACTCTATTTCAATGATAGGCTGGTCTTTAGTGTAAAAAAGCGATGGAAAAATAGTTGTTATTCTCCCAGTAATAGGCGATGTGATTATTGCGGGGTCTTTTGACTTGTAAAAACGGTAAAAATTCATACCCACATTTAAATTAAAAGTGGAATAATCATCCGAAGGCGACTGTATTTGTGTCCGATATAATTTATTATTTAATTTTAAAAATAACACATTTTTAGAATGGGGGTATAATTCACATTTTATCGAACAGCGTTCCCCTTGTTCCCCTTGTTCCCCTTGTTCCCCTTGTTCCCCTTGTCCCCCTTGTCCCTTTCCCCCTCCACCTTCTTCCTTATAGAAAAGTATCAGTTCACAGGTATACCAATTATCCGATTGATTTTGGGTGTATAATTCTCCATTAAATAAAACCAAACATCCATTAACCTTTAGTGCTAAAGATATCTTTGATTTAGTATCTTTTTCAATGTTATGACCATTTTTAACCCATTTATCATATTCATTATTATAGAGAAGTTGTCTGTACCAACCCTGATTTATCATACCTAATATCCAATATATAGATTCGATTGATTCTGATTTAAACATCGAAACTTCTGTTTCTGGTTTAAACATTGAATAATGTATCCAATTCGTTGTGTGCTTATTATTTTTAAATGTATCCGTATTAATAATTTTTCTTAAAAATAATAGACTGTTGCTAACATCACTGTCTATAATAATCTGTTTAATAAATCTGCTCATTCGTTTTATAGCGTCTGCCCTCGTTGCCCCTACAGTAAAAAGATGCCCAAACTGAGCATCGACACTATTAATTATTTTCCCACCATTGTGTATAGATATATAGGACCATGAATCAACAACATCTGGTATTTCAATATTTTGCAATGTCCCCACGGATGGTTTGAAATTTTCTTCCACATTTTCAGCATTAAGGCGAACTGCCAAAACGTGTTTCAATGGCTTATCAAAGTAGGTGTTTGTCTCACTGTTAAAATCAGATGGAAATATTTGGTCTAATCTTAATTTTTCACACGTAATTTTATACAATATGGCAGGTAGATTTATGTTTAACAACAATTCGGTAACAATATGCTCTACTTGAAGCCTGGGGTTTATTTCTAAAAATGTTAGTTTATTATTTTTAGGGATGTATAAAAATTCGGCTGTTCCCAAACCAATGTAATTTACCGATTCGGCCATTTTAACCGCACTATCTTCGCACAATTTAATAATGCTGGGTGGGGCAACGGTAATTGGACCTTCTTCGATTAATTTTTGATTTCGGCGTTGAACAGAACAATCTCTTCCAAATAAATGAACTGTTTTATAACCATCGCCAACCAATTGCACTTCAATATGATGGCATTCTTCCATCAATTCCATAACAAATATTTTAGCAGTGGCGTTATCTCTACCCATTTCATTAATAATTTGGTTATAGTTTTTCTCGATCATATCTTTATCTAAACTATTTATTATTCGAATTCCCTTCCCACCTCCTCCATCAGCCTCTTTTATCATGCATGGAATACCAATTTTGTGCACGGCTAATATAACCGAATCTATGGTTGTTAATGGTTCAGAACCACTCCATTTAACTAGAGGGACATTATTTTTATGAGCTAATAACATCGAGTTTATTTTGTTTCCAAGAAGATCAATTGTATTCGAACTAGGTCCCATAAATATTATATTATGTTCTTCTAATCTTTTAACAAAATCAGATCTTTCAGACAAATAGCCCCACCCAGGAAAAACCGCATTAATATTATTTTTAAGACACAGCGCAATAATTTTTTCAATATTCATATATATATCGTTGTCGGTAAATAAAATCTGGTCTAATTGACTTATATATCTATAATCAGAAGTAATATCATCTGGAGTTGCTACACCAATCAATTTTAATTCGTCTGCGGGGTATACATCTCTAATAGATAAAATAAATTTAACCGCACTTAACCCCCTATTAATAATTAATAGATTTTGCATATAAATATACTATTGTATTGTTTTTAAATTATTTATTAAGAGTTTTATATTAATTATTTAAAATACGTGCTTTGTATATATTTCCAACTAATTGTAAACACAATTCCTTGAAGACCATTTGTAATAACTCTAGTTTTTAAACCCCGTCCTAATAACCCAATAACACCATCTTTTTTAATGATTTCCTTAGTAACGCCCAAATAAGATATACTGCTTTGATATGTTTGTTTCGTCGTTTTAATAACTCTAAATGAATTAGAACAACAATCTGAAATAACAGCCGCGTTAAAACCAATAAACCCATTCCTTAAAAATGTTTTGTATGTTTCATCATATTTGGGCAGGTTTTCATTTAAAATATTGTATGTTAAAAACCACGGATAATGCCCTACAAATGTAGCAGTCATAGAAGCAAGTGTTCCATGATACAACACTCTATAACCACTTTCATTAATTTTATTTTTAAGCAAATTGACCCCTGATTTACCTTCTACTTGTAATGTTGTTTTCAAAGAATCGATAGGCATTAAAAATACTCTCCAAGATGCTGCTAACGACGACCCAGCCAAGGTTTTTAGTTGGGTTGACATATTTGAATCGTCGAATTTATTCATCGTATATTCGTTGGCGGCAATGTCCCCAAATCGAGCCAAAGGTCCAATAAAAAGAGCTGGTAAATACCCTCTGTAAAATCGGATTATTCCACCATTACTATATAAAGATTTTATAGTCCCCATAGTTGTCCCGCCATATCGATACTGATTATTCATTGTGGTTCGCAACCACATTAAAGATGTGACTTGTATGCCCATTGCAGTAGCCCCACTAATTCCTCCATTTATTGCTTTAGTAAATGATTTATTTAAAATTTCATTATTCATATAAAGTTTATAATAATTAAACTTTATATCTATAGCATAATACATAAAAATAATATTTATCTATAGTATAATACATAAAAATAATATTTATCTATAGTATAATAATATAGATATAAATGTTTATAACAAATCCACTAACAAATAAAAAAATAATAATAACAAGTTCATTGGGTAAATCAGTCTTAAACAATTATATTAATCATAAAGGTGGTTCCATTCGATCAAAAAAAATAGATATTAAGGCTCTTTGGGAATGGGAAGAAGATGAACTGGACGATTTAAATGATACACTTACACATTTTAGTGAAAGCACACTCCCTCCTAAAATAAAAATAGACTATCCATTAACATTAAAAGGCGTATATACCTATATGGGCGGGGGTGGAGGTGGCGCTATTTACCTCTCAGACACATCTCTGGTTGTAAAGGTCCTTTTCTCTTCTTCAATGGGAGAGAAAGAAAGTCGCCTCCAATTAAAAGCTGGAGATATATCACCCAAAGTACATATAAATATAGAATTAAGTAAACTAGAAAATGAACACATTTTATTGGACACAATATGCTTGAATATTGGGAAGGCAGTGCTGATGTGAATTCTAAAATACAGGAATTATCCGTTTATAACAATGAACCAGTATACATAATTGTTATGGATTATTTAGATATCCCTGATTGGATACCATTATCAAAAGTGACCGAAATAGACTCTAAATCTATTTATGCATTATTACATGATCTGGTCTATAATAAGGGCATCTACAATACATTAGATTTAGTAGGTTATACAGGAGATCATATTTTTTATAATACTGACCTAAAGTCATATAAAATTATAGATTATGGGGCGTTTATGGAAGTTAAAAAAACAGATGATAAAGATAAATTAATAGAAACAATGTGGGAAAATATTAATAATAAACTCAAATTATAATTCCCATAATAAAATGTTGTTGAACTTGACTATAGATATTAATAGTTGAACGAGATATTTGCTAGACTAACATCAGGTGTAATATTTATAGTATTCGCGTCCCGCACACCAACTTCTAAAAATGAAACATCTTCTACAGATACCCGTCCCTCATCCAATGGAAAATATGAACCATATCCATAAGTTATACATTTTATTAATGTATTAGAGATCCCTCCCCCAGCTAGTTGATTTGCTGGACAATAATTCATTAAAACATATAGTTTGGGTTCCAAGTCTAATGTTTTATACAATCTATATTTAAAATAATCGTAATCATTGTTAATATCATATGATATTTGGTTAATAAATATCCAACTGGTATTTGTTTTATTTTTTTCCATCTTATTTATCCAATTATTATATTGTTCGGGTGTTATGTAGAGTGGTATGCTGTCATTAATGTATAAACTCATTCTATTTATAATTATATATCTTTATAATTATAAATAATTATAAATATCTTTAACTTATTTTATTCTATATGTATATATATGAATGTTTATAACTATATTTATAATCCTATTACAAATAAATATATAACGATTACACATCCAAGTGGTATAAATACATTACAACATTATATAAATAAATTAGGGGGTAGTGTGAAACCGGTTGAAAACCTGGTTGAAATCCCAGTTGAAAAAGTACATTTATTGGAAACGCGTATAATAAGGGATATGCCCGTTGAGTTTATATTTTATAATCCATATTATATAGATAGTTGGAAAAAGAACTATATTGATTTAGTTGAGAATGATATAGTGATAGAAGGAGATAGCAAGTATTTAAAATGGGTTTTAATATTAGATGATACTAACCATATTCAATTAATTAGACGTACTATTATTCCTAGTACTATTAATCCTAATGAAGGAAAGATAGACCTAACTAAAAAAAGATTTATGTTGAGCAACCATTTTAAAAAATTTTTAAAATGGTTTGATTTACCTAAACATATTGAACAAAATGACCCTTTAGTTACCGAAATTTTGATAAAATCTACACCCATTTTAAAAACATTTACTGGACGTGCTACACTATGGGATATTACGAATTCATTGAGACAAACTACGTGGGATAATTATGTCTCTATTATTTCTATAGAAAATAAACCAGTAGGTATGTGTGTGTCCGAAAAACTTCAGGAAGAAGAACTTAAGTTATTTTTTTCATCACAAATGATTCCAAATAAATTATATAATATGTATATAGCACGTGTTGATATACATCCTAATTATAGAGGTAGGGGATTATGTAAACCATTGGTGTCTTACATGGTAAAACAACTAAAACGATTAGGTTATAAGTTTCTATTTATTAATAATGGTTCGGTTACTTTGGATGGTATTCCTGCGTGTCTTTGTTACTATAAAGCGGGAATCATTAATGACTATACGATGCACTATAAAAATGATACAGATCCTAGTTTTACTCCTATGGTAGAAGAAGATTGCAAATTGGAAGGTGATAAACTTCCTAGAGATTATTACTATTCTTTGTAATAATCTCATTTAATAAAATTTATGGAGCGACGATTTATATCTTTATATAACTCTTCTAATGTATAGTTACTCTGCTCAATCCGATCCATTTCTTCTTTTATTATATCTTGATTTATCCATTTTATATAGTTGCCATATAAGCCTCTATCAATTAACTTTGATTCTCCAAATATTTCAATAATTCCCTGTTCTAATCTCCAATTTGGAAGAATACTATCTAAAAAACTTTCTCTTTCAGTATCCGTGCCTGTTTTATATTCCGGTTTAATCTTCCCAGTGCGTGCGTGTTTATCACCCTTAACTTTCCATATAAATCGTTGTCCTTTATAATTATCTACCACATAGACAATCCCCTCACCAATCCCAGTTGCTCCTAATGATTTGGCGACTGGATCTTCATTTTCGACCTCATCCAATTGAATTTTCATTAAATCATTCGCTTCATCTATTCGATTTAAATCAATTTTAATCGAATAAGTTTTAAAATTATATAAATTATAGATAGGATTACAGGGCTTTAATTGTGATACCATTTCGGGAGATAACCAATAATCATTTCCACCCTGCTGTTTTATATGAATACCAAACATATAAAATGCTCTTGGTAATTCGGATATGGCAACTTTTTGCTGAATACCCTTTCCAGCCCACTCTCCGAATATCGTAATATATTCTAACAAAGTTATGACCTCTTCACTAAGTATTGATTTAATTTTCTCTACAAGGTCCATACAACCTATAATATTTTCATGCATAAATTGCGCAAATCCATAATTATCATTGTCAATGCTTATAATACCACTTTTTTTTTGAGGATTTATAGCATTAGTAGTATTATTGTATAAAATAGATGCATTTGTTCCGTGTAATTTGACTGTCCCGATTGCGTATAATTTAGGTAATAGCGGTTCTTTACATATTTTTTCCACATCTCGAACAATTTGTCGGAGTGCGTTGATGCTTGGCATTTTGTTGGATTCCATAGTGTTGTTAATGTATAGATTTAAATAAGTATTATCAAATTTTTTTTTTATTGAATACGTTTCCAATCAAGTATAAAGAGCTACGGGTATTAAACAATAACCTATACAAAAAATAAATTAGCACCAAAATCAGAATAGAAAACTTATTTTAATATCTAATTATCGTCCAAACTATATAAAAGTTTGCCAACCCAAATAATATCATCTAAACTAATATTATCTTCTCTTTCTTCTTCTCTACCATAAAGATCCATTAACCAATCAATATATATATTGCTTGGTTCTATATCCAGTCTGATATTTTTAACAACGATACTTGGTTCTATATCCAGTCTGATATTTTCAATAATGACCCTTGCTTCGGCAATTTTATTAATCATTTCATCTGATTCCACCACCAGTTCCACATCTTGGTTTAATGATTCAACTGATTCCCCAACTAGTTCCACAACTTGGTTTACTGATCCACGCGATTCCACCACTTGTTCCACATCTTGGTTTACTGAACCACACAATTCCCCAACCAGTTCCACATCTTGGATTACCGATCCTTCTATCCCAATTTCATTTTCGTCTACTAAACAGGTTTCTTGTCTATATATAATATTTTCATTAACGGGTTCTTCAATATCACTTAGCAATTCAAGATTTACAACCTTTTGCGATAACAATTCTTTACCAATTTTCTGAGCACTGTTTATATTCGGTTTCATTATATGCTCTAATATGGGTTTCATTATAGGAGGTTGAGATAATTCGGTATTAATATTCATAAAAGGTGAAGCATACATTGGAATTGTTGATGGATAGTTTTGTGTATGCGCGGGATAACTATTAGGAGATTGTAAATTACTATTGATATGTTGTTTAATTTGATCCAACGCTTTATTATCAGTCATTTTATATTATAATAAATTTCAAAGAAGTCTTCAAATTTATTATAATATTATTTATCTAAACATAAATAATATTTGCGATAATAATACCAATCCTATCCAAATGTTTGGTATAAACACAGTTTTTTAATACTGGGGCATTAATACGCCGTCTACATAATGGACACAAGGGTTTTTTATTGTGTTTTTTTATATTAGTCATACATTCAGAACAGAGTGTATGATTACATTTTGTAGCAGTATTAGATGGGTCTAAACATACAATGCACTCGACATCATTAGATTCATTTTCCTTTAAATCATTGCAGCAGTTTATTGTCCCATTCTTTAAATAGCACTCCAAATGCGTATATTTATCACAACACGTTAGTTGGTAATCTGTTAAGCATTTTTTACAAAATACACAATTTTTAAAATTACTCATTACACGCCTATGTTTAATTATACCAAATTTATGTATTTGAATATCGTATAAATAATCCCTTGATGTGCTGGTTCGAGCTTTATACACAACACACTCCCCCTTTTTTAATAGAAAACTAAACTCTTTTTCTTGAAATATTACATTTACGCCATATTTTTTATATAATTTTTTAACAATTGGTGACAGTATTTTATCATAGTCCATTATTTAATACAATAAAATAATTATTATTTTCAAATTTATTATATTAGTAATATTCCAATTAGTCTCCAACACTTATAATAAATATTGGATTAGCATCAGTGGTATATTGGGATTCCAAGCAACTTATCCTTAAGAAAGACTGTATAAGGCCATATAATTCATCCATCTTATTTCATTTTTATTATAATCATTATCCCCGCTTATCCTTTTAACATATTCATACAAAGCCTTTTCAAAATAATCTCTCATACTGTATATTTATATAAAACTTTATTTTTAATTAGTTTTATTTTAAATATAAATAAACAAAAAATGGTCCTACATACATTTAGAACACTTCCTATAGTCACTTTTAACAAAAACATCTGATATTAAAAAACACCTATATTAAATTTAAATTGATTTGATTTAAAAATTATTTCAATTTAAATAATAATGGCAGGAATAAATAGAAATCAATCTATTAATGAAACAAACACTATTATAGAGCAGCCTAGGGCAACACGTTGGAATAAAACTACGAAATTAAATGATCTTGGAACAAAAAAATTAAAATGTGTGTATCTCGCTACATGCGGTAATATAGCTTACTATTGTGATGAAGCATATATGAATGAAGAATGTTATTGTTTTGGACACGATATATGTGCTTGTTATGAAGGGTGTTATTGTTGCGCCTGTAACTCAATATGTGGGTCCCCTATTTTTCAATGGGTTCATTGTATGCGAGACTGGGTTGGTGTAGATTACAATGATTTTTTCGCATACACTGAATACTCTAATTTAGAGGGAGAGGGCGGGGATAGGGAAGAAGGATAAAATTAACTTTTAATTCCATATTCCATATACAACACCAGTTTTATTACTAAATAACTTGCCTGGCTATATTCCGTTTTTATATATTTTAATTTTGGTAGATCATTTCCAGTATTTTTTTGTTTCCATTCCCTAACAACCTCTACTATTTTTAGTTGGATAGTTTCATTGTATCCCAATTTTTCCAGATATTCGGTTGTAAATGGATATTTTGCCACATATGCCCTAAATAAATAATTTTCTACAGTTGCTTTACTATAATTTAATAATGATGATATTTCCCGAATAGATTTATTTTCTTTATAATAGGAATCATATGTAAATTGTATTTTTGATTCCATTGTTTTTAATTTGCTTTCCCCCGAAGATTTGCTTTCCCCTAAGGAGTTGCTTTCTCCCGGAGATTTGCTATCACCAGGAGATTTGCTATCACCAGAAGATTTGCTTTTCCCCAAGGGTTTACTTTCCCCTAAAGATTTACTTTCTCCCAAAGACTTGCTTCCCCCAGAAGAATTCACCGAATGATTTGTAGGAATCTTATAAACTGGTGATTTAGTGCTATAATCGCTCTCTTTTATATGTTTTTTTACGTGTCCCAATAAATACAATGGGATGCGTTTAAATCTAGGATTACATGCATTCTTTTCAGGTTTATTTTTACATTGTTTGACTATTTCATCGAGGGTTTTTTTGCTTATATTTAATTCAGCATAAAGTTCGCTTTTACTTAATTGGATATAATCCCTATCATCCATTATACAGGGTATACATATATTTTCTCCATACCAAGTTTTGTAATTATTTTCTGCTTCACCATTTTCACATAATTTACACACTACATTATAGTTATTTTCAGTTTCTACAGTTTCCTTATAATTATATTTAGTAATTATAGTGGCATTTTCGGGCAAATCAAAGGTTGTCATACCAGAGCAACTATTTATATAATATGTTTTGTTGTTAGTCACATCTTTGTACCATTCATTTTGATTTTTACGAATGGATTCATAAAAGTGTTTAACAGTTTTATTAGAACGTATAGAAGCAACATCATAATTCTTAATATGTAAATATTTTGGATCCACTGCTCTAGATAACGCCACATAAGCTTGCCCATCATTGAATATATTTTCCCCTATATCTATACTTAAATATTGAATACCCATACCCTGTGATTTATGTATGGTTAATGCCCACGCCAAACAAATTGGATATTGTTCAATATAGAAACTAGGAAATTCCCACTGTTGTTTTGGCAAAGTATATGTTTTATTTTTAACTTCGACAACTGCTTGTCCACTACCATTTATACACTGAAATAATGCTTGCGTTCCATTTACTAAACCTAATTTAAAATCAATATTTTTATTAATAATAACCAATGCCCCCTTTTTAAGCATTAAATTATCGGTTATAGTGCTATCTTTGGGAAATTCAGCCATTTTAGAGGATGTTTTGTGTATCATTTTGGCTTTATTTGTTATCAGTTCTCCAGTTAATTCTGTTAATTTTTTAGTATTTAAATTATAAACATCGCGTTTATTGGGATATAGGTGTGTGTAATTATTAGTAAGGGGTGTCGTTTTATATTTTTCTAAATCGTTAATAATACTGGCATCGCAAGAACCCACACGAATCTTATTTAAAAATTCCAACAGATTATCGTCGGTTTGCCTGTATGAATTGTCTAAAATGATGCTATAATCAATCGCATCTTCCCAAATTTTACTTTCAAAACAGAACTTTAAACTCCCTGTATTATTTATAGGAGGTAATTGATAAAAATCTCCTATAAGCACTATATGAATTCCTCCAAATGATTCGGAAGATTGGCGAACATTTTTGGCGATTGAATCAATAAACTCAAACAGTTCGTTGCTAAGCATCGATACTTCGTCTATAATTAATGTTTTTGTATATAAATAATTATTTAATAGTTTATGGCTATTTTTAATGTTATTTACGTAGAGTTCAGGTTTCGATAGGTCTGTATCGCATTTAATTCCCGACCAACTATGTATTGTTATCCCATTTACATTTAAAGCGGAAATTCCAGTTGTAGATGTAATAACTAACTCTTGAGGATTATCATAGTCTTCTGAAAAAGACTTAATTAAAAAACTTTTCCCGGTCCCCGCACTGCCACTTATAAATAAATTATAACCCTGTTGAAACAGTAATTTAGATTGCTTTTGGTTTTTATTAAGCATGGTTAATGATAATAAAAAAATATATATTAAAATATCAAATTTTAATAATAAAATTTGATATATTTTATACTAATAATTAACCTATATAATTGTATAAAATAAATGAATGGAACTATAGAGATACTCACCCCCAAATATGACACAGCCGAAGTTCAAGGACTTCAAGGACTTATGCAAAAAATTACTATAGAAGGATTTGACCGTATTGGAAAAGTTTTTACTGGGGACCACGTTGAAATAGTAGATAATAAATGTAAATTAGTAAAAAGTAATATAAAATCGGTTACAATCCTCGGAATGCTCGAACTTTATTCCAAATATAAATACGCTCCAAATAAACGCGGTATAGAAAGATTTAAATGTGCCCCCATTTCTAAAAAATACCCCGAATTTTTAGTGGCAACACAGATTCGACGGAAATATACCCAGAATGTCCTCGTAACAATACGTTTTATAGAATGGAGTGATACGCTGCCTTATGCTGAATTGGTTCAAATTATAGGGTATCCTACACTACATAATCTCTATGAAGGGGTGCTTCATAAATTTAATTTAATAAAACCACGTATAAAACTCCCTAAAAAAACTTGGGAGACCCTTCCCAATAATACTAATACTAATGGATATTGTGATAAGAGGGACTTAGATGTATTTTCGATAGATCCAGAATCAACATTAGATATAGATGATGCGTTAAGTTTAGAAATAAATGACGATGGGTATAAAATTGGTATACATATTAGTGATGTTGTGGGAACTTTAGGAGAATTTAATCTGCTTCATTTATTGGATAATCTTTCTACAACGATATATGCTCCCCATAAAATACTAAATATGTTGCCTGAACAATTAAGTGAAAATCTATTGTCTCTTAGGAAAGGGGAGGAACGGAATGTTATTACACTTTGGTTAATGATAAAAGACAATTGTATCGTAAGCAGCAAGATTGAAAAAAATATTATTATAAACAAGCATCGTTTTACCTATGATAATTGTAATTCTTATAAAAACTATACTCTGTTATATAATTTGATAAAGGATTTACGGTATAGAGATTTAACATTTAGAGAGTTTGATTCGCATAAATTAATAGAAAAACTAATGATTATTTATAATTGCGAAATAAGCAATTATCTTATTACGCACGACTTAAAACCCATATTACGAAAACACGATTTAAAGTTACGACAACCAGATATAAAGTTGGAACAACTAGATATAAAGAGCAATACCGTATTACCATTGGAACTAGAAACCTTTATAAAAATAATTAATAATAAGGCGGCCATTTATACATATAAAGTAGGTAGTTATCATAATGGATTGGGTTTAACAAATTATGGGCATTGCACATCACCTATACGGCGTTATGTTGATTGTTATAATCAATATTTAATTCATGGATTAACTCATATAGAAGATATAGAAGATATAGAAGATAAAAAAGAATTAAATATAGATATAGATTTTATAAACAGTGAGGCAGCAATGATCAAAAAAGCCCAACGTATGTTTAACAAATTACAATTAAGCGACACTATTAGTAATGAGGGGGTCCATTTATTTAAGGGATATATTTATAACAGTCGTAATAATAAGATAGAAATATACTTTCCAACACAAAATATTACCATTAGTAAACGGCTCGTAGACCCCAAATTAAATGAATATTTAGTAGTAGAAAATAATATAATTATCCATTACCGAAATGATATTATCATTAAAAAATATAGAATGTTTGAGCTTTTGGATGTAGAAATATATGTTGTGGTAAATAAATCTAATCCTTACAATAAATTTATTATTACATTACAATAAATTTATCACTATTTGTCAAGATTCACGGCACTTCAATATTATTCTTTTACCAATACATAGTTTATTTTTTTGTTAAAGAACTCAGTCTGCTTAACCTACAAGATGAGGCAAAGCAAATGCCTTCGTTCAAACTTTCTAACTCTTTTACAAGTTTGCCCAGTTTTTGTTCATACACAATGGGGTTATTTTTTTTAAAATCCTTATCCTTAATTAGTTTATCAGCTTCTTCCCATTTTTTTTTAAACTTTATTTCATATCCTAAGCTAATTAGTGCTCCTACAGCCGAAATAATTCCCGCAATAGCCATTATAGACCCACCCGTCATATAATTTTTATCTATAGACGTAAGGGATTCTGGATTAATACTAATAACATTATTTTTAATATTTAGGTACCCATTATTAATTAATTCAGTAGCATATCCCAACCCATCTTTATATTTAGTTTTATCTTCGTTCGATAATTGTTTAAAACGGCGATTCATTTCGATGATAATAGATACGGCTTTTTTAAATTTAATATTGCCAGAACCTAGCTGATTTAAATAGGTTTTTAATACACTCTTTCCAACTTTTCCATTTATATTTATCCATCGATTTGTATTAGGATTTAAAATCTTACTGTACATTATTATATTATATTATAATAATTTAATAATAATAATTTAATAATAATAATAATTTAATTAAACATAGATTTTATAAATAAGTCATTAATGATAAAGTCTAACATATCATAATAAATCTAATTCTTATAATAAATTTATTATTATAATACAATAAATTTATTATTACTATATAATATGGATTATAAAGAACTTATTCTTTTAATAAGTGAAACTATAAAATCGAAACGAGATAGAAATTTTATTGTTGATAATATAGAAGTCATTTCCCAATCATTTCTTTATTTAAATAAAACAATTAAAAAGATAAATACTATTATTACTAATTCTGGAGATTATCTAACTAAACTTAATAAGATTCAACTTATGGGGTTTAATCCGAAAGAAACAATGAAACTAATAAATATAATGGGTATAAAGGGAATTGTTGGGGGGGCTCAACCAGGAGAACCTAGTAATTTAGGTGATCCTAGTAATCCAAGCAATTTAGGTAATCAGGGAAAATCCGATTCCATAGACAGTGTTGTTGATAGTCAAATAAATAAAATACCAAATTTGATGTTGGCAATTCCTAAAAATATAATAGATTTTCTATCGTCTGGTTTAGAAAATATCAGTCATTTATTCTTGGGTGATGGAAATCCCCAAGATTTTAAAGAACCTTTAGATATAATCTATATATTTCTTTTTATAACAGCATCTATACCTATTGTAGGTGCCTTATCTGATTTTATTACAATTTGTAGAGCATTTAAACAGAAAAAAGAGTTCTTAGCCATAATAACTGTTATTTCTAGGTTTTTATCTTTTTTTACATTAAATAGTCTAGATTTAGGGCTACTGTTTAAAATTTTTTATTCATTAGATAGTTATTCTTATCAACATTATTCTAAATTAAAAATAAAAAATAATATATAATATATATATATATAGAATGTATAATCATATTAAAACGAACAATCCGATAAAACCTTTTAAAATCCCAGTTATAGGGGTTTTAACAGTCCCATTGTCAAAAACATTTAAAAATCACGCTATTAAATCCTATTTATCAGATTCGTATGTCAAATGGATTGAAATGAGTGGGGCTAAGGTAGTCCCTATACCTTATTCTTGGTCTAAAAATAAAATCCTTAATACAGTTTCCCAATTAAATGGAGTTGTTTTTCCTGGAGGATCTGTAGATAGGGTAAAAAGCAAAGCATTTTTAAAATATATAGATTCTTTTAAAACTATTTTTAACTATGCTATGACGGAAAATGATCGAGATAATTATTATCCTCTATGGGCTACTTGTTTAGGATTTGAGTTTTTGTTATTAATGGTTTTAAATAATAATAAAGCTATACACGATAACTATGTTAATGAAATTTTAATCCAGACCGTTAAAGCCCGACACCAGCCAGTGCCATTAACATTACTGCCTGGTGCTTCTACAAATTCAATATTTAAAGGATTTAGCAATTCTGAACTAGAATTATTTAATACAGAGCCCGTTGTTTATATGAATCATGGCTTTGGATTTATATATGATAAATCATTATTAAAATGGATAACCCCTTATGTAGATATACTATCTATTAATTCGGATAGTGAGGGTGTAGATTATTTATCAACTATAAAATTTAAAAAATATCCATTTTATGGCACTCAGTGGCATCCTGAAAAAATAATGTTTGAATGGTTGGATAAATCTATACAGCATACAAAGAATTCGATGTATGTATCAAAGACTATGTCTAATATGTTTGTGGATGAATGTCGAAAAAATAAGAATGTTTTAAAGGATGAAGAATTATTGATCTATTATTATTCATTGTATTCGAGAACGGAGGTTTTAAACATAATTGATTCAAAACACAACACAAAACGCAATAAATCTGTTTTTGAACAAAGCTATTATTTTAATTAATTTATTCCATATTAATTAATTTATTCCATATTAATATATCTTTTTATACTAATATGGAATCTGGAAATATTAAAACAACCCTATCAACTATTTATAACACAATTTTTAAATCAGATACCGCAAAATCTATACAAAATTCATCTCATATGAGCGTGTTACATAATACTGGGAAAGCAATTAAAAACACAAACCGTGCATATGTGTTGTTCTTAACATTGGGAATAATTATTCTATCCATTTATTTTATAGTTATATTTAGAAGAATACCAAAGTGTTTATCTAAATTAAGCGTTTATAAACCACTTTTAAACCAACGACCTTTAGAAAGTTTCAATTTTATAAAAACTAAAAATTATAGGTTATGTGATTTTTACGTAGCTTCTTCTTACAAATCTTATTTACCATGCACAAATTATTATGATTATTCCAGTACGTGTGCGATAGAAACCGCTCTAATATATGGTGCTAGATATATAGACTTAGATATTTATAATAAGAATTTTGATCAATGTACCGATCCAATTGTATGTTATGGAAAAGAGGTAGGTAATTGGCATTATACCACGTCATTATCATTTGACCAATGTTGTAAGACTATCGCAGAAACTGCATTTTCTAACCGAGTTCCCTGCCCAACAGACCCCTTATTTATAAATATTAATCTTTTCGTAAATGAAAATATTACAACAATGAATAAAGTTGCCGATAGTATAAATTATCATTTTCACCATAAACTATTACCCTTAAAATATGGACGCCAAGGAATAAACCCAGACCCAAAACTAGGTATTAATTTAACGACTGTTCCTATTAGAGAACTTATAGGGCACGTGATAATTGTATCTAACAATCATTTTGAAGAATCGAATTTAGATGAATTGGTAAATATATCACCCAAAACTGTTGGAAATCTACGCGAATTACATTTTTCAGATGTGAAAAATAGCCACGATTCTGAAGAGTTAAAAGATTATAACCAGAAACATATGACGCGTATTAAACCAGATGAATTATTGAGAAATAAACAAAATTTTAATTATAACATACCTTGGTATTTTGGCTGTCAGTTTATTCTTATGGATTATTTTAAACCAGATGCCTATATGAAGAGTTATCTTCAACGATTTTCTAAATCATCCTTTGTATTAAAACCCTATAAATTACGCTACCATCCAACTTATATTAAAGCACCTGATAAGCAAATTAAGGCGGTTTCATTTGCTCCACAAAAGGTTACTACACCTTTTTACAGCATAACGTATTAGAATAAAATATCTATTATGATTTTATTCTAACATATAGTATTAAATAATAACATTGTTAAATAATATTATTATTTAATACTATATTTCTGTATTGCTTTTAAAAAATTAATGCCCGGTGTAAAAGAAACCAGCCGTTTCGTCTTAATACTTTCTACACATTTTTTTAAATCCATATCTCCATATGTTAATAAATAACAACATATTATAGCGGCTGAACGCTGTTTACCAGCATAACAGTGAACTAAAACACGATCATTATTCAATAAATGATTGTGTAATATAGGAATAATTTTGGGCAGATAGTCGTAAAATTTATCAATTTCAATCTCTTTTAAATTATCATCAACCGCTATACGATAATTTGTGGTATGATTGTGATAAAATGGTATGTTTTTAGAACAGTTTATAACAACATTAATATTATTTTCTATAAAAAAGGTGTTAGATTTAGCAATTAATATATTTCCTAACCATAGATTTGGAATTATTTCACAGACGGACATCACTTATTTATAATAATTATTTTATTTATAATAATTATTTCATTTATAATAATTATTTCATTTATAAATAATTATTTCATTTATAAATTATTATTTCTAATAATAATAATCTATATATAATAAATGTACGAATATTTTTATAATCTAATTGGATTATTTATAAAAAATCTATTTATTTTATTAGGACCCATATATATTAAAATAGGACAACTTTTATCATATGATTACCCTATATTAAAAAACCTCCAGACATTGCAAAATAAATGCCCCGATTTAAACTCGAATGAAATTATATACTTTCAAACGAAATACCCCCATCTCAGTATTAGCAGTAAATCAATTGCAGCTGGCAGTGTTTCCGTAGTCCATACTGGTTTACTAGATAATAAAATAGTTGCTATTAAAATCAAACGACCTAATATAGATATTAAAATTAAACGGAGTTTATGGTTAATATATATTTTTAAAGAACTTGTTACTATTATACCTTATTATAAATTTATAAATATTAAAAAGAAAATAGAATATGCTGTTAATCTATACCAAACTCATACCGATTTCCGTCAAGAACTCCTAAATTGGAAATTATTCAAAGTTAATAATGAAAATGCGGTTGATATTATTATACCTAATTTTTATGAAGACTATTGTGACGATGATATCCTGGTACAGGAGTATTTACCAGGATATAACATAGTTCAAGATAAATTTAATACGAAATCTCAAAATATAAAAATGGGTAATTTAATAATAGGGTGTTATTTTTCTGGAATATTAAACGGATTTGTGCATGGGGATCTGCATCCAGGTAATTTAGCCTGGAAGGATAATACCGTTATAATATACGATTTTGGGTTAATGATGGTTTTAGATAAGACGAAGAAAAATATGATTTTAGATGTGTTAAACAGTGTTTTTGAAAAGGATAGTAGAGCATTATTAGAACATTTTTTAAAGTATTTTATAGATATGAAATATGTTCCATCACAAGAAGCAAAAATTAAATTAATTAATAAATTTAATAGGGAGTTTTATCATAATGGTGGAAATTTATTTTGGGATATTAAGAACTTTTTGGAAAACAATGAGTTGGTTTTTAATAATAATATGATCGAATTAGAACTGAGTTTATTATCACTATTAACAACCTTGGCAAATTTATATTATTCTTTAGATGATGGATTAGAAGACTTTATTGAATCCTTTAATGAATCTATATTATAATCTATATTTTTTAGGTTGGAAATATTTTTGAAAATTAATAGACCAGGTAACATATCAAATGCTTTAGATATTATGCAATACATATCAACTATAATTTCTATTTTTGTCCCCCCGGTTACTGTTTTTTTTAATTTAATATAACTGTAACCATTCATTTTTTCGTCATCATATTCTAATAATTTGCCATAAATATGTATTATGTTTTTTGATTTTTCAAAATAAAAGATGTCCTTTCTACTTATTTTATTAATACAAATATTGGCACTCTTAAATGAAAAAATTGTTTCCAACCGCTGATAATTATCACCTTTTTCTAATAATTTAATATCTTTAATTAGATTTTTATTTGTATCAATAATTTTATCAACCGACCATATATAATCAAAAAAATACTCGGGTGACTCATTTAAAAACGAACTTATTTTGTAAAAATGTCGCCCTTTTTCAGTTTGGAATTTTTGGAATGTAATATCGTCTTTTGAATAGGTTTTTTCTATGTCCAAATCAAAATTTAACTTCTGGACCCAATCTTTTATTAAGTCTAACATATTATTATAATAATATATTTTAATTAAACAGAACTTACGGTTTTTGGGGTTTCATTATTATCCACTCTTAAATCCATTTTGTTGTTATTAGCAGTAGGAACTTTAGATGAGCTATACCTATTAGCCACACATATAATTAGTGGAATAATTAGTACAATAGCACAGAACACTAATTGTAGAATAAAACTCGCTAATCCGAATTTCCATAGATTACTTTCCCGTAGATCCGTACAATTCCCTATTTTATCATATAATTCTACACCGCCCCAACTTGCTAAACCAAGTTCAAGTAAAAATCCACAACATAGCGTAATAATTGCGTCTGAATCATCCATATTTTTAGCATTAGCTTTGTTTAAACTTAAAATAATTGCTACGAGAACGTAGGGCCATAAATTTGTATCTGATTCACAGTCGTTCCATACATTATAGTCTTGAACTAAATATAATATCCCAAAAACAACATAGCATATACACGCTACGGCTAAAGATAATCCAAATAATCCCCCAGAAAGTAGTATACAGCATTCAGAACGGTCTGATTTTTGATTGGTCATGATTGGTATATTGTTGAGAGAAAAATACTTATTTGAATCAAATTTAAATAATATTATTAAATCTGGATTAACAGGTATTGTAGATGTAGAAAATTATTATTCCTCATAAATTGTATTAAATTCACGGAAACACCTTCCCCGACATCGTTGAGCACCCTCCATAAAATACATTGTTAACACTATTCCAATTCCATAAAAAATCATATATATTATAAATATAGAAATAATTAATAATTTAATAAATTAATAATTTTATTTTTAATCTCATTCGGAGATAATACTGGACAATTCATAATTAAATCATAAAATAAGTTTATTAAATTGTCTTTTAACTTGGAATTTAATTGTTTTAACGAATCTAAACCTTCCAATGTGGTGTTATTAGGTATTTTATTCGTTTTATAAATCAGATTTTTACCAAATCTATAATTTCTAGAGTTTACCGAACAGCTCAAATATATATCTCCTATACCTGCTGGTTGATATAATTCGGATTTATTGATATCAAAAGTTTTATAAATATTATCTAAAAATTTAATTATAAACGATGCTTCAACATTCTTACCCATATCTAATTCATTAATTAATCCACACCCAATTGAAATTATATTTTTAAATATACCAAATAATTCGATACTTTTGGGACACAATGAAGTGTAAAGCAAACAATATTTAGTTTTAATTAATCTAGATATAATTTCACAGTTTTTTAATGAAAATGACGAAACTGTAAAAGAAGTATATTTTTCAGATATTAATTCATTTGCATAAGATGGTCCAGAAAGTAAAACATAATTTTTAACAGATTCGAATAAAAAATTCTCTCTAAATCCTTTACACGTAAATACAATTAAACTATTCGTAGATAAATATCGGTTATTTAATGCTAAAGTTGGAAGACAATAAAATAATATATCATAATTATTAAAATTACAATCATCTAATAATTCGGTATTTAAAGTGGCTTTAATTTTATAATTACTATATTTAGGATTACAATTTCCTGTTTTTAAATCGTCTAATTGGTTCTTATCACGACCTATAATAGTAAAATTATCCAAATTTTTATCTAATAATGAAGCAGTAGCAATGGCAAATATACCTGTTCCTATAATAGCAATTTTCATTTACTTACTTATTTTAATATTTTATTTTCGTATTTTATTTTTTGTATTTTATTAAATAGAAACAATTTTTACGTTAGAGGGGGTTAAATGCGATACGATCCGTATCCAATATTTTATTGATAGTGTAATTATACATATGGTAAAAAAGATCCATACTCTTAGTAAATCCATATTTTTTTATAAAATATAGATTATTCATTTGCTCTAAACACGTAATAATCGTATTTGGTGATACATAAATGTGTTTTAAATAATCGATAATCTGTGTGTCCCCTCTACAATAAATATATTCTATATCCAATGTATTATGATATTTATCATTGTAGGTAAATAGATTATTAACATATAGTATGACACATACAATCGTATCACCCCGATATTCCACTATAATATTTTTACTTAATGTATCCACATAGATTTTTTTAAAATCTTCAAATTGGAGTATATCATAACATTGATAGTCTTTTTTAATCGATTGGATAAAATCGTAAATATCGCGTAAATTAGAAGGATTTTTATGAAATGTATGCGTTATTGCTACTTTTTTAATATCCTTTATAAACTTATAAAAATAGGTTGTTTTAGCAACATAATTAAAGGGTAGGGGGGTGTTATCCTTTTTAAACACGAATATTTGAGTTTGGTGGCACCTGTTTATTAATTCTGCTATAAGATAGGTGGACAGGTTTTCACGCCGATTCTCGGTATGGATGCATAAAAAATCCACATAATATACTGGAAGTTCTATTTTATTTAACATAATATCGATAGGTTTGGCGTGTATAAACCCCACTAATTTATTATCTTTGAACAATTCTATATTATGGACTTTCCCACGACCATTATAAACTAATGTTTCCATTAGAAATGTGGTGTTAAACTTATTGTAGGGAGAAAAATGTGTGTTAATAAAATCGAAGGTCGATGTTGACAAGTTGGATGATTTAAAAATATATTTATTTTGCAGATTTATGTTAAATCTTGGGTTTATGGAGATGTTACCATATGGAAGCGTGTTGTTGCGGGCTACTGGTTGTTGATCCCAAAAAGGATGTTTTTTAACTGGGTAAAAAATAAATAAAATAATGAATATTATAAAAATAGAATTATACATACTTTATAATTCTATTTTTTATATTGGATTTTTACTGATAATTATTGATAATTATTGATAATTATTGATAATTAAATAAAAGAAAATTGATTCATTGAAATAAATAAATACATCGTTTTATATGAATCCGGATCTATTAAAGACTGGGTCTTGTTCTATTATTTTGGGACCAAACCATTATAAAAAGTTTAAACCTGTTAAGGAAGGAAAATTACTAAAAGTTACCGAAATTAGGGAAAAACATAATGAATTTAAATATTTAGGTATTATTAGAACTATACCCAATTATTTAAATTATTATTCTATACCTGATGAAACATGTTATCTGCTTAATCCATCCAACGCATTTTATAGTGATCTACAAAAACTTGTTCAACACGCACAATTAACTATTTTTAATGGACCTCTCCAATGTTATTATATGGATAGTGCCGGTGATATAGATTTACTCGATAGTATTAATGATATGGTGTATTACCAAAATTTGTGGAATTCATATAGCTCCATACTAGTATTTTCAAAAAAAATGATGGAAGGGTTGGAATTTCTACACAAACATAAAATATGTCATTTAGATGTAAAACCTGAAAATATTGTAATAAATACCGTAACTAGAGACTATAAGTTAATAGATTTTGGGTTTAGTTCAATGGAACCGTTTGAAGATTTCATAACTAATATAAAAGGAACGCCTTGTTATTTTCCAAAATATTATGCATCTGTAAAAATTAAACCTTGGTTACCTAAAATACAAGCGAATGATATGCTTGTGGTCGATGGACTTATTCCTATGCAACGAGATCCAAAAATGGTTTATAAAATAGATAGTTATTGTTTTGGGCGGGTTTTATATATATTAAAATACATTTATAAAATTAATATTGACTATTGTTGTTATCGTAATAAAATTAAGACTGATAAACAATTAGATAATATAATCGAATCATTATTAAATAATGATGTTAATACTAGATTAACCATTGGGGAATGTTTAGAACGATATTTTAACAGTTAGTATTTATTTCGAAATTAGCAATTTCCTTATTGATTGAAAATTTTGGTTTGAAGATAAATGGTGTGGTCTTCTTTTGTGGTTCTTTGTGTTTATATGGGTGTTCTTTCTGTTTAACCGGCTGTTCTTTGTACTCTACCCGATTTAAATCATTTTTTATAATAGGTTTAATAAGTCGCACTTTATCAACATCGTTATATATTTTATCAATATCTATATTTTTTTCTTTTTTTTCATTCTTTTCCTTTGGTTTCTTTTTATCATATTTTTCTAAAACAATATCGATATTATTATTTGGAAATTTTTCGGTAGAAAATAGGGGAGAATAGAGTTTTTTAAGATTATTGTTGTAAAGTTTGCTCTGATCACTGGCACGATTATTTGATATATCTAAATATTGGTAATTTATGTTAGCGGTAATTTTAGTTTTGGTTCTATAATGCTCCGGAGAAATAAGTTCGGTATCTTTTATTTTAGGCAATGGGTCTATAATAATCAGTAATGCCATCAGTATAATATCTATTTTCTGTCTTTTATTGGCTTTTTTAAAATCGTCTTTATACAGTGTAAACAAATCAGGGAGATATGGATTATCGCTGTATTTAAAAAATATATCCCAAAGTATCCAAGTAAAATCATTAGAAAATTTAGAATTAACATCAGTTTGCGTTCTAGTTGTGCACATTATGTATCCGTTGTGGAAATTCTTTTCATAAATAAGTATCCAATTCAGCCAAAAAACAGCGTTTTCGATCGATTTAGATAGTCCAGGGTTTTTAATATTTTCAAGAATCTCTGCCAAGGGTATTATAATATTTTTATCATCTGCGTTTTTAATAAATGGATTTATTCCATCCAAATTAGGCGATAATATTCTATTTTCATTGTTTTTCATATTAAAAAATTCAGGTTTAATTGCGGGTAGTTTAATTAATTTATATTTAGGTGAAAAAGTTAAAATACATATTATATTGTGGAAATTATTTCTTAAGAACTGATCATTTCTAAGAGATAATGGATCGTTATTTTTTATTTTATGTTTAACCTGGGTAATAAATCTAAGAAGAATAGGGATAATATTTAAGTTTGCTTTATTAATATGTTTTAAATAAAATAATAATAATTTATTGGAAATAAGTGTTATGTAGCCAGAACAATGTAGTTCAGTAAGCCATAATATAGATTTTTCGATATTACCCGATAGAATATTTTTTTCTAATTCAGAAACAATTTCACTTTTTTTATAACCATTAAATGTCTTTATTTTAAAATCAATTAGTTTTTTTCCATCTTGAATTAAAAATTCTTTTGGAATTGTATCATACATATATTATATTAGATCATAGTTTTTAATAATGATTATTAAATTATTTAATAATCATTATTAAATTTTAAACTATTATAATTTTAAATTTTCTATATAATTATTTAATATTTTTTGACCCATTGAAGTATGTATTGATACTTTCCTATTTGTGAGAGGGTTTATAATCGTATTGTATGAACAGTTCGCAGCCCCTCCACCCTTTATATTCTTACAACACCAACATTTACCACATTCGGAAAAGTCGTCGTTTTTACCCTTTGTGTATGTATTACCATTATGTTCACACATATCTTGTTCGGTACGTTTAAATTTTCGACCTTCTTTACCCCCATCTTTTCTCCATTCTTTATCTTCATTTGTAAAATCATAACATCCAGGGAATTGTACTTTTTTGGATTTTTTAGGTAGCTCTTCTAAGTCTAAACTTTTTCCCGCCTTTGGTTTTTTTTCCACCTTTGGTTTTTTTTCCACCTTTGGTTTTTTTTCCGCCTTTGGTTTTTTTTCCACCTTTGGTTTTAAAGATTTAGAACGGGCGGCGCTTTTCCGCTGACATCTATTAATTTTACCCCCCAACCATTGACAGTTTGGAGGACAAGAACCCTTACTTTGGTGCATAGTATTAGAACAATTCATTGCCATACGCTCTAATAATGACTGGTCTTTTGGTTGTTTTCGTAATCCTTTCATAATATGTGTGGGGATATTACCTTTTTCAGTATAGCATAAACCATTATGGATACAAGGTGCTTCCGAATCGCAAAAATCTGATTTCATTCCTAAAACACAACTCATTTATAATATAGTATAATATTTTTATTTTAAAATATAGTATTTAATATCTATAATAAAAAAAATATTATACTATATTATAGATGTATTCTAAAATAGTAAATCCAGTAACAAATAAATATGTTAATATTAATGGTAAATTAGGTCAACAAATTATAAAAAATTATGTAAAGTTAATTGGCGGTGCTAATCCTTCATCCTTAGAAAAGAAACGAATAAAAAACCGAAAGAAAAAGGCCAGGCAACGGGTTAACAAAGCAGTAACTTTGGCAAAAGAATTGGAAGCGAAGAAACTTTTAAAATTAAGTTCAATGTTAAAAGATCCAGATCGATATAATATCGAATCAAATACATACGGGAATTGGTTTATTACGGATGCACAAAGTTCTCTTAGTTATTTTGTTAGGATATCATTTGTAGAAGATTCAGAAGATATTGAGTATATTTACTTTAGTGGCCTATCATTAAATATATTTAATGATGATGATGATTATATTATTGGAGTAAAATCTAGAGAAAAAATTGCCGCAGAAGAATTGATAAAAACACAAACAGCAAGGTATAAATTGAGCCAAGAATTAGCCGAACAATCACAGGCAACCCGGGCAATTGAATTTGATAAAGTTAAAGAACTGCTTCATTCGTTGGATTTAAATAATGTAAATAAATCTAATATAAATAGTATATTAAATACCATTAATGAATCAGCAGATATAAATTTAATAATGGATTTTATTAAATTTAATTATTTTAATAGCCGTATAATAATAGGTAAGGGTGATGGGGGGGGCGATATATCCCAGATTCTCCATAATTTAATTGGAATATGTAAAACATTATTAATATTGAATGAAACAAATAAAAAAATATATATAATAGTTCCAGGAGATAGTGGTTATAGACAAATGAAAGTTACTGAATATTTATTAAATAATAAACATATTAATTTTATTTATATTCCTATAAGTGGAATAAAGCGTGTTAATGGCGACGAAATAAAAGACTATTTTTATCAAAAAATAAAACATATACCCATAACTGATTTAATACTAATATATGACTCACGGGTAAGAGGTATTAGCATAACATTTATAAAAACCCAATTAGATAAACATGATTATAAAAATATAATGGAACTTGAATTCCCCAATCATATGAATATAGAAATGTTTTTAGAATCGGATAAGGATAAGAGATGCACACCCTATTATGCTGATGTTACTAAAGAACTTACTAAAATAGATACTAATATATGTAAATATGTTATACTGTTTTTATACTATAAAATAATATCTGGAAAACATATTAAAGAACTTGGTAACTAAACGGATTATTATTTAATCCGTTTAATAATATATCTATATTTAAATATCACTATAAAATATATGAATAATAATTATAAATCTATAAGTAAAAGTCTAGCATCATCTAATCGTGTTAATGGACCTTCTATTAAAATTAATAATAAAATATTAAATTTTAATCCTGAAATAAGTCCTTGGAGTGATTTTGGAAAGCATATACCAAATGTATTATATAATTTATGTCCAGGTGAATTATATAAATATGCTTTAAGAGATGGTAATAGTATAATATCATCTACAGGTGCTTTAGTATCCTACTAGGGTATTAAAACGGGGCGTTCTCCTAAAGATAAACAGGTTGTTTATGATAAAAACACCCAGGATATTTGGTGGGGGGCTAATAGTCCTAATATTAAAATGGATGAAGCAACATTTTCGGCTTGTTTTGGTGAAGCTTTTATAGCGTGGGATCCGTTAAAATACGCAAAACTATTAGAAGAAAACCATAAATGTAATGTTTGGTTAATAAATACCGGATGGTTGGACGGTTCTTATGCTTTAGGTAAACGTTGTAAATTAGAACATACCCGCGAAATAATTAATGCAATTCATAATGGTACATTGTGCAATGCGGAATATGCCACATTACCTATGTTTAATTTAGAATATCCAATCCATTGTAATAATATAGGTAATACTATATTAAACCCACGAAATTTATGGGAAAATAAAGAGGAATATGATAAACTGTTGAAACACTTAGCAAATGGATTTATTACTAATTTTAAAAACAATTGGAATCATATGGACTGTAATTGTAATTATTATTTATTACTATCTTTAAACTAACATATCTGTATAATAACACCCACCATGTCATCACTCCATTTATATCCATTAATACAAGCAGAATCCATAGTCTTTCCCATATTTTCCAACATTTCTGTATCTTATTTTCTAAATTTTGAATAGTATTCTCTTTATTATCGTCTATTTTAAATAACTTGAGACATTTCAGATCATAATCTGGGTTTTTTCCGAAAATAGACATTTGAAATAACAATTAATTTAAAGTTATTTCAAATTTTTCTCTTTTACTATAAAATTCTACTTTCTAGTAAAGAATCGGCATCTTATTATTAATACCTCGTAATTATAATATATTTTTTATATTTCTATAAAATATATTATGAGTTGGACATCAGACATTCATAGCGAATTGCCAATACAAGTTTCAGATAATGTTCAACCTACAACGATCCCAGATATGTTTCATGAAACAGTAAAAAAATTCCCTAGCAACATTGCTATATCGTGGAGAATTGATACAAACTATATTAAAAATGATTCACCCTCCTATTATCAATTAGCGAACACAGCCGAAAATAGCAGATGGGACCACATGACTTGGCAACAGTTAGAAAATCAAGTCTATATTTTTGGGGGAGCTTGTGTAGCGAATGGTATGAATTCGAAGGATGTGGTGATAATAATGGGGTTTAATTCGCCCCAATGGTTAATAGCGTTTCATGGCACTGTTCAGGCAGGTGGTGTAGTCGCCGGAAGTTATTTAACAAATACAACCGATACCTGCAAATATTTGGTAAATAATTCGAATGCTAAATTTGCTTTTGTCGAATCGTGGAAACATGGTATAAAATTTTTAGATGATTTAGAAGATAATAATAGTAGTTTAGAAAAGATAATTGTATGGAATATGGTCGAGAGTTTAGAAGACATTAAACTTAATAATCCAAATATAATATCTTTTAAAGAATTTATGGACCTAGCACCTAAATTAGAAAAATGTATTGAGAACATAACTGAAATAGAAAAGACATTGAAACCAGGGGAATGCTGTGATTTAATATATACTTCTGGGACGACAGGTAATCCAAAGGGTGTTATGCTTAGTCACGATAATCTTACTTGGGATGTACAGACATCTATCGGATTAATAAAGAAATACACTCAAAATAATATGGGTTCCGAACAAGTATTCCTGTCATACTTACCATTAAGTCATATAGCGACGCAAATGTTAGATATTATGTTTTCTTGTTATACTGGGGGTAGTATTTGGTTTGCTACTCCTGACGCACTTAAAGGAGGATTATTACCGCTTCTACAACAAACAAGACCAACATTATTTTTTGGTGTTCCAAGAGTTTGGGAAAAAATAATGGATTCTATTAAAGCAAAATCGGATCAAAATTCATATATCAAAAAGAATATAGCTAATATGGCTAAATATGTTGGATTATCGGTTAATATGGAGTTAGCCGCGACAGCTGGTCGTTCAGGAGGGTGTTATAAATCGACAAATATTTATGATCTGTTTAATAAATTAGTTTTTAAAAAATTAAAAATAATGTTAGGATTGGATCGGTGTGATTTTTTTGGAAGTGGGGCAGCTCCCATAAGTACTGACACACTATCTTTTTTTTGGAGTTTAAATATTCCGATTACCGAAGGGTTTGGTATGTCTGAAACCTCCGCTATTTCAAGCATGTGTCTATTTCCTAAACAAGTTTGTATGGGATATTCTGGAATGGAGATTTCGGATGGGTTAATTAAAATTGCTGGGGATGGCGAAATCTTGCTTAAAGGTCGAAATATAATGATGGGGTATTTAAATAATTCAGATAAAAATACCGAAACATTTACTCCTGAAGGATATTTGAAAACAGGAGATATAGGAATATTAGAAAAATCCCCAAACGGAGATGTAAATTTATTAAAAATAACCGGGCGTATTAAAGAACTCATTATTACAGCGGGTGGAGAAAATATTGCACCAGTTCCTATAGAAACAATTATAAAAAATGCCTGTCCGTTAATTAGTAATGTAATTCTGATTGGTGATAGACGTAAATTTTTATCGGTATTGATAACACTCAGGGTTGTTATAAATCCAGATACAATGGATGCGTCAAATGAATTGGACGAAAACTGTCTTATAGCATTAACTAAAATTGGCTCTAATGCTAAAACTTTGGAGGAGGCTATAGAAGATCCTATTGTTCAAAAGGCTATCGATAAATCGATTTATTTATACAATAATCAAGCGGTTTCTAGTGCTCAAAAAATTCAAAAATATGTTGTTTTAAATACGGATTTTACAATTGGGGGTGGTGAATTAACAGGGACCCAAAAAATAAAACGTAATATCATTTTAGAAAAATATAAAATAGAAGTAGAGAGTATGTATAAATAAAATATATTATTATATTATAATGATTGGAAAATTTATTGATAAAATTAAAGAAGCATTTACAAGAGAGAAAGGCGAATCGATAATAAATTATCATGGAGATATGTTAAAGTTACTACTACCATTATATACAATATCAAGCGTTGATAATAAATTAATTTTTGTCGAAAAATTAATTGCTAATCAATTAGTTGTAGAGTCTTTAAAAAGAATAACAAGAATTCGGAGACCACGGGAAGTTGAAGATGATGGTGATATTAGTAATGATATGTCATTTCCATCTGGACATGTTGGGGCGGCTGCTACGGCCGCGTTTTTTTATTACTATAATGATAAAAAACAAATAAAGAAATTAAATATATACTAATTCTCTTATCATTTTATGTTGCATATAGTAGAATTCATTCGGATGCCCATAGTATATATGATGTATCCGCGTCAATATTAATCTCTGCACATATGGCCCGAATTCAGGATTCATATTTTAATAATTATTTTAAATTATAATAATTATTTTAAATTATAAATCACTAATATTATGTGTTTTAATAAATATTTTAGGCAACAATTCTAATTTATATTTATACAGTTTTTTATAACATTTTGAAATAGTAACCTCCGATATTTTACACGCCTGCGCCACATTTTTTTTAGTAATCAGATAGTTTAATAAGTTAACTACTAAAAATATAGTTCCAGCAGCAATAGAGGGTGAGGTGTTGTCTTCCACTATATTATGTTGCGAACTTAACGATTTAATAGCCACAAATTCACATACATATTTTATATCGTCGGATAATTGTAAATTAGAACAAAATCGGTCGATATAATCTAGAGGATTAGAACTATTAATCTTGACGATTTCAATATTATTCAGTCTAAATATTTCTTTAAATTTCTTACACCCTTTAGTCATATCTTGAATATTAATTTTAAAAAGGGATGCCACTTCCTTGGTGCTTCTTGGAACATTTTCTTTTTGACAGGCCATATACATACAAGCTGCTATTAACCCACTGCGATTAGAACCACGGTGTATACTGTTTTCACTGATTACTTTATAGTATGTTTTAGCCTGTTCAACTATAATTTTAGGTATTCCCTGTAATTTTGCTTTAGATGCTATTTCAGTAAATACTTTTAATTGACTTCTTTCTTTGTAAGGCATCGAATTCCAAATATTATACTGAATCATTTTTTTAAAACTAATAGATGAATTCATGCTTATTAATGAACCTAAAGAAGATTCTGGTAATAATACATTTGTTGGCATCCCCAATCTTTCTGGATTAGATGATTTATTATCAAGCTCGCCATAATATCTTTCTACATCTTGGCTTAACGTTTTATTTTGATAAATACCACATATAGAACAATAATAAGTACCATCCTGGTATACTAAACTATTTGTATTACAATGTTCACATAAATTAATATTTGTTGTATTATTTTTAATACTAGAATCTTTAAAAGACGAAAATATATCAAACATATCGGGCATCGTTTTGCTCATCATTTCGGTCATCGTTTAAAGAATAGTTTTTTTTTTAAAAATGAATCAAATTTAATAATAAATAATAATTTATAGAAAATATTAATTAAAAATAATTATTAGCAGAATATGTAGACTCCAAGGAAACTATTTCCCGTTGTTGATTTAAAAACCCCTCAATACGAGTTTTTTTAAAATCTATATAATATATTTCTGGAACAAGTTCTTTATCTATAATATAATTATATGGAATCATAATATACCCAGATTTTCCAAAACTTTTACCATAGGATAATTGTAATATAAAACATTCAATATTATCAATATAACCCACTAATAAACCAGTTAACCCTCCCACTCTCTTATCAACACTGAAATCAGGTAGCCACAATTTATCGATTACATTATTAATATCATAGTATAATACAAATCCAATTGCTAAAACAAAATCGTTTTGTAACAGATGTTTTAGTATATCTATAGAATTATCCACTCTATAAATTTCTATAAATTTGTAGGGTTCGGCTTTTCTATAACAGTCGTGTGTAGGGTCATCTATATTATTTTTAAGGGATGGGAAATCATTTTCAGAACAGAACCCATATTTTTCAATCGATTTAAATATGGTTTCATAAGATAATAATGATTGGATCGATTTATAAAATGCACAGTTTTTATAAATAAAAAGACGTGATGGTGGGAAAACATCTAATTTATTTATGGCTAATTGGTAATTTAGAAGCGATGTTATTGTTGCTATGGGATGTAGTGGTAATTGATCGATATTAATAACTGGAGGACAATTATTCCTTAAATCAATGTAATTTTTGTCTTTATTATAGTCTATTTTAATATATTTATCAATTGTTTGATCATTAATAATTGGATATTCTTTTAGAGGAAATGAAGGTATCCAATTATATTTTGCATTGAAATATTCTTTATTTTCCGAATTTATAGGACCACTTTCACTATTACCCATTGATTTATAGATAAACTAATGTATTAATTTTAAATATATAATTAATACATTAATTTATCTATAAATCAATGGTGTAAGAACCATCTTTAAAACTCAATTGTTTAATTGTTATAATATCCTGTGTTTTAATATCATAATTTATATCATTGGATTTGATTTTTTTAGTAAAGATTAAATCTAATAATTCAATCAATAGTTTTTCTCTTGTGTCCTTCGTTAAAGCATCTGATTTTTCCAAAGTATTAATATATTTAATTAATATTTTCTTTTTTTGATATTTGTCTAATTTAGACCACGTTTTATTATAATCTAATGAACTGATAATGTTTATTAGATTTTCATCATCATTATCAATAACTGTATAATTTTCTACTCGTCCTTCAGGATTCTTTCTTATATCACGTTTATAATTTATATAATCTTGTTTGCGTTGCATACTTTCCATTGTATATTGATCCCGTGTGGACAGGTTTTTATTTACAGTTGTTTTAAAAACAACGGGTTTATCCGGCTTCAACCCATCTTTTATAGAGGTGTTAAGATTTTCAATATCTTGGACAATATTATCGATTATTTTTTCAAATTCCATATTATTTTATATACTATATAATTTCAATTATTATCAAATTTTTCTAATTTTATTAATTAATTATTCTTAGAGAATAATCTTAGAGAATAATTAATTTTTCTAAGAGAATAAACTCTATAATAATTAGTCTTATACTGATGATGTGTCACTGCGCTTTTTACACGATATATTTGAAAATGATGTATGTATCGATTTTAAACAAATGTAGAATTTATGTCCAAATTGTTTTGCCTTTATTTTTATACAATGACAGCATTTAATTGTTTTTATCTTATATTTTTGGAAAGTGGAAACGGGTTCATCTTCACGCATATCTTGATAATTTATAATGTTTAATACTACATCATTTATATTATTGTCTGTTGAAGACATTAAATAACATGTATTACAAATTATGTTATAGTTTTTTGATTTATTATATTGAATAAGTTTACAACAAGGACTTTTAACATTGCATTTTGAACATACACTTATTATTTGTGGATTCATATTATATAATACTATATATAAATAAATAATAAATTTGATAATATTTATTATTTTTATATAATAAACATTATGTCTAATGTTACGAATGATATTATCCAATGTACGGCCGATTTTATAAATCACTTTATAGTATCCAGTACAACTATTGATGAAATTATAGAGTATGTTTATGGTATGTTAATAGAAATATACGATAAGAAAAATATTTATATTGAGTATATAGAGCAAGTAATAAGTGAACACTACAGTGAATACAACACCAAATATAATTTTATTAACGACAGTTTATTAAATACTGAAAGAGTTAAACAATTGATAGAAAAACCACAAAGTATTCAACGGAGTGAAGAATGGTTTAATCAGCGGAAAAACTCTATAGGTGCTAGTGAATTATCATCGATATTTAATAAAAATCCTTTCTGTTCTTACAATAAATTATTGTTAAAAAAGGCTGGTTATGTAGAACCAGCGATGTCAAACACTAATATATATTGCCAACATGGTATAAAATATGAAGAGATTGTTCAAAAAATATATTCTGAAAGAACGCATCAGGAAATAATAGATTTTGGTTCTATTGAACACGAAAAACATAGTTTTATAAGGGCATCGCCCGACGGTATTACTCCTGACGGTATTATGTTGGAAATAAAAGTCCCTCTTAGTCGAAAATTGTATGGAATCCCTCCAATATATTACTGGTATCAGGTTCAACAACAGATGGAGGTGGCAGAATTAAATAGTTGTGATTTTTTAGAATGTAAAATAAAAGAATATTGTTCGTGGAAAAGTTTTTTAGACGATAATTATAAAGGTGATTATAGTAAAACAGATAAAGATGATGAAAAGGGAATATTAATAGAGTATATTGATAAGGATAAATCTTTTAACTATGTATATCCTAAAAAAATAAAATATACTTTTAAAACTCGAAAAGAATGGGAAAAAATAATTTATGGAGAGGTTGCTTTATTAAAATCGGAAGTTTTAGGAGATCCCACTAAAACATTTTCTAGAATTGTTTCGTGGGCTGTAGATGAATATTCCTGTTTACGAGTATACCGAAATAAGTGGTGGTGGGAAAACAATTTTCACCTGATGGAAGAGTGCTGGAACAAGGTTATATACCATCAAAAAAACGGTTATACCGAATTAATAAAAAAAAAAATAACTAGGCCTAAAAAACCTTTAAATAATACATATAATTTCATATTAGATTCGGACTAAGTCTAGATTTAAAAAAAATTTAATTATTAAATATAATCTATATGAAAACTATAAATGATTTAAATAATAAATATAAAATTATTAAAAAAATAGGAAGTGGGGCTTTTGGGGATGTGTATAAGGGATTAGATAAAAATACAAAAAAATTTGTAGCTATAAAAATTGATAAACAGGAAATTAATGAATCTAAATTAAATACGGAGTTTGAATTATACCAAACTATCCACGCATATGATGGAATAGCCTCTATAATTTGGAAAGGGGTCATCAATAATAAAAATATATTTATAATGGAATACTTGGGTCCAAATTTGGATGATTTATTTGATTTTTGTGGTAATAAGTTTAGTATTAAAACCGTGATAATGATAGGAATTCAATTATTAGATAGAATTGAATTGTTGCATAATAATAATATTTTACATCGGGATATTAAGCCAGATAATTTTTTAATAGGAAGTAAATCTAAAAAAAATACGGTCTATATTATTGATTTTGGATTATCTAAAAAATATAAAAATGAATCGGGAGAACATGTAGAATATAGAAAAACATCCAATTTTACTGGATCATACCGATATTGTAGTATTAGAAATCATAAGGGTATCGAACAGAGTAGGCGAGATGATTTAGAGTCTATAGGTTATATGCTAATATTTTTTTTAAAGGGAAAACTTCCTTGGCAAGGATTAAAGTCGTCAAATATAGAGAAACGACAGCATATTAAAAACATTTTCGAGGTTAAAAGAAACACATCTATAGATGAATTATGTTCTGGTATTCCGATCGAATTTTTAAATTTTATTAAATATGTTAGAACATTGAGATTTAATCAGATTCCAAATTATAATTATCTAAAATCGTTACTATTAAATATATTTACCAGATATGACTATGAATTTGATAATGTGTTTGATTGGACTTTAAAAATAAGAAAAAGGAATAGAGATAAACAAAGGGAACTAGATAGGGAATAGGGATGTAGGGAGATAATAATTAATTAAAAATAGTTTTTAATATGGTGTATGGAGCCATATTGGGAGTTAATATTCCTATAATAGCAATAATACTATTAATAATAATTATATTTTTAGCTGTATTTTTTTTTATATAGAGTGGACTCCCCACAAGTCCACTATATTTATTTGATATTAGAGTCATAAAACATCTGTTATCAAAAATGTAGTAGGAAATAAATATTAAAAATAAATATATAAAATAGTAATATAAATAGTCTGGTTTTAAAAATATACCCCATTGAAGCACCAGAGTTCCAATGATGTGAATAATAGATAATATATAGACTCTAACTTTATTATTAGATTCATTTGAAAACAATGTATTTTTAATATTAGTAAAATGTAATTTATAGACATCCTCTAGGTATGGTAAATCTTTCATATATATTATAAATGTATATTAATTTAAATTATTTTATGCCGTGTATTTATAAAATAATACGCAGAATAAAATGTAACCGAATTTGGTAATGAAACTCTTCTTTCTATGGTGAAGGGAAGGGAAGGGGAAATTTAATTAGCACAATACATTATTATTATTAATTTCATAATGTATTATTATGAAATTAATAAAAACCTATGAATATCTAAAACCTGTGAATATCTAAATATATTATTAATAAAATAATATAAAAATAAAGTGTTTATCTATATTAATTATGAATAAATTAGAATTATCTATGTTAATAGATAAAGAAGTTGTATCTAACACACATTATCTAGAAAATAGGAAAGCATATACCTGGATAAAAGATAAAAATATAGAGAATTGTTATAAATGTAACACTAAATTTACAATTTTAAATAGAAAACATCATTGTAGAAGTTGTGGTAAGATATTTTGCGGGTTATGTTCTAATTTTTGGTGTAAAATTCCGGATTATGTAAATCATTTAGAGGAACACAACCTATGGGGCCGGAATATAATAGACTACTTAAAAACTAAAACAATTCAACGTGTTTGTCAAACGTGCTATACAGATATATATAATTTATTAGAATTGGTAAAAGTAATTAAAGTATTTGATCTTCTACCCTTAACATTAAAAGATTATCTTACAATCTCATTAGTATGTAAATCATGGAATAAGATTGCTAATTATTATTTTTCATATTTTAGAGATATTCAATATTATTTACCAACAACTGTATACAATAAAAAAGATGTAAACATTATATATAATAATATTGATGCTTTTTCGGGTCATTCATCGTGGGGGGTACATTTAATTCTCCTATATGATACACTAAAAATAAGCGATACTAAATTAATAGATATAATTAAGAAAGATCGGTTTAAAAAATGTTCCCAATTATTGTGTAAATCATTGTGTAAACATACATTAAATATAGAAGATATAATTATATGTTTAAACAAAAATATATACAGTTATGCAATAGTGAACTATTTATTGGAGAGTATTGCCAGCCTAGATTCAGATATTCTATTATTCTATTTACATAATTTAGTTTATAAACTGAGGTTTTACAGCGACCATCCCGATATCTTAAAATGTTTTACGGATTTTTTAATGAATAAAAGTAAAGAGTCAATTGAATTTTCGAATATTTATTTTTGGTTACTCACAAATAATATTCACACTATTAAATATAATAACTTGTATGCCACTATTCGTAAGAATTTAATTAATTCATTTAATAAGGATAAATATGCTTTATTTATTTCAACATATGATTTTACGAACAATATAATAAAAATTATTGATGAATCGAATGATATTAAACCAGATGTTATGAATCATTTCCGAAATAATAATTATTTTATTAGTAATAATCTATATTTACCCATTAATATTTTAAAAAAAATAACTAAAATTGATGTAGATAATATCGCCATTATAAATTCTAAAACAAAACCCCTTATAATACCCTTCTACTCAAATAATAAAGAGTTGTATCAAATAATGATAAAAAAAGAAGATATACGGAAAGAATATATCATTATGTCAATAATTAAATTAATTAATTATTTTTTACTAAAGGATTTAGAACTAGATCTAAATATAACAACTTACAATATATTGCCTGTATCAAATAAATATGGGTATATAGAATTTGTTAATAATTCATATACGCTGTATGGTATTAAAGAAATTCATAATTTTAGTATACAAAATTTTATTATGGAGAAAAACCCAGATATTACTGTAAAACAATTAAGAAATAATTTTACAAAAAGTTGTGCTTCCTATTGTGTTATAAGTTATTTACTTGGAATAGGGGATCGTCATTTAGATAATATAATGATCACACATGAAGGCTATATTTTTAATATAGATTTTGGCTATATTTTGGGCATTGACCCCAAATTGATCGCTCCTGAGTTTAGAATTACGTCTGAAATGATCGATGCCATGGGTGGTTTAAATAGTAAATATTATACCGATTTTAAATTATATTGCTCACAGGCTTACAATTGCTTAAGAAAACATACTAATATTTTTTATACATTGTTGCTCGAATTAAGCGAATTAGAAGATAATGCGATTACAAAAGACTATATAAAAAAACAGGTTTTAGATCGTTTTATACCTACTGAAAATTATAAAGATGCTGAAATTCAGTTTAATTATAAGATTGTACGAAATTCTAAAACCTATACAGGGGAAGTTATCGATTATATCCATAAAAAGGCAAAAGGATTGTCTAATTCAAACCAAACAGATGAGAAAATCGAATCGATATACGATTCAGCCATAAATGTTATTCAATCGACATCGACTTTAACAAAAAATATTAAAAATGGTATTAAAAATATATTTTCATAATTATTATTATAGAATAATAATAATTATGAAAATAAGATAGTATTACTATCTTATTTGAAAGAAAAAATAAAGATAAAGGGAAGGGAAAGGAAAGGAAATAAGATAATATTATAGTATAATATCTTATTTTTTTAAAATTTAAGCGGATACTGGTGCTGTTTCTGCCACTGCCTCAACAACATCCTTAATTACAACTCTTGACAATAGTCCATTAATTTGCATAAATGTATACCAATCATCCTTAAGTCCAAAGATCGGCGTGAGAACCTTATCTTTTGCCCATTGTTTCTTATTTTCAGGATTTTGGATATTAGCGGATTTAATATAACCAGATACAGCCTTCATCATAATTTGTCGAGTGTACAAACCATTATGCTCCAATTCAACACCTTCATCAAGAGCCGGTGGATACTTCTTCATAAACTTTTGCATCTTATCAGTAACCTTTTGTGGCTTCTGAACAACCTTTCGCTTAGGCCTGGATTTAATTACTTTTTTAACTTCTTTATCCATTTCTTTAGACAATTGTTTTAAACTATTATGCCAAAGTTTATGACTAGTCTGCATATTTGTAGACTCTTCGATAAGTTGATTTAAAATACTTTTAACACTAGATTCTTGGATTTCTGGAACTGGAACGCTTACTGATTGATTTTCGTGACTCATTGCTATGATATATTGTTTTGTTATACTTTTAAGTAATTATAAATACGATGTAATCAAATTTTTTTTAAATTGATGTTAATTGATGTTAATTGATGTTAATTTGTGTAAATAGTTAATTATTCGCACAAATTAACATCATTGCTAATACGGATTATGCCCTAGATTGATAGTGGTTTTTAATTATATTGGGGATAATATATAATAGTGCTACAATATTCTTTTTAATATTTGTAATATTAAAATATTATAATATTGAAAAGAATATATATTATCCCAGTATTAATTTAATTATATTATTATATGTACATTACATTGGAAATAATAAAATAATAATATAAAGATTATTATTTTTATATTATAATATATAATATGGAGAATAAAAATATAGAGAATGAAATAAAACTGGAAAACTTAACAACCGAAACCATTTTAACTAATCTTAAAATTCTTTCTAATATAAAACCTACTGATAAACTAACTCAAAATGGTGATTTATTAATGATCGACCCAACCGATTTTACACAATGTGTTAAAAGATGGTGGAATAATAATTCCAGAATACATACAATGGATGCGATTGAACGTATTATAGATCAAACATTTATTACTATAGATAAAATTTATAATTCTGAAATTCAAAATACGGTTGATATTAATGTTGATAATAATTATTATTATAAAAGAGTTGTTCCAGAAAATTATTTTAAAACAGATAATTCACAACAATTGCAAATATTATCCAGTGAACTCGTAAATGCTGTTAAAGGATTACAAAATCTTAAACTAACTTATGTAGAAGATATATCTATATGTTCTAAAATTGATATTATTATAGATAAAATTACTATTAGAACTAGTAAAATTAATAAATTATTAACTATACAAACGTATCCCAAAAATATTCCCAAATAAATATTTATAAATATATAAAATTAAACCTTTTATATATTTATACTATACTATGCAAATTCATCTAATATGTTGTAAAACTACCGATAATGCTATCGGCTTTGATAATAAATTACTGTTTCAATTAAAAAAAGATATGCAATTTTTTAAAAAAACAACAACGGATACTTCAAATCTCAACTTAAAAAATGCTGTTTTAATGGGTAGAAATACATTTTTATCTATTCCTAAAAAATACCGTCCATTGGAAAATAGAATTAATTTAATTGTTTCAAACAATCATTATGAATCTATAAAAGAAGAAGCAGAAAAGCATTTAAATACCTATGTATTTAATACGATCGACCAAGCTATTATTTATTCTTTTTCGAATGATGCTGTTGAAAATTTATATGTAATCGGAGGGGCTTCACTATATAATTATTTTATAGAAAATAGTTTGTTTGATTCTATGTATCTAACCGATATAATTACCCCAAAAAATATACCAGCTGATACTTTTTTTCCAACCATAAATATAGAAAATTATACGATTGATCTTGTGGCATCATACACCGAAAATGATGTTAAATGTTTAGCTGATGCTTCTATAATACCATCTTTAAAATTTACAATTAATAAATATAGTAATATTATAAAAAATACTATTTATAAAAATGATGAGGAATTACAGTATTTGAATATATTGGCAGATGTTTTAAAAAATGGTGATATACGGGAAACCCGCAATGCAACCACTATTTCTAAATTCGGGGTTAAAATGGAATTTAATATTACCGAATACTTTCCATTGTTAACGACTAAAAAAGTATATTGGAAAGGGATTGTTCATGAACTACTTTGGTTTATTAATTCTAAAACAGATTCAAAAGAATTGGAAAAAAATAATGTTAAAATATGGAGTGGTAACAGTACCCGCGATTATTTAGACAGTATTGGATTAAACCATTATGACGAAGGCACATGTGGACCTATATATGGATTTCAGTGGAGACATTTTAATGCCGAATATAAAGGACCTGATGAAGATTATACTGATAAGGGGATTGACCAATTACAAAATTGTATAGATTTAATAAAAAATGATCCAACATCAAGAAGAATATTTATGACTGCTTGGAATCCGTGCCAGTTACAAGAAATGGCTTTACCGCCCTGCCACGTATCATATCAATTTTATGTTAGAAATGGTAAGTATATCGATTGCCAAATGTACCAACGATCCGGGGATTTATTTTTAGGGGTCCCTTTTAATATTGCCTCAACAGCTCTATTAACATATATAATTGCTACTAAAACGAATTATATCCCTGGGAAAATTATTATTATTATAGGTGATGCCCATATTTATTCCAATCATATAGAACAAGTAAAGACGCAGTTGTTGAGAAAGCCATACCAATTTCCTTGTCTGAAAATTAATAAACAAGACAATATCGAAGATTACACGTTTGATGATTTTAATATAACGTCCTATTATCCACATCCTAATATTAAAGCTCAAATGGTTGCTTAATTACTAAATACAGTTCCTGCCATCCCATTACTAATTCGTAATATATTATAATTAACTATATAAAATTCAGCATTGTATTCATAGTCTCTAGATACATTTTTACCTAATTTAACATTGGCTGTATTTATAGGCGTTTCTTGTAATTCTATATCAAAAACTATATTATTTAATCTTGAAAAATTACAACTTCCAGAGGGTTGGTATTTTTCGGGTTCTAATGAGAACGAATATGTATATATTGGCTCACACGTCGCTTTTGTATGATACATATAGGGCTGTATGTAGGAATAATAATTAAATGTTTTTCTATCTTCTCTTACCGATCCATTGAATTTTATTTCCATTGTTTTTAATGGATTTAATACATAGTTATTAAAATTATATTTATCTATAATTGGTATACAACAAGCTTTTGTAAATAACCATACTTGTTTAAATTCTTTAATTTCTTCTAATGTATACAGACTCTGTGTGTTTTCTATGTTAAAATCCAATAATATACTGGATGGATCACCTGCTTCACCATAGGGACCATATCTAAATAATAATTCCTGAAACCGGTCACATTCGATGTCCTCATTATTAATGTTAATTTTTATAGGGTTTAATTGGGCTGTTTCGCAACAATCAAACCACCAACCATTCTGTAAATAATACTGGTAATTTTTCGATTTATCCGTTATATTATGTGGTAAAGAGGTGTAGTTTAACCACTCATTTCGCTGATCGTTATCATTTCTATTAAAAGTAAATAAAATTTCTTTTACAGGGTGATATAATTCTAAACAGATTTGCGATTTAGGTAATATGTCCAATGTTTCGATTGTTACCACTTGTTCTATTAAATATTCTTGCCCTTGTTTTGCGAATATTTTCCGCTCATCTATATCTAAAAATATATATTCTACAATTAACGTTGCATTATGATCCCATGTTGCTTCTCTATAATCACCATATATAAAATTACTTATATGGTCATTTTTATTAGATTCTGGTTTTTTCCTAACATATGTGGTATATTCCCCTAAATTATCTTCTAAAAATGCATTTTCCCTCACATCGGTTATATTATACACTTTATTTTCTAAGGTATTAAGTTTTTTTTGAAATGAATTATTAAATGCTATATGATTATTTGTATTTATATTCGATGAAGTATCCGTTATCACACTATTACTATTTATTAATGAACTATCGTTGGTATTTAATGAAGTATTGTCGCCAATTAATGAACTATCGTTGGTATTTAATAAACTATCCGTCATTATATTAAATTCTTCTGTAATTGTATCATTTATAGTCGTCGAAGAATCCAAATCCCAACTATCTATATTTGATAATTTATTTTTAACTGGTATTATCTTATTGATAAATTTACTACCGTTATGTTTAACTGAATCTTTTAATGTATTAGATTGAAATTTTTTATTATACATTGAGTTTTTATCTAGATTATTAAAAGTTAATTTAGATGTATCATTTTCCGCTATACACATATTTATTTCGGATTCATCGTCTTCTTCTACCCCCCCATCTTCTTCTTCTTCCTCTTCCTCTACCTCCCCATCTTCTTCCTCTTCCTCTTCCTCTTCCTCCTGGTCCCCTTCACATTCTATATGATCTGATTGAAAATTGGGGGCGTTGTAGGATTCTTCTTCCCCTTGCTCCCCTTGCTCCCCTTGCTCTTGCCCCCCTTGCCCTTGCCCCCCTTCTTTAGCCATATAGTGTTCATTATTTTTATAGTAGTAATACATCTTATCCTTTTTTTTAATCGTGTATAAATCTTTAATTGGTTTAAAGTCAATTTCTATATTAATTTCGTGATATTGTAAACTAATAAGTGGGACGGCTAATCCAGTATTTTTTGTAAACCAAAAAGGTATGGGTATAGTTAAAACACGTCCAAATATGCTGGGATGTGTTTTATAAAATTTACTGATTTTTTTATTGCACTTATATTTGGTATTATCGGAACCAACATACCTATTATTATCTAAATGTGTATATGATAAATCACTTTCATTTCCAATCATTTTATCTACTAAAAATTGTTTATCACCTTTAGTTGTTAAGTTATTTATGTTCCATATATATTTACCAGATATTCGTTCAATTTTATTCCCACCTATAAATATATCTATATAATTAATCATACTTGGTCCAATGCCTCTAACCCAGAAAAATTCATCTTCCTCCGATGAAAAAATATCAGGCAACGTAAATTCTAAAAAAATATTTTTTACTAAATCGGCATTTCTTGGAATTTTAGTTTTTAGTTTTATTGTATTTTCATAAGATAATTCGTGGCTTCCTTCCAATGGAATTTCGATTGATTGAATCGAAAAATTAGTATATCTTCTATAAACAGTTTTAAAAAATGTTATTTGAGGATTACCATTAATATATTCGTTTTCAGACCCATATGCGGATAATTGTAATAATCCACCACCCATACTTAATTATAATATAATAGTATTCTTTATATTATAATTATTATTATTAAATTATTATTATTAAATTATTATTATTAAATTATTATTATTATTATTATTATTATTATTATACTAAACTTAAACTTAAACTAAACTAAATTAAATATCCTAGTAAATAATGTATCATAGGAATAAATATCAATATTAGGGTTTAATGTTAATATTTTAAATACCCAATATCTCGGTATAGATAAAATATTATTTTTATTTAATTTTAGTTGTATGTATTTATAATCGTACGTATTATTTATATTTTTTAATGATGTGATTGCTCCTTCCTTTCCCTTTTCCGTTCCTTTACTAGACACCTGTTTAAATTTACTAGATTCGATTGGTGTTGAAATATTAATAATTATAGCATCATTTACAACTATAAATAATAGATCATTTGTATGGCATAAATAATTATTATAATCTAAATTTTTTATAGTATATTTTTTTATCGTTATAGGGGATATTATATCATCTATATCTATATTTTTTGTAAATATGATTGGTAATTTTTCCCGAATATACTTATTATAATTGGTTAATTTATTATTAATATTCAATATTTCATAGGTATTATTTACTTTATAAAACTCTCTATAATGTAATATAAATACAATAGATATAATTAATAAAATACTATAAAAAATGCTATTATATAACTTCATTTAAATACTAAAGATATTATTTATTATTTATAATCGTATAATTATTTAAAGATTAATAATATATATTATATTATAGTAAAAATGACACAGTGTTTAGGTTCAGTAAAATGGTTTAATAATAAAAAGGGTTTCGGGTTTATAACTAATTTAGAATCAAATGATGATATTTTTGTTCATTATTCTGGTATAAATGTATCTGATGATACATACAAAACGTTAATTGATGGTGAATATGTAAGTTTTTTGGAAGATACGTTGGAAGGTGGTAAAAAAACAGCAATCAATGTAACTGGTATTCAAGGTGGTCCTCTGTTATGCGAACATCCTACTAAAAAAGTTATATTGGTTAATAAAACTGAGCGGTCGGAAACTTCTCAATAATGTAGCGATCATTAAGAGCATCCTTTATGGATATTCTTTTATTTGAATCCCATTTAAATATTTTTTTAAGTAAATTATAAAAAGATTGATGCAACACTAATGTATCTAATTTTTTATAAGGTTCTGTCCAACAAAATAAATCTTTTATAATTGTTTTATTAGTTATAGATTTAATAAAACAATTATCAAACTCACCAAGAAAGTTATAATGGTTTTGAATTAAGATTTTTTCATTTTTCGAACTAAATAATGCTTTCCCAATAATTAATTCATACATAATACAACCTACTGACCATAAATCAATTCCCATATCATACTTACAACCAAGCATGATTTCGGGTGCGCGGTAATATCTGGATTGGATGTAGGTGTGTATTTTATCGTGTTGATAAGTGGATGAACCAAAATCAATTACTTTTATTTTTATACTGTTAGAGTCTATATAATCTATAACTATATTTTCAGGTTTAAGATCTGCGTGAATAATTTTATATTTTAGCAATGTTTCCAAAACAATTAATAATTGATATGTTACTTGTTTTACTTGAGTATAAGAAAATGGGTTAAAATTGCGTTGTTTTAATTCTTGATATAAATTATTTTTATAAATATTAAACACAAGGAAAAAATGTTTTCTAAATGTGAAAGAATCTAATAATGTATATATATGTGGAGATCCTTCCAATTGTTTTAAAATCTCTATTTCAGTACTAACTTGTTTATTATATGTAGGCTCATTTCTTATTATTTTTAACGCTTTTATGCTTTGTGTTTTATGATCAGTACATTTATACACATTGCTAAATGCTCCTTTGCCTAAACTTCCCATAATTTCATATTGATATTTTACATGTTCCCCTTGTTTTACTATATATCTATGTTGTTTATCAATTGTATAAGTATCTTTTTCAAATGTAGGTATAAAATGTAAATCTGTATAGTGAAGCATGCTATAAAATCGATCAATCGAAAATGTCAAATGCATCCAATCTAATTCACGTGTTAGAATATTATCTTTCTTTTTATAATGGTGTATATAAATATCTCTGGCCGTAATAAAATACACATTATCTTTCGTAATATGTCCTTTTAAATAGTATAAATAGACTAAGCCTGTATGCATTTTGGAAATTAGTTTAATGTCTATTATTAAATTGTTTATATCGGAAAGTATTAATTTATTATTTATTTTTGTATCTATATTTTTTTTAATAATATCTATTCTATGTTGATAGTCAAATTCGGCTATTGATTCCATTATTATTAATTATAAATTCAATTTTTATAATCAATTTTTATAAAAATTGATATTATTTAATCCCCAACTTATCTAATAATATCAGAACTACTGGTTGAAAACTGTAAATATATATCGCATACAAACTATATTTAGTTTGGTTTTTAGTGTCTTTGTCTAAATTTAAACCATCGATGCGTTTTATATGCTTGAATGCTGCGAAGAATCGTATGTAATATACTGTAATAATTATATAAATTATTAAATTTGTTATCTTTTTAGTTTTATCGGTTGACGTATCAGTATAGACACCCATAATTAAAGTAATTATAGTAGATACTAGCATAATATATCCCGCGTCTGATAATAATAAGTTGCTAAATTCTAAAAAAACCTCATTAAGTGCAGCAATCTCAGTTTCATTTAAAACAGCTATAATAAATATAGATAAAAAATGAACGGTGGTAAAAAAAAATGAAGCCCCTTTAAGAATAAATGTATTCTCGGCCCCCACATTATTTATAAATTCTATATAAATATTTAAAATATTAGTTAAATCATACACTACCTCTAATTTATATAAAAATAATATTCTTTTTGTATCGAGAGGTGTTTTACGCTGTTCTTTGCTAATTAATTTACCCATTATTATATGTTGCACACTCCCCGTAAACCAATCCAAATAGTTTTTATAATCGCTGTATAAAAATATATTTTTATCATCTACATAGTTTTTTAATTTATTTCTAATTTTTGTATTTAACTTAAAAAAAAAATCTATATATTTATATTTTTTACTGTAAAATATGTTGTATGATTTTGTGGATACCGGTTTATATATATATTGGACATTTATGCCTTTATCATATACACCAATCGATTTATATAATATAAATAAAATAAAATAATTAATATGTACTTCTAATTTATCTTTTCCAAATTGCTTGTTTATGCTATTATATATAGTTAATAGTAATAATAAACTAAGTGTAAAACCCTTATCATTAAATAACCCATCATCTTCAACCATCCATTATAATATTATAATATTATAATAATGAAATACTACTTAATCCGTAAATAATCTGGGTGCTATAGACATACTTTCTAATTCTTGTATAAATAATTTCATCGCATATGGGACTCGAACCTCATTGAAATGGCTGTAGTTTTCACAATTTTTACACGCATATATATTTTCTTCTGAATTTACTATTCCAATTAAACCACATGTATTACATAAATACATTCTATAATTATCCGATCTATCTTGCAATGTTTCTTTCAGGAATTGAGCCGTTCCGTGTGCCAGAATACAATCCCGCTCCATTTCCCCAAACCTTAAACCACCATCCCTCGACCTACCTTCAGCCGGCTGTCTCGTTAAAATAACGTTTGGACCAGTGGATCTTGAATGAATTTTATCTTCTACCATATGTTTTAATCTTTGATAATATGTTGGACCAATATAAATATTTACCTTTAACTGTCTACCTGTTTGACCATTATATAATACCTCTTCACCGTGCCGATTAAATCCAACTGTTTCTAAAATATCGCCCAATTCGGGCAATTTTTTATCACTAAAGTTAGTGGCATCACCAAACAGATTTAAACTTAGACCTGTTTTAGCTGTTATACATTCAACTATTTGACCAATAGTCATTCTACTTGGAACAGCGTGTGGGTTCATAATAATATCTGGAACAATCCCATCTTTTGTAACGGGCATATCTTCCTGATTAAATATCATTCCAACAGTCCCTTTCTGTCCGTGTCTACTCGAATGTTTATCACCGATAGTAGGCTTTCTATTAGATCTAACCTTAATTTTTACAAATTTATACCCATCACTGTTTCGCGATATTACTTTTTTGTCAATAAATCCAGATTCATTAGGTCTTATCGAAGTGCTTGAACATTTGAATAAATTCTTATCTTTTGTTTTATAAGGAGTTACTTTTCCAATTATAACATCATTTTCACACACATAATCATCGAGTTTCCCAATACCATCCTCGTCCAGATGGGAATAATTATGCCCTTTAAGTCCCAATGTTAAATCTTTATCAGGTATTTTAAATTGTTCCTGGACCTGCGATCCCAATGATTGGGATTTTTTCTCTTCATCTTTATAGGTTCGGTAAAAGACCGAATTAAAAAGTCCTCTATCAATAGCACTTTTATTCATCAACACTGAATCTTCCTGATTATAACCCGAATAGGATGCGATTGCTACTATACAATTTATTCCACACGGTAAATTATTGGAGGGTAAATATTTTATAAGTTTATTATTAACAATTGGTAATTGTGGATAATTCAACACATTGGCAAGAGTATCCATTCGATACCTATAATTTGTGGCATAAATACCCATAGCCTGTTTACCCATAGCAGATTGATACGTATTTCTGGGGGACTGGTTATGATCTGAGAACGGAATAATCGATGCTAATACACCAGTTTGTAAACAAGGGTGTATTTCACAATGCGTATATTTATATTTAATAACCTTTTTGGCAACATCATCCAATTTATTAGAATTTATCGCTACCATACACGTATTTTCTTCTTCAACATCCACATATTCGATTACCCCTTCCTCCACAGAATTTGTTACATCGGTGTTATGTATAGTTGTATTATTTAAACTTTTACATAATAAATTATTCCAAGAGATTTTTTTATTATCTATGTCGTCGATAATAGATCCATCTATTCTAAATTTATTATTATCTAATATATATAATGGGCGGCAAGATCTCCCCAAATCACTGTATATATATATGGTGCTAGTACTAATTTCCCAAATAATCGACACATATATATTTATTATTCCACATCGCCTCAAGCCCTTCAATTTATTTACCAATAGTTCGGGTTCTTCTGTTAAAAATAACCAATCGCCATTCACAAATAGTTTTGTTTCAGATTTAATTTCATATGGCTCATAATCAGATATAGATTTGGTATATTCTTGTTCTAAAATATGAATTATAGATTCTATATTACTATAATTTGTAATATGATTCGATAAAGCCGCATTTTTAACTATCCCTACTGACGCACCCTCAGGTGTTTCCGCAGGACATAGTCTCATAAATTGGGTAGCATTTAATTTTCTGGGATCTACCAATTTAGAATTCTTTTCAATGGGTATATTTACCCTTCTTAAATGAGATAACGACGAGTTGTACGTTAATCTATTTAATACTTGGGACACTCCTTGTTTATTTAACGCAGCTTTTAATCCCCAATTACCAGTTGCCAGTGAATATTTAATACCTGTTGTTAATGTGTTTGATTTAAATATTTTATGTATATTACTTTTATTAACGATGGTGCTAAAATCGTTACCCGCCCTCCAAGCTCCATTAATAAATTCCTTATTTATTTGCGTTTTTGTATCTTTTATAAACTTCGTATAATACTGTCTAAATATATCTAACATCAAACTACCAGCCGTTTGAATTCTTTTATTACAATAACTGTCGCGATTATCATATTTCCTCTTACCCGAATATACATCTAACAATGTTTTAACCATTAATCCCAAAAAATACGCCTTCTTTTTAAAATTTTTCCCTACGTGTGGTAATAAATCATTTATTAATATATCATTCAAATAAATCAGCCTTCTTTTATTTTCGGATTCATCTCGATTATAACCCATCATATTCACATATTTAGATATGTAGTCTTCAGCTAAAGATCTTGTCGTAACCGCGGATCCTTCATACAAAGATCCCCTTAGAATTTGAGAATATTTTTGTTTCGTTTCTGTATCACAATTTATTAATATATAATCCATAATTTCTTTATCAGTTTCTATACCCAAAATCCTAAATACGACAAATAATGGTATATCTACCCTAATATGTGGTATAGACACTTTTATTAAATTGCCATATAAATCCTCTTTAGATGTGATTTTTATCTGTATATTTTTAGGAGTTAAAAATTTCTTATCTTCTAATGATTTTATTTCACAAATGTGAGAATATTTGGATTGTTTACGATTGTTTGGAAATATATATATCTTATTGTTTGCCATTATTTCTTGACTAATTAATACTTTTTCACTACCATTGATAATAAAATACCCACCTTCATCATATTCGCATTCTTCATAACTTTTAGGTGTATTTGCCGATACAGAACTTAATACACAGGCCTTGGATTTTAACATAATCGGTAATTGACATAAATGCACTTTATTAATGGTCTGTGTTTCTGACTCTATTATAGTTTTAAACCCTTCTCCAACCCGGGTTCTAGTCTTGTACCGTATATCAACCGAAACATTAGATACATAACTAAAATTTCGTATACGGGCTTCCATAGGATACATAATTTTCTGTGTTCCATTATTTTCATGAATTACTGGGGGGACAATCTTTATAGAATCAATATATATTTCTAATTCATACCGATGAGCCTGAACATCTATTTTTTTTATATCAATATGTTTTTCTATAAATTTATCTATTATTATAATATCGTCTGTATTATTTTTTAATTGCGATGAAAGCTCCATAGTTTTATTTGTATTTTCAAGTTTTAATAACGTAGATACTAACCTATGCAACTCTTCATAATCTGTAAATTCAGTCCATTTAAATAATGTTTCATCGGATAAATATGTTTTAAATGATGAATCTTCTTTTATTTTATAAAAGAGTTGGTCTTTTGTAAAATCGTAATTTAAAACCAATGGATTAAATTGTTCAATTAAATTTCCCAAATCTTTATCCAAAAAACTGTTGTAAGAATTTAACTGGTGTTCTATAAGAAAATTATCTTGTTTAATTAGTTCCTTGATTATTTTCCATGTATCCTGTTTCCACGAAAAATTATTTGACATTATTAATTTATTAAATAAAAACTTTTATTTAATCAAATTTTAATATTAATGTAATTAAAATATATTAATTAATATAATTACATTAATATTATTATGGCAAATAAAAAAATTAAAATAAATTTGGATACCGATAATAAAAGTATACTAAAAAATAAAACTCACGATCGTCAATTACCGGTTATAAAAAATCCCATTACACTTGGGCGGAAAATGTCCCCTATAAATAATACACTTGGGCGGAAAATGTCCCCTAAAAATAATACACTTGGACGGAAAATGTCCCCTAAAAATACCATTACACTTGGACGCCAAATGTCTCCTAAAAATGAACCATCATTTAGAGAAAGAGGTGGGGGGCAAGAACAAAAGCAATTGCAAGGGCAAGGGCAATTATCTAGTAAAAATAATATAGCATATAGAGAAATAAAAATGCAATCATCAAATAAACATAATACCGTATATAGAGAAAAATCCCCTAAAGATAATACACCTGTTATAAGAGAAAGAGAAAAGCAATCATCCAGTAAAGTTAATATACCAGTTAAAAAGATATTTCCTAAAAATGATACAGTATATAGAGTAAAATCACCTAATCATAATACAGCATATAGAGAAAAATCCCCTAAAGATAATACAACATATAGAGAAAAATTATCTAAAAATGATACACCTGTTATAAGAAAAATGCAACCATCAAATAAACATAATACACCTGTTAGAAAAATATCCCCTAACCATAATACAGCATATAGAGAAAAATTCTCTAAAAATGATACAGCAAATAGAGAAAAATCATCTAATCATAATACACCTGTTATAAGAAAAATGCAACCGCCAAATAAACATAGTACACCTGTTAGAAAAATATCCCCTAAAGATAATGAACTAGTTAGAAAAATATCCCCTAACCATAATACAGCATATAGAGAAAAATCACCTAATCATAATACACCTGTTATAAGAAAAATACAACCATCAAGTAAAGATAATACAGCATATAGAGAAAAATCAAGTAAACATGATACACCTGTTAGAAAAATATCCCCTAATCATAATACAGCATATAGAGAAAAATCAAGTAAACATAATACAGCATATAGAAAAATATCCCCTAAGCATAATATACCTACTATAAAGATATCCCCAAAAAATAATACACTCAGTAGAGAAATAAAAAAGCAACCATTAAGTAAAAATGATACACGTGTTAGAAAAAGATCCCCAAAAAATAATACACCAGCTAGAACGATATCCCCAAAAAATAATACACCTGTTAGAAAAAGATCCCCTAAAAATGCTGTATCTTTCAGACAAAGAAATAAATTAATAAAAAAAGGTATTATAAAGTCGCAAAACACGCCAGATTATTTAATAAATGATTTATATTTATTACTAAATGATAAATCTATATTTATTAATGTAGAATCAACCTAATATATTTATGAATGATTATAATAAATATGATTCAAATATTATAATTATTATTATAAACATATGAATCATCCAATTTTATCAAGATTTATTAAATATAATAAATCTATATTTCATTACAATAATATTAATACATTTAGAAAATCTTCCAAACACGCAAATGATAAAAATAATAAAATACGAGAAAATATAATTGGAGCCATTATAAATAATAAAATCCCAGCAGAATTTTATACAGATGCTAATACAGATGCTAATACAACCGCAAATACAAATGCTAATGAATGGACCAGATTAAAAACCTCCCTATTTAACTTTATCCACATATTAAATAATAAGTTTGATAAAATAGAATGTATACATAAGGGAGGTAGAATGTATCATTATGATTTTATTATAAAAACATATAATGGTGATACTATTCAAGAGTTTAATATAGAACTTAAATTTAACGCAAGCACTTTACAAAATGCCCCCCAATTCGTATCACCTATGAAACCCAGCCAATATTTAAACAAATCATTCGAAAATTATTATTATGATTCATATTTAAAAGAATTGTCTGATGTAGCTAAATTTCCCTTGCCTTCTAAAGAAAATTATATAGCACAAATTCATTCCAATAATCCCCGTTGTTTAAAAGAATACCAAGAACTATACTATAAGGGGTGTAAATCTAGCAGCAAATATACCAATGATGACACCGCTGTTAAATTTTATAATTTTTGTAAGGATATTTCTAAAAAAAGTATAGCTTCATTTATAACTCAGACAGACTTAGATATAGAAAAATTATCTAATTATTTATACACAACACAAAAAAATAAAATCTATATGCTGTACAGTAATAATAAATTTAATATTGAATACGTAGATATTAATGATTATAAAATAGAGAGTGTTACAAAAAACCCTTCAAAATCTCGCTATGAATGTATTAGTATAAATAAAAAAAAAATAAATGTCCTGTTAAGATGGAAAAATGGAAATGGTATTGCTTTTCCAGCATTTCAAATATCTTGATTTCTCTTCCCCTTACTACTAGTTCAAATATCTTGATATATAGGCATAATATGATTTAATTCGGTTGTATTTATCGCATTGTTTCCAAAATATAACTCTGTAAACGCCTGGCTACGGGGATCTTTAAAGGATTTTATTATTTTATTGTATAAATTTAAGAGTATTGATTTGGGAAGTTTATTTTTAAACTTTATAACCATTAAATGATTTTCTATAAGAAATCTGGTTGGGATATCTAATAAACTATAATTAAATTGATATTCACCTACCCCATAACCTCTGTTTATAATTAATAAAGGACCTTTAATACCCTTTTTTTTTATGTAATTTTTTTTAGGATTAGGGATGAGTTCATTAGTCCCCTGTTTCTTTTTAAATTTGGGAAATTCAAACAGTCCTACTTGATTATTTTTAATATCGGAACTATAAATTAATCGAGTTTCGTCGCTGTTATCTGTTAAAATATCTTTACATTGGTTCCATACAACAGTCCCAATATTTACTAAGAATCCCATTTGATCCAACGTTTTGTAATTTTTATAAAGACTTTCTAAATGTTCTAAATTAGATTTAGAACCAAATATGGTATATTTATTAATTTGTTTCACAAAAGCACTATTATCTATATTAGATTGGTTTTTTATTATTAAAATTATAGTTTCTTGACCTGTTTCTAAATATGTATCATTACAATGTTCAATCGTTAGAATTTGATATTTTTTAGAAATATATTCCCTAGTCTTATTATAATACAAACAATTTGTAAAGTTTTTTGGAAGCACAAAACTTAAAATACCATTCGTATTTAATAATCCTATAGATTTAATAATAAATAATATGAATATATTCGGACGTCCATCAAAATATGGATGATATATCGTATCAACCTGTTCCTTTTTCATTACATAATAGGGAGGATTTCCGATTATGAGGTCATACCCAATATCAGCAGAATAGGTTAAATAATCCTGGTGTTTAATAACTATATTTTTGGAAGCAAGGTTTTTAATCGAATTATATATAACCTCATTAAATTCTATACCGGTTATATCTATGTTTGGATATAGTTTATCCAATGCTAATATATATTCACCTGAACCACAAGAGGGCTCTAAAACAGTTTTAATATCTGTAAAATATGGTTGTAGTAGTGCTAAATTTTTATATATTGTTGAAGGTGGTGTAAAATAAATTCCATTATTTTTTTTAACCGCCTTAGATAATATACCAGTTAACTCTTTCGATACTTCCGAATAGTTCATTTAAATTGATTTATATTTTATAATATAAATCAATTTTTAAATTATTATAATAATAAATCTAAATTTATAAATGTAGAATCTTAATAGAATTTATTTTTAAAAAGTCACTTTAATACCGCCTTCAAATATTAATGAATAATTTGAAAAATCTGAATCGAATTTAACCCTATGGAGTCCAAAATATGGTTCAAATGACGATGACGGTATATACGAAATAGCTGTTTCAAATGGAATATCTATTTTAATGTATATTTGATTACTTTTTAGTTTTTCCACTTCTTCTTCATCTAGGCGCCCATAAAATCCATATCCAATCGATAAATTTGTATTTAAAACATTAAAATTATAATTAATATTATGCACGGAAAATTTTAATGTATAAGGCGGTCCCAAAGCAAGTGTTGAATATCTATATGAATCCGTCGAGAATCCTATATTCTTTACTGTTCCAGCATCCACACTATAACCACTGAGGTCATAATTACCTTTACGTCCTTAAAAGTCCCCCCAACGCCATCCAAATGGAAATCCTATTCTGACGTTCCTCGGCATATCTATATAATATATAGATATATAAATTTAAACTAATATAAATCTATATTATAAAATATAGATTTATATTAAATGATTATTTATGAAAATTATGTAGAAATTTTTAATGAAATGAAAAATATGATTTTAAGCTCTAAAGAGAGTATATACATATTTTCCTGGCTTTTTGATTTTGATTTTAAATTTAACAATGATGAAACATTCTATGATATACTTGTGGATGCTTCAAAGCGAGGTGTTAAAATTAATATGTTATTAATAAATAATGTGTTATATCCCCATATTAAACAAGCAAAGAGTATACATAATTTAAATATTAAATATATAGATAGTCCCTGTATATATAGAGCACCGGTAAATTTAGCATTTGCGGGATATCTATTTTATAAAAAAACGTATCCATATGAATATAGACCACTTGAAAATTTTAAAAAACCAGGACATTTTCATAATAAATTATTATTAATAGATAATAAAGAATTACTATTGGGTGGTGTAGATACCGATAAAACAAGAGTCTCATATATTAAATCTCCTGACAATAAAAAATATAATTGTAATAATTATGTATGGGATGAAATTGCTATAAAAATCGCATCTGTGCCAGAGCAGATTATTTTATATATAAAAAAACAATATGAAATGGATGGAAAGTATAATCCCGACATTAAAGCATTACTACCCTATGTCGGTAATTTTAGAAATGTTAATAATGAGATTACACATATTAAACACATCATTAATCAAGCAAATAAGTATATTTATATAGAAGCGCAATATATATTTTCTTATAAAAAAAATACACTATTAAAAACATTATTATATAAGATTTTATCAAATATTAAGGATAAAAAGGAATTTAGTGTGGTTATATCTACTAATTATATCCAGTTAGATATATCGAATGTATCACAAAAAAACATATTTACAACTAAACTCCATAAATATATTAAAGAAATAATTCATTTATTTAAAATAAATAATGTATCTCCAAATATATTAAAAAACTATTTATCTATAACCTATTTTAATGATATAAAAATACACAATAAAATGATTTTAAATGAACATATGGGTTGTTTTACATCCTCTAATTTTTTATCAAGATCATTTAAAGGTAATGATATTGAACTTGGTTTATTGCTCGATAAAGCCAATTCTGAAAAAATATTTAATGTGCAAAGTAAAAAACTATTTAATACCAATAATATTAAAAACATTCTAAAAACCGCACCCAATTTACTCATAAATTGCCCTAAACAAACTTTTGGACAAACAACAACTTCAATATTATCAAATATAGTAACATTAGGAACAATTAATAAATATGTGTAGAAACATAATAATAAACAATAAAATAAAATAATTTGATTGTTTATTATTATAATAATAATAAGCATATGTATTTTCTAATTTTATTAAAAGATTTGTACGATTCAATCGTTAACAGCAATATTTGGGATTATAATATTTATACGGGTGATCGATGGGATAATGTAGAGTAGTTTATTATTATTATTAGTATTATTGTAATATATTTTTAACAGTCTATTTTTAAAATATATTACAATAATATAAATATGTATTTAAAAATTGTAAATCCAATAACAAATTGGTGGGGATATCAACCGTCAAGAATTTATAGATTATGAAGGAACCGATTTACAAGCTTATTATTCTTACGCAATGTTATGTAAAAACAATTTAATTGCTAATTTAAAGAATGTTGATGGGAGTAAATGTAATGGAAGGAAACCCTGAAGATATACAATTATTGTTTGCGGAGCAAATGGATTAACATTAAAGTTTATTTGTAATAATGGGCTCATTTACACAATTAAATTGGTCTTTGAATTTCAACAAACGTTCGAAGGGAGGATAACTACCGCAATTAAAAACGAATATGAAAAAACTCTAATGACTGAATATAGGGCTATTAACCAATTTAACAGCCCCTACATCATGAAAGCGACACAATATTTTTTATTTAAACCAACTGAGCGAAGATTTATTTTATCATCTGATATAGATGTAGCAAGAAGGAATCTGGAATATATTAATGTCCCCGATTTTGACAATCCAGTGTATAGGCAACCTCAGCAATCTTGGCTCGATAAACCGACATCCCCCCCCTTTTTTGGAGGTATGATTTTAGAAAATGTCCAATACAGATTTGAAAATTTACCAAATAATTATATTATTTTAGTATCTATATTTTTACAATACGTTATTGGATTGAAAGAAATTAACGATAAAGGTTATATCCACAAGGATATAAAACCTGATAATTTAATGTATAACTATAAAAATGAAGAATATACCGCGAAGATAATCGATTTAGGAACAGTTTATAATATAATTACTGAAACAGCATCATTTACACCAGCATCCCAACAATGGATGCCCGAAAAAGACATTTTAATTTTACAGGCTCTAACGGAAACAGCTCCCGCCTTATCAACAAGAACCAACACCGAAAAAAATAAAATAATAATTGATTCAATTACAAATAGTTATGATTTATACTGTTTGTGTAAAAGTTTTTTAGAGCAATTTGATATAGATAAAAAATCTATATTTTATACTATTCTGGCTGAAGGCATTCACGAAAATCATACTAAGCGAATTAAAAATGATGATGCTATAGGGAAAATACGGCAATTATTAAAAACCCCCATTAAACGATCGACAAGTAGTCCATTTTAGTATCATCATTTAGTATCATCATTTAGTATCATCATTTAGTATCATCATTTAGTATCATCATTTAGTATCAGAAATTAAATTTGATTCAGATGTCATTTTTTAATGTATGATAAAAATGTTTATTAAAACCTTACTCACCTCATTAGATAGTTTAAACCTAGAAAATGTTAAAAATACCGTGTATAATGATACTTTGGTTGTCGAAATATCTGGTTGGATTAAAACCTACAGAAACCAACGAGAAATTTCATTTATGGCTATAAATGATGGATCAAGTCAACAAAATCTTCAAGTACTTTTTGATACCAGCACCTATTTCGCTAAGGAAGAAGATGTTCAAGTTATAAAAACTAAAATAGATAAATTATCGGTAGGGGCATCAGTCGAATTGCGTGGAATTTTGGTTAAACCCCCAGACAGTTCTAAAGAACCAGTTGAACTGCATATCATCGATATTTTACATATGGGTCCAATAATGGACAAAGAAACCTATATTATTAGTAAAGGGCGTGTTAAACCCGAAGTGATGCGGAAATACCAGCATATTAGATGTAAGACCAACTACTTTTCAGCTATTATGAAAATCCGTAGCCAGGCGTCCTATGCCCTCCACACATTTTTCCAAAACAATCTGTTTCATCATTTGGATCCCAATGTTTTTACCACAGGGGATTGTGAAGGTGGTGGGGAGACATTTCAAGTTGTGGGACCAGACGATATATGTAATGCTGGATCGGAAGATTTCTTTAAACAGAAAACATATTTAACGGTTAGTTCTCAACTGCATTTAGAGGCTTGTTGCTCTGGTTTAGGGAGGTGTTATACCACGAACCCTTCTTTCAGAGCCGAAAAATCAAAAACTTCAAGACATCTTGCTTCATTTGGTCACGTAGAATTTGAATTTAGTTTTGGTGCTCTTAATGAGTTGATGGATATTTCAGAAGAGATGGTTAAGTTTGTAATTACCCAATGTTTAGAGAAATGTCCTTTAGAATACGCTTTTCTAAACGGTTATTATTCGAAAGGGGTATTGGAAAAGTTGGAAAAATATGCAACGTGTGTTTATCCACGTATATCATACGATGAAGCATTGGATATTTTGGAGAAAGCAAAATCCACTAAAAAATTTAAAGTATCCAATGAAGATATGCCTGAATGGGGGGATGATTTGGGGAGCGTTTGCGAACGATATTTGGCTGAAGACCACTATAAATCTCCGCTGATGATCTATAACTATCCAAAGGACCTGAAGTCTTTTTATATGAAAGCAGATCTGGACAACCCAGAGGTGGTAAACTGTATGGATATGATCGTCCCTGCTATTGGGGAACTCATTGGTAGTTCGGTTCGTGAAGATGACTATGATAAGATTGTTTCCAATATGGAAAAGAAATCTATAGACATGGGACCACTCGATTGGTATTTAGATTTAAGACGCAATGGAAGTTGGAGACACGCTGGTGGTGGATTGGGGTTTGAGCGACTTGTTGGACTTCTAACCATGACAGCAGATAACTTTAATGTTAGAGAATGTTGTCCATTCCCTGTAGCATATGGGGAATGTGAGTATTAGGATTACAGATTAAATAGTAATATCCCCATCTATAGCAGAAATTAATACTTTATTCTAAGTTTTTAAATAATATATTAAATTATTTAAAAACGATATTAAAGATATATTTATATGAAATTAATGTTTAAACTTTTTTTATTATTAAATAGTTTTTTATCGGTTTTATCACAGCCTGTTATAGAAATTCCATCCGTCATATTCCCCAATACAACTAATTATACAATTAGGGATTTTCCCAATAATTACAGTTATACCCTGGAGTATAAAAAAGATGTATGGTTGGAGTTGGAAACCAGTCAATTACATTCTCCTCTCCACCTTTCATACAATAATTTAATACACTATAAAGATTATACATTAAGGTATAGATTAACAGACAATGCCAATAACAGTATATATAGTAATAATTTTAATGTAGCCCATATTAACTTACAACATACTATAGATACAGACTCTAAATTAATCCATTTAGAGTGGAACAATGAGTATTTTGTTGGAAATAATAATTTATACCTGGACTATTTATTTTTTAATGTAACAGGAAATTTAGACAGTTTTACGGAATTAAATCTTACAAACAGCCACACTATAAATATAACATTATTCCTAGATAAATATTTTCTGTATGATTTTAAAATTTTAGTTAATAACAGCAGATATAATTTAAGTTCTGAACTTGATTTTAAGTATGATGATTTGGTAAAAATAGAAACAAATGGTTTAATAAGTGCAAATGTTTTCTGCGTAGAAAAATTATGTTCCGAAGGAGTTAAGAATGAATGGCAAACGTGTATACGTGGACGAATTTACAAATCTATTTGTCACGCTATCTGTTATAATGAACATTTTTATACGTTAGATGATTTTGTTAGGTGTGATAATAGTTCCAGCACAACGAGCGCTATTACCACCACTACTATGGAATCAACGGTGGAAACAACTGGGGAATCTACTGGGGAATTTAGAACAGAAACAACTGCGGAATCAACAGGGAAATCTAGAACGGAATCAACCCAGGAATCAACGGTGGAATCAACGGCGGAAACAACTGCGGAATCTAGAACGGAATCAACTTGGGAATCTAGAACGCAAACAACATTGGAATCAACACACGCATCTCCATCTGAATCTACTAGGGAATCTGGACCGGAATCTACTAGGGAATCTAGTTCGGAATCTACTATGGAATCTAGTTCGGAATCTACTAGGGAATCTGGAACGGAATCTACTAGGGAATCTAGTTCGGAATCTACTAGGGAATCTGGAACGGAATCTACTAGGGAATCTAGTTCGGAATCTACTAGGGAATCTGGAACGGAATCTACTACGGAATCTAGTTCGGAATCTCTAGTAAATAATTCAGTATTTAATTCGACACATACTGATAGTATTATGGGTAGAAATGATTGGATATATATGGGAACTGGCATTATCGTAATTATTTTTTTATTAGGAATATTAATTATTGTTAAACAACACAGAAATTCACTTAAAATAAAAAGACAACTTAACCTTTCAGAAATTAAAACAACTAGGGGGTATGATAACCCAATGTATAATAACCTAACTGAAAATAAAGTATATTCTAATGATACTCCCAATCATACTCCCAATCATACTCCCAATCATAATTATCATTTTCAAAATCCAGATATATCAACTGATTTATAACTGGATAATATTATAATAATTTGATAAATTTAAATCATAAATATTTCACGAATAAATGGATAAACAATCTTTATGGGAAGAATTAGCATATGGTTTCAAAAAATTTATACCACTAAAATGGAATAATAATATCACCGTAACTGCGGTTAAATTGTGTGAGATTTTTGATTTATCTCAAGGATAAAAATTTATGAACCAAAACTAATTTAATTATAATAATCAGTATAATTTATTCACACAGAGAGTTTTTAGATAGGGTCTTTAATTATAGAAATCATCCAAAAATATAGAGTCTCTTTTTTTATATAATATCGATACTTACCTGTTTAAATGAATTCCTAAATTAACATTGCACAAAATATCTTATTTAATCCTATTATCTTTTAAGATTCTGCCAAAGATTATTTATAATTTTTCAAAATTCCATTAGATTTATATTATTTATTGGTTTAGTAAAAATTTATAATATTCTAAATCACAAAATTTTAATCACTATATCACTATTATCTATAAGATTTTTGATTATCTAATATAATTAAAATTATTAATAATTGTATTTGATTCTTCAATAAATCCAGATTGAGAGTATAATTTAGCTATTCTAAATTCCAAATCAAAATTTTCCAGTATTATTTTTTAAAAGATTATTTAATATTTATAACACAATAAAAAAATGATATATTATTTAGTGCCGGAATATAATTTGGATTTATTTTCCACATTTTTAGACGCGTAATATTTATTAAATTGTATGCTTTTATACGAATTTTATCAATATTAATTGCTTTATAATTCTATTTTACACATTAAGACATAATTATTACTATTATTTAATTCATTATTATATTCTATAATTCTATTTTGTTTATATAGTATATTCTAATTTTTTATCCATAATGTTTTATTAAACTATTATTTTCATTCAAATTATACATAGTTTAAAATGATTAAGATTTTACACTCTATATAATATAATTAAAATAACTAATTCCTAATCACAAAAATTAAATTTTGCTGCCGCCCCCCACTGTGTTTTATCCTTAATCCTTTTAAAGCCGGGATTTTCCACTTTGGAGCCTGCCAATTCAAAGCTATACCCATCCATATTAAAGCTAATAGATAAGCTTTCCTTTTCAATAGCCGGTCCATCTTTTTTTGGCGCATCTAATGTTTCCTTTAAATAGTGGAGTTGCCCACTCCCCTTCCCCCCACCAAAATAGCCCTTAAGATCTATTCCATCATAATCTTGTGGTTTAGAGTCAAGGTTTTTTAATATTTTCTCCCCATCTATTAGAATTACTTCTACTCCCAACCTATTTCCCTCAAGCTTCGCTGAATATGACCCCATGGATACACTAACAGGGGTTTTTAGCCCATTACTAGTGCCGATTGTATCAAGACCATTACCTCTAAAGTAATTATACCCTGTTACTAACGACATATTCTCCAACCCAGTGTAAGCAAGAAACGCGCCGATGCTGGTACCGTCCCACTTTATGAAGTCATTTTGGGTTTTTGGTTCTGTTACATACGTCGCATACGACTGTGCGGAGTTTAGGCGCGTAATATTACCAGATAGCGCACTACCGGTTATAGATACATCAACCCATTGAATTGCCTGGAGGCTATAGAAACCCCCTATGGCTGATGATGTTCCATCCACCTCGCCGGTATGGTCCTTATCTTGCTCAAACATAAATTCGGCCCGCCTCAACATCCGCCCGGCATATTGACTGTTATATCCTAAATTTGTGCGCTGGGAGACGGCGTCGTACTCGACGTCGGCGACGGCGTAGTCCTCGTTGGCGTCGGCGACGGCGTAGTCCTCGTTGGCGTCGGCGTAGTCCACGACGACGTCGTAGTCCATATCCAAGAACGAATTCTCTCTGATGGGTCTCGCCAAATAGAACATACGAACATCGCGATAATCCATGTCCACAAAGCGGCTATTGTCAACAACATTATAAAGAACGCTAATCCTCCCATCCAAAATATTTTGACCCGCCCCAAAGGTTACGTTTCCACTGACGAGATCCATGGATTCGGAGGCAGTCCCACCATTCCATCTATAGTTCATACCCACCTCCTTTACAACTACTCCTGGTTTTTCACATATTTTATTCAATTTCGCTGATTGGAGATTATTCTTTATATTCTTCAAACTCATATTTATATTATATACAACTATTTTATTTTCAGAAATTATATAATTTAAATTAATTTAAATAAAAACTCTAATATAATTTAAATAATCACAAATTTAATTAAAAACTCTAATATAAGTTGGATTTTCCACATTTTTCTAAATGTTTAGACGCATAACAAGAACATACCATCTAATAATCAACGCATTGTAGGTTCTTAAATCCTACCTCTCTATTCTCAATATAATGTTTTTACTTATAAACTATTTTTTATATTATTATATAATGTCCAAAGTATTAGCAGAATATATATGGCTTGATTGTAATCAAAAACTCCGTTCTAAAACAAAGGTCTTGCCCGAAAAAACATCACTATCAGATTTACCCATATGGAATTACGATGGTTCTAGCACTGGACAGGCTACTGGGGAAAATTCGGAAGTGTTGCTCAAACCCATCAAAATTTACCCAGACCCATTTAGAAAAGATGAACATATATTTGTGTTGTGCGAATGTCTAAATCCCGACAGCACCCCCCATAAAACCAATACCCGGCACCCAGCAGTCGAAATATTTAAAAATCCAAAAGTTAACCTTGAAGAACCTTGGTATGGGATAGAACAAGAATATATTTTATTAAATTCTCAAACGAACACGCCTCTTGGATGGCCATTAAATAAAAATTGGGAACCTAAACCCCAAGGTAATTACTATTGTTCGGTAGGGGCAGATAATATTTCTGGGAGAGAAATAGTTGAAAAACATCTTAAGATGTGTCTTAATGCTGGATTGACGATGAGCGGTATAAATGCTGAAGTAATGTTAGGGCAATGGGAATATCAAGTGGGTCCATGCGTAGGAATTGATAGTGCTGACGAACTAACTATTTCAAGATATATTTTACACCGCGTCTGTGAATCATTTGGCGTAAATGCCACCCTTGAACCAAAACCTGTAGCAGGTCATTGGAATGGTTCTGGGTGTCATACAAATTTTAGCACAAATTCAACCCGGAATGAAAATGGATTAAAGGCGATAAAAGAAGCTATGAAACGCTTAGAAGCAACCCACGCATTACATATGGAGCATTATGGGAGTGATAATCGACTGCGTATGACTGGGAAATGTGAAACGGCCTCCTATGATAAATTTACATATGGGTTGGCAAACCGAGGGGCAAGTATAAGGATCCCCAGTGAAACAAAGAATAATGGGAGGGGGTATTTTGAAGATCGGCGCCCAGGCAGTAATATGGATCCTTATATGGTAACATCATTATTAGCAAAGAGCATATTGCTATAAGTTATTTAAAGTTATTTAATGTTATATTATTTATAAATAATGTCCATACCCATTCTTATCATTAATTTAAAAAATCAACCAGATTCACTTACCAGAACTTTTAATGAACTTTATAAGTTAAGCGAGTTATCTAACACTGTAACCCGTATGAATGCTGTTAATGGTCTAGACGCAGAAAAATTAAAACACAAATATATATCAAAAGAAGTTGAACGGAATATTCAGTCTATTGAGAGCACTGTTATATTACCTACTTGGAAAAGTGTTGGATGCGCAATTTCACATATTCGTTGTTGGGAGTATATGTTAAAAATAGGTTTAGAATATGCGATGATAATGGAAGATGATGTTAAAATAAATGATGTCGACAATGTTTTATATAGTATAAATGAATCATTGCGTCTATTAAATTCGAAATTATATAAAAATATTTTTATATCGCTTAAGTCAAAATCCAATTTAATCCCATCTGGGTTTTCAAATAACATTAAAAACTATCATCAGCAATTTACTGGTACAAGTTGTTATTTTATTAATAAAAATTGTGTAGAATTTTTATTAAAACATTTAAGAATAATAACATATCAAATAGATATCGAAATAAGTAGATTATTTTTAAAATATGCCAAAAATTATGATATTTATGGTATATACCACGAATCAGGTATAGATAATTATAACCATGTTTCAACCGTCCAGTATCATTTTATTAGTTATACAGACCTTGCTAAAATTATTCAGTCATCCAATTATTTCTTACCAAATGAACTTATAGAACATATTTACCTGGGTTTACCTACGCAAAAATCACTTAAAACAACATATTTAGATTATAATCAAGGAAATAATGATTATTTTATAATTTGATTGTCGGAAATATAAAATAACGTTATTAATAAATGCATAATAATAACTTTATAGTTCTCGACATTGAGACAAATGGGATAGGCGCTTTCCGCCCAATACCAACCCAAACAATTACCCAATTGGCTTTTATCAAATTTAAAAGCGATGGCACGGTCATCAAGGCGTGTTCTAATATTATAAAAGGTGCCACCGAAATAAAGTCTCACCCAGCGGTAACAATAAGTTTAGAACGCATTAAAAACGAAGGGGTAGATTATAATGTAGCTATAAACAATCTCTTTAATAATATAGATTTAAATACAATTTTAGTGTCTCATAATTTTGAATTTGATAGTGGGCTTATTAAAAATGCGATAAAGAATGATGCGTTAGAGTTTCCAAATAATAAATACATATGTACTATGAAATCATCCACCGATTATTGTAAATTACCAAAGGGTATGTATAGTGCTAAATATAGTGGGTATAAATTTCCAACATTAAAAGAGTTGTCGTCGAAATTAGACATTACAATCGATTCTACAAAATTGCATGATGCCCAATATGATTGTGAAATCACTAAAAAATGTCTCTTGGAAGGTTTAAAACAAAATATATTTAAAGTGTAATTGCTTATAGTGGAATTGCTTATACTGGAATTGCTTATAGTGTAATTGCTTATAGTGGAATTGCTCATAGTGGAATTGCTCACGCAATTCTAGTCTCGGTCTTGGATAAAGAGCATCCTTCATTAAAATTTAAGTTTTCACCATCTAATGAAAAATCAGAAGGTCTTGATATGGACCAATCTGTTGTATTTTTTAGAACCCCACACTGAGTATAAATGTATCCAACTAGAGCACTGCACCAAAAACGATTTATTTTTTGTGGATTTGGGTCGCGTTGTAATAATGCCTCAATCCAATCTTTTGGGTATAAATCATATGGTTTATCATACACCACTTCATGGATTTTTTTTAAATTTTCTTCACTAAATAATGTTGGGTCACATTCTACTGTTCTAATAATAATTTTTGAGCCTTTAAAATTCGTTAATACTTCGTCAATGGGAGTTATCTGAACTCCTAATTTTATTTTTCCATCCTGGGGATCTGCTTTACCCTCCCAACTCGATTCCCATAGATAAGTCCCCTTTAATGCGGGGTCTATAAAATGAGGATCTTTAATAACCATCCCCACGTGGGAATAATTGGAATGGGTAGCATACTTAATCATATCCGAAAAATATTGCATCCATCCATCCGTATGACCACAAAATAACATTAAATCTCCAGTTTTCAAATTATCCATATATATTAGTATTATATTATTTTATTAGAATACTCTTTAATAAAATAATAAAAATAATAATAATTCTTAATTTTATTTTAAACTAACTAATTATTTTTATTAACGAAGCCTTTTACGGTTAATACTACGATTATTAATAATTTTACGGTATTTAATTGTTTTCCCACGGGGTTGACATACATCTATATTAATAACTTGGACAATGTATTTATTTCTAGACCGGTGAATAAAGCAAGTAATTTTAGTTTTATTTTTACTAGACCCACCTGTAATAGTCGTCTGTATATAATCATTTGAACCCCAATCAATATTTAGTGGGTTTGCGTCGATATTGATCAGATCTATAATTCGTTCGTATATACGACTATAATCTATAAAACTTAATACGTTAGAATAGTCATCTCGCATATGCACCGTTTTTGTTGTATTTTCAGGTGTTGTAGTTCCTATAGATTTTCTACACATTGGACAGGAATCATTCTCTATTAACCATTCAGCTGCACAGGAATGATGAAACATGTGGTGGCACGACAATATAACATCTGTTTTAGTAATACTTTCCAGGCATATTGCACATTCGATTGGGTGGGGGATTTGTTCCATTTTTGCATAATAATGAATATGGAATAAAATTATCAAATTTTTTATACCAACTATCTATACCAACTATTTATTTATACTATGTATAAATACTAGGTAACTATAATACTAGGTATAAATACTAACTAAAATACTAAGTAACTATAATACTAAGTAAAAATAGTTTCAAGTATTTAAAAGTATATAAAATTGATTAAATAATTATATAAATATCATAAAATTATTTAATGAATAATTTGGAAGATGTAACTGGTTTAATTACTAAATTTAATGGAATGAAAGATAAGTATTATAGCTTGGTTGAAGAAGAATTTAAAAAATATATCCAAGAACCTAATAATAAAAGTCTCTTAAAATGTTTATATATTAAATATCCATATCTAAAGAGGTCTAAAAGATTAAATAAACGTTCAAAAATAATTAAAGAAAAAGCATTTATAAGTGAACTTTTAGAAGACCCCTATTTTTCAACCCAATTTACCAAAGAAGAAAAAGATAATATATATAGATATTGTATTTTAAAAATTAGGGGTTTATACAAACATGCCCAAGCATTAAAAACAGGATATTGTAATGGGCAAATAATAAATGCATTTTCGGAAGAGAATACGCTGTCCGTGTGCATAACCAAAAATACTCTAGAAGCAAATGAGCAATGGCTTAGTCGATTGTTTAAAGAATTGGATAATCGATATCCCCACGTAGGTTTAGGTGATAAAATTATGATAATTTCATCCAAAAATAACGATTTAAATGGAAACGCAACCCATTGCAAAGATCTGAATGATGCGTGGAGTTATTTAAAGAAAAAAAATAATTTTAAAATCGTATTTATTTGTAGTAATAAAACAAGAATTCAAGATATTCTTGAAATGGCTGAATCGTTTTTAAATCTCAAAGATCATCTAAAAAAAACATTGCGGATATTGCACGACGAGGCTCATAATTCAAAGGAAGCAATACCCTTTAGAAACATTATTGAAAATATATTACCACTCATTAATGTTTTATCTTACCAACCTATAACAGCCTCTAATAATTCACTTATAGATACAAAAAACCCAATTTGGAATAAAGAAAATTTGGAGAAAAACGCTATTAATTTTACACAGTTTGATAAAACTAAATCAGACGATTTAAAATACTCCTCTTGTAACGATTCGATTAAATTAAATTTTGAAGAACTTAAAAAACACCCTAATTGGAAAAATTATAACGTTGAAGAAGTGTCACGGGAATTATTTATTGAAGTGGACCATAAATATAAAAACAAGGTTTTAGAAGAACTAGGTGAAGAAGAACTTAAAGATGTAGATAAAAGAAGACAATTGGAATTTTGTCAATTTATGAAAAATAATAAAGAAGAAGAAGCCGTTAACAATGGCATAAATAGTCTGAATTTAAACAATCTTATAAATTCAGACTATTTTATCAAAGATGCCTTTAACATACATATTATGTCGACTCCTAATCGGAAAATTATTACACATTTATTGTCTAAAGAAGCACTAAAAATGGATTTTAACCCCATAGTATTGGCTGTTTATGGTAATGAGGGCGATAAATACCATTTATTTCACGATAGTAACGATGCTAAATGTGTAGATACTATTATGGGCGAGGGTGAATTCAATGATAAATTACTAAAACTAATAAATTATCTTAAAGAACAGCACATTAATATAAAACGTCCATTTATAATTATAGGAAACTATACCCCAACTGGAGAATCTTTATCCTATGTGCATTATGAATATGGTACGATTAGAAGTGTTATTAGATTAATATCCACAAATGCTGAGGAAGATTATCAAAGTGCGTGTAGAGGAAACTATATGAATACCAAATTTATAGAAAAGGACCCTAATTGGACACAGCCTATTAAATACCTTGTAGGACAATCAAATTTCATCAATAATGCTTTGTCATATGAAGCCGAAAATGATGCTAGAATAGACTATTTAGAATTAAATCCTAAAAATGAAGATGAAAATGGTCACAGCACTATATTGCCTATTCTATCCCCTCCTAAATCTAGAACCGCAATACCCATAAAAATAACGTTAGACAGGAGCGATCCTCTAATACAAGATTTAGTTGGAATTGCTTTAATACCTAAAAAAAACCAAGACCAAAAAGAATATTTCTTGCTTAAATTAAAAAAATGCTGTGAAGATGACGAAGTTGAATGTGAAATAGAAGATAAAACAGGCAAATTTAATTGGGAAATGAGGATAAAAGACTTTAGACAGTACAGTAAAAAAAACATTAACGATGTACCTAAACTTGGGTATTGGAAATTTAAATCGTATCAAATAAATTTTGAAGTGGGAACTCCCTTTATAAATAATACAAGTGGACACAGTATAGGGGATTGTGATTTATTAGTTTGTAACGACCAATACCTTTTAAAAAATGAACAAGGTGGAATTAAAGAGATAAATAAAAAATCCACTTGGTGGATGGGATATAAGTATTTGTAAAACACCACTTTATATCAATTACTTTATTAAAAAGACTTAACTCTTTACTATTAGTTAAAGATTTCTCTTAACATATATTTACTAAATGGTATTAATTGACGAGTATTTAGGTCTCCAAGAAAAATACGAAAAGAAATATGGTCCTAAAACAATTGTTCTATATGAATGTGGGCAATTTTTCGAAATATATGGTGTTGAAAACGAAACGGAGAAGTTGGGTAAAATATATGAAATAGCCGACATAACCAATCTATCGGTGTCTAAAAGAAATAATAAATACAATCCAGTATGTAAAAAAAATCCTCTTATGGCTGGATTTCCAAACCATGCTTTTGAAAAATGGAAAAATATATTATTGAGCCATAACTATACGGTTATTAAAATTGAACAAGATGGGCATGGAACTAAAGATCCCGTGAGAAAGGTAACTGAAATCGTATCACCAGGCATTAATATGGAATCTAACAACTATACAAATAATTTAATATCTATATATTTGGAAGAAATAAATACAACTTTAGAAAATATACTCTATGCAGGCATATCTATTATTGATATTACAACTGGGGAAAACCACATATATGAAATAAAATCGGATAAAAACGATAATAATTATGTGTTAGATGAAATATTTAGGTGTATTCAGTCATACAATCCATCCGAAATAATTATTAATACCGAAAATCTAAAAATGAAACGAGAAACCATTATTAAATACCTGGAAATTGAGGGTCGCATTGTCCATTATGATAATTATTTAGACAGTCATTATCTATTAGAAAATAAATATAAGATTCCATTTTTGGAAAAAATATTTCCTAAACAAACTATGATTGGTATTATAGATTATCTGGATTTAGGGACCATTTATTGGGGGTTATCCAGTTACATCTATTTATTACAGTTCTCATACGAACATAATGAATCGATTCTTAATAAATTAATTAAACCCAGGATTTGGGATACGACCGACTATTTAATGTTATCGTATGATTCGATTAATCAATTAAATATTATTCCTAATAAAAATTTACAATTAAACACTAAGTATGATTCACTGCTTAATTTATTGGATATGACCAGTACTAGTTTAGGAAAACGTTTATTAAAACACAGTTTGGTAAATCCTACCATAAATATAGATGAATTGGAAAAACGATATAATCTAATCGATTGTTTAAGACAAAAGGTTAATGTGGATTATTTATATTTAGATATTGAAAATATGTTGGAAAAGGTCTTTGATATAGAAAAATTACATCGGCGTATGACCATTGGGTTGCTAAATCCGGCATCGTTTAGTAATTTAGATATTTCATACCGATTTATTACTAAACTTTTCAATCTAATAAAAGATGTAGAAAATCCGCATTTAAATAAAATACTTCCTGACAGTAAACATATAGATAATTTTAATCTTTTTATAAAAGATTATAATAGTAAACTTAATCTGGATATTATTAATGGATGTACATTAAATAACATCAAGAAATCGATTTTTACCAAAGGTTCTTATGACCCAATTGACGCATTACAAAATAAAATAGATAATTGCTACCTTTTTTTTAATACATTAGGGGATCATCTATCGAGCATATTGGATATTAAAACGGGCTCTATTGAATTAAAAGATAGTGATCGCGATGGGTTTCATTACAATTTAACTAAAAAGCGGGGGCAAGCATTAAAAACTAAATTAGCAAACACTGTTATAAAAATAACGGTGAATAATAAGGTTATTGTGGTAGATCCAACCACTATTGAATATAAAACATCCAGCAGCATAACAAAACTATTTTCACCCGAAATAAAAAATTGTTCAGAACAATTAAATTTTTACCAACTAAAAATGATGAAACTGTGCACCGAACAATTTAAACTATTATTGAATGAGTACGATGAAAAATATGGAGACTCTCTTAAATACATTGTAAAATTTATAGCTTATTTAGATTATATTAAAAGTTGTGCGAAAGTTTCCATATTATATGGTTATAGCAAACCTATTATAGATGATAAATATGGTAAAAGTTATATAGATTCAAAAAATTTAAGACACCCCATTATCGAAAAAATTCATACCGATGTGGAATATGTGCCGAATGACGTAGACCTAGGAAATAATACCAGTGGTGTATTGTTGTATGGAGTAAATGCGGTTGGTAAAAGTTCGTATATGAAATCGGTTGGATTATCTATAGTAATGGCGCAGGCGGGCATGTACGTTCCAGCCGAATCGTTCCGTTATTATCCTTATAAATATATATTTACCAGAATTTCTGGCAACGACAACATATTTAAAGGGCAATCCACATTTGCCGTTGAAATGAGCGAATTGCGTTCTATTATTAAACGAGCTGACAGCCGTAGTTTAATATTGGGTGATGAACTATGTTCTGGAACAGAAACCGTTTCAGGCTTATCTATTGTTGCTGCTGGGGTTATAACATTGGAAAAACTTAAATCTAGTTTTATATTTGCCACTCATTTACACCAATTATCATCTATGGAGGAAATTACGGTATTAGATAAAATTAAAAATTTTCATATGGAAACAATTTACAACGAAGCTGAAAAAAAAATAATTTATAATAGACGGTTGAAGGAAGGGTCTGGAAATGCGATATATGGGTTAGAAGTTGCCAGAGCAATGAATTTAGATCCTTCTTTTATAAGTTTAGCCAATTCAATACGGAAAAAAATATTGAATATAGATGAAAAGATTATTCCCAAAAAAACATCCGCATACAACTCACAGATTATTATAGATACCTGTAAGATATGTCTGAAAGAATGTGAGGAAATTCACCATATTAAACCCCAGTGTATAGCCGATGATAATAATATTATCGAGGGACACAGCAAAAATATTAAACATAATTTAATCCAACTGTGCCACGACTGCCACCAAAAAGTGGAGAATGGGGATTTAGAAATATCTGGATATGTCCAGACAAGTAGTGGAATTGAGGTCCGAACAAAAAATTTAACTAAGAATGAGGTGGTAGATAAAAAAAAGAGTAAGAAAAAATATAATAGCGAACAAATTGATATAATAAGGGATTATGCCATAAAAAGTAATAACAACTTAAGTAAAAGTAAAAAGTTATTAGAATTGGAAAAAAATTTAAAGGTATCTGTCTCAATTATAAAAAAAATATGGAGTGATGAATACTAAATTTATTTTACTAATTTTACTAATTTGAATAATACCAATTTTAGCAATTAGAATACCAATTAGAATACCAATTAGAATAATACTAAATAGTATTGTAGGTGTTTTGTCCCAAACACTTCACGCAATAGACGCACATACTAAGTAGAACGATGACAGCAAATAGAGCCGTGAAAGCCAGTCCCGTATATGCCCAGAGTTCAGTTTTATCAAGCCCAATTATATCGAGACTACAATTGTAACTAATAGAACTAAACAAAGTTTTTGGAATTTGAAATGGGAGGCACGTATTAAAAGAGGTATTTGTAAACAAACTAACATCGGCAAGCAGATCATTGCAACAATTTGGATAACCGTTTTCAGCAACCGCCGTATTGTAACACATATTTTTCATAGTGACACTTTTATTTGCGGATGAACAATTCAGCGCATCGTATAAATTTGTAGTAAAATCAATATTTTGGGGGATATTGAAAAGTGCCGACGTTGAAGTGGCCAGAGTAAGGGTAAGAAGAATAAGTTGAAAAAGCATTTGTATAATTACATTTATTATTATGTTTCAATCAATCAAATTTTTATATTAATGTTGTAAACTACTAATAATCTATTACCTCTTACCCTTATAATCTCCTATATTAACAGTGGTTCAATTTCCGCCATTAATATATGTTCCTTATGTTCGGATAAATAGTTCCCATCCTTCCTTTTAATCAATCCATGAATACATTCATGGATTAATGTGTAGTATAAAAGAGAGGATGTCCAATTTTTATAGGTATTAAGCCAAATAGTTTCTCCATCAGTTTCCGCCCAGTAATTCTCTTCATTATATAAAAATTCTACATTATGTAGCAATGTTTCAAAATGTTCTTTATCTACAGTGAATTTATTATTTCTTACCCTATTCTGTGTGCAATTATTTATCAACTTAAGATTTTTATTAAACCAAATTAAAACCTGTTTTTTGGCTGATTTAACAGTGTTTCTTGTTAGCATATCCTTCTTTAATTATAATATGGGTTAAATATAAATCAATTTTTATATTTAAACCAGTTAATCATATAACTGGGACAACCTACAAGGAAGGAACATTTTCAAGGTTATGGGGAACTATTTGTTATTAAATATGCTATTTTCTTCTAATAATATCCCCAATGTATTAATATATTCGCAATATAATTCCCAAATTATATCTTCTGTTATGTCTGGTGAATCTATGAAATAATCTGGACAGGAGTCTTTATCTTCATAAATGAAATAATTTATTATTTCGTGAGTTTCCCTTCTCCATTGACTAAATGAGGGTAAAGTCCTATATTCAATTTCTTTATTTGTATGCTTGTTATTTAACGCCGTTTCTATATAACTGGGACACATATCCGCTTTTTCTTTGTTTGATAAAATAGAGTCGTGTATGGAATAATCTATATTATTATTATAATCTACATTGGGGTGCTCAGAGTCATTTTGGTCATAACCATAGTTAAATATCCGTTCTCCTACAAACCTAAATAAAGATTTACTATCAATTTCTATTTTAACTTTAGATGGTTCAGCTTTACTAAATATTATATTTTTTATGATACCCATTGTGTAATTATAATGATATTAATCTATAAATAAGTATTTATAGATTAATATCATTAGAAGTATTCCAATTACAATGATTAAACCTATGTTCTTACGATTTATCCTAATTCCTGTATTGTATGGAATAGGAGGAAGAGGAAGAGAGTCCAAACGCACATTATAAACATTATTTTTATGTGTGGTTTGGTAAATACCTGGACAAAGGTCAATTATGGGGCACAAGACTTCTTAAGCGGCACAGGAATCGTTTCTGCGCTTAATAAAAAATTATATTATATAGGTTATTTTAAATGTCAATGAATCATATTGTAATTGATTATAATATCATAAATAAGCGTAATTATGTTCGAATTGTTCCAATTAATTCTTCAACCGATTATAATATTGAGATAAACAAGCTATACACCGACATCAATACAAATATATGTGATAATATACATTATAATTGCGCTGAATGGTATGACCGTTTAATATTAGATTTAAAATATAAAAAATTTAACGCATTTAGATTAGATATGAAATATAGTGGATTATTTGAGTTAGTTAGTAACCCCATAAAAAATAATACCAACTCAACAGTTGATTATGATAAATATGTATTAGAACTTAATACTTTTGTTAAACAAAAATTAATAACATATGTTGATGATAACGGCGATGACAATTTAACATCATTGTTAGAAAATAAGCTTACCAATAGTCATTTAGTGGTGGAAAATATACGGAATATTACCGATTCTCAACCTACACCAGGTGATGCTGATCTTGATACAAATAAAAAATATAATCCAGATTTATTATTCGAAGTGGAGCATATAGAATTAACGTTTAACAGCATCGAACAAAATAAAGATTTAAAGTATATATTAACCAACGAGCATATTCTGGCATTTTTATACTACTTATCCACCATTTTATTTAAAGATGATGTGTTTGATGAATGGTTTTTAAAGCCAACGGGAGAACCACTGAATTATCAAAAAAACGAATTTGGGATCACCCTAAATGAACCAACATTAAGCAAACCACAATACCGATATTTATTTGATGCTTTAAACATAGATATTGACAGTTATTTAGAGATTTATAAGAATACAAAAAACCCCTTATTAGGGGAACAAGATTTAGATACTATGACGAATTATAAAGAATTCACCAGTCCCGACTCTTTTAGTTTGGAAAGAGATATGGAGAATCAATGTGGATTCTCAGCAGGTAGTAATCTTTTAGTGTTTGCGAATATGCCTAAATGTAATATTCCTACCCCGTATGCTACTATGGCATATATCCCCAACCCATCAAATAATACTACCTGGGGAGAATATACCCAACCCACAACAGATAGTACTCCGATATTTTTGGATACATTAGAAAAAAGTGCTAAAATGCCTGTAACATCTGAAATAAAATCTCCAAAAACATCGACAATTATTAAAAATAATATAACAAACGTAACTCTACTATACAATGAAACTATTAAATATTTTAATGAGTTTGAGGAAGTTTCTAAAATTGTATTAAAAACAGATCTAGGAAAAACACTTTACGAGCGGGTCTACGCTGATATATCTAATAATAGTTTAGATGTTATAAATACATTATATGATTTGGATAATATCCGAGAATTGGTAAATAACTGGTCCACCCTCCAAAATAGACCCGATATACCCGATATCCCCACAAAAAGACCAGTTACTTCCATCGATACAAAAATTACTCCCGATACACCCCGTGTTACGCCAAGAGAAGCACCCAAAGTTACGCCTGCTAAACCCCATACGCTTATACACAAAGGCATACCCAAAGTCACCCCCCCAAAAACATCATTTAATGATTTGGATAATATCCCACAAATTCTAAATAACTTCCATAGTAGGTCGCGTGCCCTCCCAAATTATGACCTCCGGAGTGCTCCCGAAGTTACTCACGATACACCCAAAGTTACACCTACTAAACCCCATACGCCTATACACGAAGAAATAGAACTAACTGTTGAAACATACGTTCCAGAACGTAGCGAACTAAGACTTCATTAAAACTGCTAGCGAATTGTTGCCGATCCAGACGTGTTTGTAGTCCTTCACCCTTCCCTTAATACAGTAAAAGGTATGCCTGGTTTGGAACCTATGATATTAAATAAGACCGTCTTATTTAATATCGTTTTTTTAATCTACCGTGATATAGAAAATAATAATTATATTGTTATAAATGATTCCCAATCTAACATCATACAATATGATTAAATTTGATAATTAATCATATAATTATTGATAATATAATTATTGATAATAACCAATGAATACAGACTTTGTTTACTTAGGGTTTACTGACCACTTTAACGATAAAACTAAAATAGGAAAAACATCTTGTTTAGGAAGCAGGGTGTCCCAAATGAATACCTCGTATCCATCCCATACATTTACATTTCGCATGGTTATTAGCATCATAGCCGATAGCGATATTGATGGGACCGCATTGGAACATATATTACACGAGGTATATGAGGATAAAAAAATAGCAGGAAACGCAGGACACAAATGGTTTGATTTAAATGAGCATATTCTTAATGTGGATATTAAGGAATTATTAAAAGATTTGGAAGGATTAAACTATAAGTTATTAAGCACAGAAGAGATAAATGCCGAGTTAGAAATCTATAATAGAAGTGTGCAACCAACTGTTCCTCCTAATATTAATTTATATGAATTATTGTGGAGTAAATCTATAACACTCTATGATTATCAAAATGAGTGTTTTAAGAAAGCAATCGAAAAATATTTAACAAACGATAAATTAATATTAAATTGGACGTGTGGTCTTGGGAAAACAATAATGTCCCTTAAAATATCATCGTATTATGTTTCTACACGATTGCTTATAGCAGTTCCAAGCACTCTATTATTAAAACAGTGGTTAACCAATATATCTAGAATAGGGTATTATAAACGATACAGAATGCTTATTATATGCAGTGATCGGGAATCCGTGTATAGTAGCTTACCTAATGCCCACGATTCTTACTGTATCACCACCAATCCAGAAAAAATAAGGGATTTTATTGGTAAAAATCGTAAATGTGTCGTTATTACAATGTATCAGTCTTCACACATATTAAAAAAACTATTTCTGGATGGTAAATTAAAGAAGGAATTCGAGTTTAGTATTTTGGACGAATGTCACCATTTATGTAAATGGTTGGATAATAAATCCGACCGCCAAAATACAGATGTCTTAGATATACCTTATAAAAAACGGTTAGGATTAACGGCAACAATGAAGAAACTCACCAATGAAAACTCTGTTGATAATTATGATGAAACAAATGATGAAGTAATTTCAGAAAAAATAAAGGTGTTGGACGAAGAAGAAGAACACACTACTATATGGTGTCTAGAACCAGAATGTGTAGAGTCATATGAACCATTTATAGATGAAGAGGCTCTTGACACTCATATGGGACAAGTACACGGCTGCTACGAATTCCTACCGTAGGAATCGATATAAGTAATCCAGACAAAATATCATATGTTATAATACCATTTATAGATGATAACTCAATAACGAATCGAACATTTGAAAAAGTTATAAAAATTCTAGGAAGAATGCGAAAAGAAGATAACACAATTGACCAAAAAATTAGAGCCCCAAAAATAAGTGATAAAAAATATATAAAACAAGGCGAAAGAACTAAACATATTATTAATGATTTGGACAATGTTGATAATCTAATAAGCAACGTTAAGTTATTATTAAGACCTAGTAATACCTTAAATGAACTTGTAAGTAATATAAATATCCCTTGTTTACGATTTTCAAAAATAATAAAATGTTGTATTGCGGAAAACGATAAAATTATAACAACTAAACTAACATATAGAGGTTTATATATAGATGTATTAACATCAATTCCTAGAAATGAAATAATTAAAAATAGTACATTTAAATTTAAATTTACTGTTGAAAAAGGACAATGTGGATATAAATGGTCAAATAAATTAAATATGTCTATTCAGGGTAAAGATTCATTTAACACAATGAAAGAAATAATTAATATAGTTAAATTATATAATTATACAATGAATATAACTATTAAATTAAAAGATACTACTATTATAAATTATAATTTATAATAAAGGGATCCATTACTTTAGACCAATTTGTATCACCCAGCTCATTCCTAAAAAAACATAATTTAATGTTTAAATAGTCACACTTTCTTATCATATATCATAAATCATTTAAATAAATAATAATGGGTTTAGATGGTTCAAATTATCTCACAATTTGTGGTCCACACAGAACACTCGATACTATGGAACAAACCAGGCTTATAACAGCCGAAGAAGTAAATAATGATACAGACATTGTATTTTTAATGGAAAATTATTTTTCAGAGGATAATTGTAAGATAAATAGGGTACCAAAACAGCTGAACGGCTGTGGACAGATCAGTTCGAATGTATTAAGGATAAGTTTTAATTTTCGTAATATAGAGCCAACCGATTTTTTTATAGCATTGCTAAGAAAATATCCCGATTGTCATATTAAAAATGAATATAACACCGAAATGGGTGATTCGGGAATATGGATTGGGAGTGTAAACGGTGACGGTAGTTTAAATATCCAAAGTGCTGGATGGGTAGATATTACTATGGATGAGATGGTGTTTGACGATTATGGTTTGGGAATGTAAACAGGGGGTGGTAGTTTAGATATCAAACTGCTGGATGGATCTATATTGTTATGGAGGACATTAAACTAGAGTAATTATACTCCCATAATAAATTTAAATCCATATATCACCCTAAAATACTTGCGAACATTGAGCAAGCATAATTAGAAGCACCTAAAACAGTGAAATTAATATAATATATGACACCATATATTTTTAGTATCAAGCATGAATTTAGTTCACGCATTTTATAAACCCAATTTATATTATGGAGTGGGGGGATATGTACAAACGTGGCGCAGATTTAAGATATACAACTCCTCAGCAAACAGACTCAAGTAATGGTAATACATTAGGAACTAAAAGATATATATTATCGATTGAGTCAATCGATCGACTCAATCAATCGACCCAAATTAACTTTATACAAAAATTTGAACGGATTTAAGAGTGTAATCGGTGTGTTATATCATTCAAACATGAATTTGGTTCAATATAGCAACACCCATTTTGAATACAACAATTCGTCTATGGGATTATTTGAATATAAAAACCACACCAGGTTTCAGAATAAAATCCAAAAACGCGGACAACTCAATCTATACGATTTGTGCTCTCGTGAAGATATCCATAGACAACTAGAACTCATTAAAAATACGATACCTAATATTGGTTATTATTCGAATATTAATAATATATCCGACGGTATTGAAATCACATATGAAGATAAAACATTTTCTTTATATGGTAAGTTCATCGATATATACTCTTTTATATCTAATAATTCTACATTAGAATTATTAGATAGGATTAAAAAATTGTCTGAAAATATATCTGTAGCCGACTATAATAAATTATTTATTCCACATTCCCACACATCTAACATACCAGGCGATTGTCCTATTTGTATCGAACCCTTTCAAAAAAATGATTCATTGGTAACAACCCAGTGCAATCACCATTTTCACAACAACTGCTTAAAAACGTGGTTAACCCAAAGTTCTATAAATAATAATTGTCCTTCGTGTAGACACGTTATTTACAATAACTCGATATAAGAGGATTCTTACATAAATTCATAATAATATTGTATATTTGTGTTGATTCGTTTTTCATTAGATCTAATTTTTTTTCATACCCAGATAATACAGTTAATCCAGAACTCATAGCATTCAAATTGGTTTTTAACGTGCTAATTTCATTCGGCATATAATTAAAAAAGAATATGCAACTTATTATAAAATGAGAAACAGCTACAAATAATAGCAAATAAAGTATATATTTAGGTATATTTCTACTATAATATGGTATGTAATCCTCAGGGTCTTCCATTAAATTGACGTAATTATTCATTACATTATATTATTACTTTATGTTTAAATACATAATATTTATTAGATTCTAATAAATCATCGTTATCTTATAAATAGTTTTGTATACAGTTGACAAAGCATTCCAATTGAGATTTATACCGTTCCCCATGTTCTTTGTTATACCCAATGATTAGAACTAGATTATTCTTTTCAGCCAAATCATACCATTCGCCTATTTTATCTAAACTATATGAAAAAGGGTTTTCAACAAGGACGTGTTTACCTGATAGTAAACATCTTTTGATTAAGTCATAGGGTATATTTGTTGGGTTAGATATAATAACACAATCTATAGATTTATCATATACAATTACATCTGGATTTAAAACTATGTTTAGTGTTTCAAGACTGTATCTTTGTTTTTCATCTAAGGCTTCAAAACTTAATGTTGACATTCGATCACAAACCCACTTTAAATTTAAATTTTTATTATCTAGAGTAGTATAAAAATACAATTTTCCTATTTCACCATATCCAAATAATGCAATATTTAACATTATATTAGCCAAATATATTATTTCAACATTTTTGACATTTTTTTCTAATACTATACTATAAATGTCAAAAATTCATAAAATAATTATTACAGGCAATATACATACCCCGGATGAAGTGATACGACAAGAAATTGGGCTATCTGAAGGTGATTTATTATATAAGTCCGACTTAGAAAATATTCTTGAACGTCTTAAACAACTGGGATTATTTTCATATGTTAGAGTATCAGTAGTCCCCGTTTTAAAAAAAATTGATTTAATTATTGAGGTAGTAGAGATATCAACCAGTTCAAAAACGGCGGAATTAATCCAAAGCCCTAACGGTGATGTTGGTATTGGATTGGGATACGGAGATATAAATTTTTTAGGATCAGGGAATACCATTGATTTAAATGCGGAATATGCTAACGACTATTATCTGCTAAGAGCTTCGTATATAACCCCCGAATTTAATAATATGAGTTTTAATGTTTTTAATACTGAAACTACAAATAATTATGTTGAAGACGATGGGTTTACTACGGATACAACGGGGATTTCTATTGGGTACGATATTCCATTTCTAAAAAATGTAATAAATACGGATTTAGAGTATTCAGAAAATACTTTAAAATGTAGTGATCGATTAAACGGTGTTAATTATGAACTTGAAGAATGCGACTCGGTAAAAAGGAAGGAAATAAAATTAAATACAAAGTGGCGTGGAAATACATTAAATAATCCTGTATACCCTACTGAAGGAAAAGTTACTGATCTTTGCTATGATTATGTTTTTTCTATAGATCACAAAAATTATTTTAATACAAGAGTAAAACAAACAATGATTTATCCTGTTAATAACAATACTTTACAACTTACTGGTAATTTAAATTTTGGAAAAGACATCCCTTTCTATAAAAGATACTATGGTGGAGGTAGTGGAACAATGAGAGGTTTTGGATACAACACACTCGGTCCAAAATATCCAAATGGAACATCAGAAGGCGGTGAATTATCGGTCTTTGGAAGCGCTGACTTTAAATTTCCCACATTTTTAAATGGATTGTTGGGGGGAAGTGGTTTTATTGATGTTGGTAATGTATATGAAACAACTTCTTTTTCTAAAGCAAAAGCAGATGAATTAAGGGCGTCTATTGGACTAGGTTTATATTGGGTATCTCCGATTGGTCCTATAGGGTTTAGCTTAGCTACTCCGCTAATTAAAAAGGATGGTGATATAAAGAAGGTATTCCAATTAACATTAGGTAATCGTTTTTAATGGAAATTGTTTAAATTTCAACTAGAGATAATAAAACTATAATAAACTTCTTAAAGGTGGGGGTTCACTGCCCGTAATACACTGATATTTACTAAAATCAGTCACCCCCTTTTTTCTTAGATATAATTCATCCACTAATTGATTTCCAGTAAACTTATTTGGATTCTCATCAACGATATGATTTACAACATCCACCATAATATCCTGTTTTCTCCATATTCGTTCATCCCCAAGGTTATTATTTTTTACCGCATAACTCTCTATAGCAGTCATCGGCCATAACGTATTTACGGCGATCCCCTTTTCCGAATATTCTTCAGCTATCCCTAATGCCCCAAATGTCATACCCCATTTACTGATCATATATGCGATTTTATTTTTAAGAGTTTTAAGTTCAGCAATATTTTGTGCTAACGGTGGAGACATTGTTATAATATGACCACCCCCACTTTCTAACATTAATGGAATACCAAACTTGCTAACCATAAAAGATCCCCTACAATTAATATCATTTATTAAATCATATTTTTTCATAGAAGTATCCTCAATAGATTCCCAATCTAAAGCCCCCGCATTATTTACCACAACATCTAGTCGACCAAATTCTTCCCGAACCTGAACATACATTTTTTTTACATTTTCTTCATCCCTAACATCAAGTTTGAATGGTAAGGCTCTAACTCCCGCCTGTCTTATTTCATCAGCAACACTGTATATACTACCCGGTAAATTGGGATCGTTTTTTGTGCTCTTACCTGCTACCACTATATTATAACCTTTTTTAGCCAATCCTATCGATATGGCTCGCCCTATACCCCGTGTAGCACCTGTAATCAAAGCAACTTTATTCATTATTTATAACGTAATATATAATTTTTAAATAATTATCAATTTTTTTAATTATCATTATTAAATAAAAATATTAGCTTATTAATATTAGATTATCATTATTAGATTATCATTATTAGATTATCATTATTAAATAAACCCTAATCCCAAAAATGACTAATAGATAATATTATTCCATTACGATAACATTTGGGATATTCATAGCCTTCAGAGTGCTTAAATTCTAAATCATTTATTGATAGTGTATCTAACATTGCTTTTATCATTGGGTTACATCTTACAATATCTCCATCAACGTGTTCCTGAATCGATCCTTGGTTATAAAAAGGATTCATTTTAGGAATATTATGAACAGAATCTACAAATCCATTATAAGTATATTGGTATTCGACACTTGCAAATTTATTTCCATCTTCATATGTCATATAAGATATCAATGCGTTTACCTGGCAATAAACACCCGTGTTCTTAGGTTGGTCTCCATAAAAATTAAGTATTAAACGCTTGTCATAAGAGACCCAGTTAGAAATATTAATTATATCATCTTTCTCCCGCACCTTAAGATGGATAAAACTAAATATAATACCCCGGCGATAATCATCTGGATATGTGTTTCCAATATGATTCAGTAATTCAGAATCATCCATAAGTAAGAAATCTAACATTTTCTGAACCATAGTGGAATATCTTACTATACAACCATCTTTATAATTGGTAAACTGTGGCGTTTGTCCATGAAATGGGTGACACGATTCCATTTTATCAATAGTTGTGTATGTATAGTTAAGTTTTAAATATTGTTTTTGATGGGTAGCCTTAATTTTAACCGTTTCGAAAAAAGCGGGATCTTTGTTATACCCATATGATTTGTAACTGCTTTCATAGGTGCGTTCATATGTGCTTTCATATGTGCTTATAGAATCCATCATTTATCAATTCAATTAAAAATGAACGAAAGAGCAAATTTTTGTTCTAAATAACACTATTTAAAGTTTTATCCATAAAAATATATACGATGGAAATTAACATATTATATTTACACGGCTATTGTGGAAATGAGGAATTGGCGACGATGCAAACAGCCCATTTCAGATCCAGTCTTGAAAATGTAGCAAACATATATTCTCTAACTGTTAAAAATCACTTTGTTAATGGTTTGTATAAATTGGATTTTACGCCGAAAGATACATTTATTAGTGAAAATATAAATCCTCCCTATTACGCACATTGTTATTATAACTATTTAAGTAATAAACAGGTAGAATATACCGGAATTGATGATTCTGTTAAATATTTAAAAAATATTGTAGAAAAAAATAATATTAATGGTATTGTGGCATTTTCCCAAGGGACCTACATAACTTCTATACTAAATTCTTTTGTTGATCTGGATTTTATCGTATATTTTTCTGGAATGCCCTGTCTTAATTTAGACTATCCTATAAATATAAATATACCTTCGTACCATATAGTCGGAAAAGAAGATAAATGGTATGAAGCAGGATTAGTATTACATACTAAATACTTAAAATCAGAAAAAGATACCCAATTATTTGAACACGCGGGAGATCATCATTTTCCCAAAGGTAAAGATGTATATATTTATACTAAAATAGCCCAGTGGATTGTGGAAATATGCGATTAAATATATCTAGTCAGGTATTATTATATAATTATATATAGATTTATATATAATTATATTTATTATAATATAGCATGAATCGAATTATCAAATATCCCGTAATACCAGATTTTAAGAATTTTCCACCTATAATTAAAACTAAATTTTGCTACAGATGCTGTTCTTCGATAGATTTTAAAGTGGAAAGCACTTGTATTAATAATTTAACGCACAACTTTGCCTTATGTACTATAATCTAAATACAGCCATATCAACGCATTTTACTAATTCATTCACTTCTTCCTCTGACCAATATCTCATAGAATCTTTTGTTCGCAACCCCTGGATATAATCGCCTGTTCCAAAAAATCTAAAATCCCTATTTCCGTGGTATTTTAAAAATAAACTTTGGGATTTGTTTTCTAATTCAACCGCCTCAATCCATTGTGCTGTTAATGGTAATGTAAACCCTCCTTCGGAACTATAATTTTTTTTTAGATTTGTTAATAGGCTGCTTCCTTCCCTAATGCTTCCTTCTTCTCCCGCCTCGGTCCCCTCCCCAATACCTTCCAACACATTATCCATTACCAAATCAGTGTATTTGTTGTGGAATTCCTTAAAATAAATTTTTGAATCCTTGAACAATTTTAAATCCTGGTATAATTTAATATCTAATGGATCTTTTAACTTGTTGAAATAATGATTCATTATTTCAATAGTCTCAGTATTAAAGGTATCATTTGATTTGGGATTTGAAATATGTTTATACATAGTGTTATTTAGATAATTAGTTTTATATAATTACTTAAAATAAAATAACATTATTAGTATAATGACAAGTGCTTATAAATGGCAACACGACAAAACCCACGATATTTTACAATTATCTGATAGTAAAACCGCTTTAATCTACACAAATCGTCACAGTGTATTTAAACACCATATATGCGATATTCCGGAAAAAGGCCACGTATTAACTAAAACAACTGCTTGGTGGTTTAATAAAATAATAGAAAAAGGTATATGCAATACCCACTATTTATACAGCAAAGATAATATTATGTTTGTTAAACCATCACGTTCTATACCTTTTTATGTTAGAGTAAATGGTTATAATAAATACACTAGATTAGAAAAACCCATTATAACATATATTCTAAAAGGAGATGTTGACGCTATCATTACGCCACTCCAGATCATCGAACTAAATATGGCAAGTTCATTGGATTTGGAAATAATATATAAAACCGTATTATCGCTGTATACATTTGGTAGGGAAGAGACATTGATAAAAGGGCTTATTATGGTTAATTCCAAATATCACTTTGGTTTTGACACATTTGGGAGCATTATTTTAATAGATGACGTTCACACAACCGATTCTTCCCGCTATTTTGATCTATCCAACACTAAAGATCCCAAAAAAGATATTGTTAAGTATTGGATAAAAGAAAATTTAAAAAGTGGTTCAAAAGTCCCGCAACAACTCATAAAACAAGCCAGCTCCTCATACACCGATTTTTATAAAAAGTTAACAGGGAACGATTTAGAAGAATATGAATATTTTGGTATGAGTGTCAATTATACTAAATTGCTCAATGTTTTAACTTGTTAATTAAAAATAATAATAAATAATTATTATTTTAAATTAATAAGATTTCCAGTTATAATTCTTTTTTTTCCTCTGAACAACAGGTGCAATACCCATTTATACCATAATGGGCGATACATATAGTCTGGTGGCATATTTTACATACTTTATCTATGGGAACTCCTTTCCCCACATCTTCCCGATTACATACATAACACTCCATAATCTTATCACTAGAATCAATGTTTTTCCCTGGACTATTGGTCCTGAGTTTCATATATATTTTCCAAGAAAAATACAACTGTATAACGTGTATTGAGAAATATAGGATAAATACAAATAAGAAATTATAACTAAATATTAATATGTCGGATGTTCCCAAGATAATATAGTATAAAATCATACCACCAATTTTTGATATTAGATATGTATTATAATAGTATTTTTTTATTATATGTTTATATACGCTGTTTCTTTTGGTTGATATAGTAAGGAGAGAACTAAATATTGAACTTAAAAACCCCAGATGAGATGTATTACATAGTATTAAGTGTTCTGTTTTTCCTAGAAATCCACTATAATATGCGATAACCTGTAGTAATATTGTAAATATGTGATGAATGCTGTGTGCTTTATCGGGTCTATGGAAGATTAACTCGTATATAAACATGCAGTTAATTGTATGGACAATTAATGGGCAATAATATTCATAAAGATTTGTATTTAGAAATAAATAAATAAAGAGTAAATAAAAACTTAAACTTGTCCATACAGTGTAGAATAATAATCTAATATATTCAAAATCAACTTTAAAAACAGAAGTTAATAATTTTATAAAAAAAAAGGTACCAGAATAATATTTTAATTCGTCCATATAAATATTACGAATATAATATATATAAATTTCCGCATTCTAATAATGTGATCCTAATCATCCGATTCTAATCGGATAAACTGTATATAACCCTTGGGATCACAATAGGGACCCCATTAGCATTCAACGATGAAATACTTATTTCAATTAATTCACTACAATTTAACCCAAATTTTTGATATATTTCAGCGATATTACTGTTAGTATTATCAGAGTATTTAGAATAAAGAATGCTGTCCCCACAAGAAATCATATTAATATCAATTGTAAACTTATCTTTTAAAAATTCTAACAAATCCCGTATATTTACAATCCCCATTTCCTTTCGAGACAGTTTAATTGAATCCCAGGTTGTAAACGATTCGGGAATCGTTTTAATAATACTGCCATAAACAGAACTATAAATTCCATCCTGTATTTTAATTGGTTTATTTGGTTCAGATTGCACATACATATTAATCCCAGTGTTTATAAAACTATCCTTATAGTTTAGTTCACGGTAAGTGCTCCCAGAATAAACCTTATTATAAACATATTTCAAAATTTCCATCATAGATAAAGCCGTTACTAATGTGGTGGTTGTTGACAGAGCGGGGGTAATTCTCCCAGCAACCAGTTTACAATTGATAAAATCAGTGGGTTCCATATTATATATACAGCCCCTTATATTACTAATTGTTTTTATAAATTGAATATGACCATTTGAATCGTCATCTTTCTCTAACGGTTGTGGGGTAATATCGCCTATATCTAATTCTATCGCATATACCTGTTCGATTAATGTACTTGTTGGAATTGAAACTGCATCCTTTCCCTCTTTCCCTTCCCCTTCCCCGCCCCCTAACAATAACTTTGGGGAATAGTCACTCTTTAAAACAAATGACGGTTTGTTTAAACATTTGTGCATAAGTGTTCCATAATGTTGTATAAATTCTAATAGAATTGGATTTGATAATTTGATTGGTTGTGGATAACGCCTAATCCCCGTCCAAAAAGATGTGCCATCTTCATTTAATTTATCTTTGGGGTTATCAATTACTAATTTTTCAATTGGGGTAATAAAAAGATCCGTAAACACCTGGACGATATATTCGTAAATCAGCTCGTCTTTGAGCGCAATCAGAAGACGTTCCATATTTACTAATTTCTCATTTTTAATATTATCATTATCTATTCTTGATAAATAGTGTTTAAAATTCGCTTTTCCTCCCTTATATTCCATAAGATCAATCATAGATTCATTAAAATAGTCGTTAAATGTATCCAGACCCCACTGGATACAGTGTTCTATTTTAAAGGGAAAGTTTTTGAGTGTGCACACTGGAATCTCTTTTTCAGGTGGATCAACTGTATCACTGTAGGAGCACGTTTTATGTGGAACAATAACCTGTACATTGGCTTTAACTCCCAGGGTCCCGGTTTCAAACAAAGGTTTATTGTGGAGAATGCACTTACTATCCACATATTGGCGTGCTTTAACATTATCTAACGCATTTACAACGATGTCCTGTTTAGACCAAAACCGTCGGTCAAAATGGGCTTCGGTTTCTTCCCCCACTTGTTTATCCAATGCGGTTACTCTCAGCAGTTTATTAAATTCATTTATTTTATCTTTGGCTACCTTAGATTTAAAACTTCCTATATCTTCCGACCTAAACAAAAATTGACGGTTTAGATTTGACAACTCAATCGTATCCATATCCGTCAATGTTACACAACCAGTATGTTTGTTATGTTTATTCGAAGATATGTTTAGCATATGAAAGAGTTTTAAATACTCACAGCCAAGAGCCCCACTCCCAACCAGAAATATATTTAGATTTTTTAGATATTTAATCATATCTTTGGTTAAGAGTTTATAAACATCGGTGTAATTATCATTTGGAACAGATTTATAAAGCGTTTTCGAATCATTTGGTCTAGATAATTCGCTATAATCAATGAGTAATTCCTGTTCAATGGGACAATATTTCCCAGTCACTTTCAAAACTTCTTGCGCCAATATACTTCCTAGAATTGATTGGATTATAGGAAACTTGTATTCATAAGATACAATATATTTAAATGAATCGTCGTTAAGTTTAGCATCGCTTTTAACAACCCTGTGGAAATCCTTTAAAAGTTTAATTGTTTTATCATAATCGGTGATATTCAGCACGTTGCTAGGGTATTTTTCGTCTTCTACAACGAGCGATAATGGTTTGTACATCTTTTCCTGAACTTCTTTAACCTCTATTATTTCCAAATTGACCACTTTATCAAGGTGTAAGTTGTTTACACCTTGGATATATAACGTTCCTTTTACACATTTAGAAATGGTAAAGCATGCTTCGCTTACGCCACAAAACTTAATTATATCCCCAGTGTTAAACACGGTATTGTCTGATACGTGGAGCACTGTTCCGAATGTTTCAATTGTTTCTACTTTAGTAATGAATGTTTTTCGCACTGCTTCACCACTAAAATCCTGTATTGTATGTTTTACAAAATCGGTGAAAATATACCCTGAAAACCCATAACAAAGTCCTAACATAAATTTGGTGTTATTTTCACGACACATTTTATTAAGAAGGGTGGGGGATATTGTCAAATGTGTTAGAATAACCATATCTACATCTTTAATGATTGGGGTATGAAATTCCTCTGTAAAATTAGGTTTAACCAACTCGATTTGAACATAACTGTTTAGTTCTTTTAAATAATCTAAACAATACGTATCTATATTTTTGGGTGTTTCTGGGATTTTATTTATAATAAAATTATACCCGAGTGTTTTTTTAGATATTTTCAATGGATCATAAATATAAAGGGTTTTTATTCCAAGAAGACACAGGCATTTACATACTTCTAGACCAATATTATCTAAACCATATACTAAAACTTTTAAATTGGCTAATTTTAACATTGTATCCGCTCCAATAGTCCCGATCTGACGCGAATAGAGATTTTCTTTCTTGATATCCATTTATTATTTAATGATAATAAATGAATAATATTATTCAAATTTAATATTAATTGATTGTTTTCCATTTTTCTTAGAGTTTGTAACATTTTTTATGTTACGTAAAAATTTGATTTAAATTATATATATATTAATATATAACATAAAAAATGTCTCAGAAATACAAATGTGGAATCTGTGAATCAAAACCAGATCAATTATCGCATCATAAAATGCATATAGATACTCAAAAACATAAGGATAAACGCACTATATTTGAATTAAAATTAAAACAGCTGTCTACAGAAGATTTGGAAAAGGATTATAAAACGCATAATATTGAGGATATTCTGGGTGGGTTTGAAACGAAGAAGACAATCGTGTTAAAAAAACTTATAAAACCACAGATAACAATCATATCAAACAAGGAAGCACTAAAAGATAAAATACACGATATCCATAATTATATTAGAAATAATGGGGGGGGGTATGGAATGAACGCATTGAAATTATTTAATATAATTTATGGATTAAAAAAAATAGAAGAGAATAATCTAATTGATCAGTCGAAGTTAGAAAGGCCATGCTGTGAATTCTCAAACCTTTTAAAAATGGCGACTGAAAATAAAAATGAAGAATTGGTGGAAATTATACAGGATAAAGTATTGGATTCATTGGCAAAGAGTTCAATACGAGAAATATTATTCTATGAGATTCCTAAAAATATTTCTGGAAGTGTGTTTTCCTACTTAATTAAAGAAATTGAACACATTAGTGAAATTGAAAAGGCGACAAATACACAATTATGTGGTAAAATTTATGAGTATTTTATTGGTAGAGACCAATCAGCCATAAGTGAATTAGGAGCATATTTTACAGACAGGCATATCACCGAATTTATTTACAATGAAGAACCGGTGATTGTTAATGATAATTTTCAAGTTCCAACGATGTGTGATCCCTTTGGTGGTTCGGGTGGGTTTACCGTTGGGTATATTGTTTATCTTAAAAATAAATATCCAAAGATTGATTGGAAAACAGAAATCGGTAAAGTGCATCATTATGATATGAATGAGGATGTTATCAAATCGGCCGCCTTGGAATTCTTCTGCTTATCTGGAAATATCCCCGATATGTCAACACTTCGATATGCCAATAGTTTTACAGATGATTTTAATAATATTAAGTTTGATAGAATATTTACAAACCCGCCATATGGTGGGGATGGTAGCAAGAAAACGCAGAAACAATCTAAAAGAGATAAAGTCAAGAAATATATTAATGATTCTTTAAAAACAGAATTAAACGAAGAAACCATTAAACATAGAAAGAAACAACTAAAGAATATTGAGGAAGACGAAAAATCTGAACGAAAATTGAAAGAACAAAGTAAAGTAACATTGGTAAAATCTAGTTCACGAATACAAGCGTTTGCCAATAAATACAAATTAAAGGCTAATGATAAAGAAGGGGTTTCACTTATTCAACTTATGGATTTAGTAGAGGTGGGTGGGACGGTGGTTGGGGTTCTCAAAGAAGGCGTGTTCTTTAATAGAACCTACAAGGGATTGCGCGAATGTCTTATTAAAAACTTTAATGTCCGGAAGGTGATTAGTATTCCATCAGACCAATTTGAAAATACCTCCACAAAAACATCTGTTTTAGTATTCGATAATACAGAAGAAAAAACAAGTGTTGTTGAATTTTCGGAATTAACAGTTAGCAAGTTTAGTGAGGATAAGTTTGACGAAATTGATGGACAAATTGTATGTAGTGATTATGCGGGCGAAGGTTCCAAATTGAAACCGGATATTAAGTCTGTGGATAAAACGGTTGTTTCAGTTGCTACTGCTGATGAAATTTTGGCAAATGATATCATATCATTTAATGGGAAGGATTATATTAAGGATGAAATAGTGGAGGGGGAAGGGTATGAATTGAAGAGGTTGGGTGATATTACTGAATTTTTACCAAGCGGAAACAGATTAGCAACATTTAAAGATGATAATGGTGATATTAATTATTATACTTGTAGTTCAACAATTAAAAAATGTACTATTGCAGATTTAACAAAATTATCAATTATTATAGGTCATTCAGGAAATGGGTGTTTATTTATTGATAATAATTATTCAACATTATGTACAAATCATATACTATTTAATAAAAATAAATGTATTTTAAAATATATATACTACTATTTAACATATAAATGGAATAATTTCTTCACAATTTGTTATAAAGGGTCAACTGTAAAAAATACAAGTAATAAAAGTATAGAGATGTATAAAATACCTATCCCAAAATCCCCCGAAAAAATCCAATACTGGGTCGATAAAATTAGTACCCCATTTAATGAAAAGAATGAAAAACAAAATTTGTTAGAAAATCTTGAAAAGGAGGTGTTGGAGAGGGTTAAATATATTAGTGATAATGAGGAATGTGATAATTTAACATTAAAACAAATTTTTAAAAAAATAAATACTGGAATAAATAAACCACCTGATAATAAAAAAGGAAAACTATATCCTTATTATGGAACTTCAAAAATATCTGGTTATACAGACCATTATTTATATGACGGAACTTATATTTTAATAGCAAGAAATGGAACTATGGGGAATGCATTTATTGTAAAAGGACGATTTTATCCAAGTGACCATATATTTATATGTGAAGTTAATAACAACTATAACATTAATTATATATTTAAATTATTAAATATTAATTCTTTTAAAATAGAACAATCGTCTAATGGAAGCACTATAAAAGGTATATCAAAGGAAAATTTAGAAAAAATTAAAATATCAGTACCAAAAAATAAAAATTTAATCACAGAATTAGAACCTAAATTTGCCGAAATTGAACAACTCAAATTAGATATTCAAAATGCCGAAACAAGATTTGACCAATATATAAAAGAACTGGGGGAGGAAGCCCTTAAGAAATAAACTATCGCCTTCTATTAAATAATCCTAGTTCATATCCAATATTATTAAATCCTGGGTATAATTCAGACGGTTCTTTCGGTAATTGTGGATATATTTCACACAATTCATTATATTTGTTAACAGAATCTACTTTTTTTTCTTTACAAAATTTTATCCATTCCTCTTTTGATTGAATAAAATTTGTGGTATCTATTCCTAAAAAATCATTCCATCCTTTCCACAACCCATATATTTTAAAATACGCTTCTGGATCTTTTATAAAATCTGCATGGGTTTTTTCAAATGTTATATAATGGTGTTTATCGATTATATTTAATTGTTTGTTTAATTCACGGATATAGTTTAACTCGTCTTCTTCTTGTGATAATTTAGATTTTAATGACTTTTTATGTTTTAATCTTAATATAATTTTGTTAAGTTCATCGCCGTCATCGTCCAAAATAAATCCATCGTCTTCATTTTCCGTTTTAGGTTTTTTAGGTTTTTTAGGTTTAAGTTCAGATAATACTATTTTCTGCTGTATCATATCATCTTCATTACCTAATTTTGATATTATTTTTTTAACTTTATCAAATGGTATATTTTTATCATCCCAATCATCAGTATCAATCCATGGGATCATATAATATGCTATTTTATTAGGAAAATTACTATCCAATCTATTCGCTCTTAAAGAACATTGACAAATTCTAATTTCAGATTCCATATTTTCAGCAAAAACAACCCCATTAATTTCAGGACAATTAAAGCCTTCCCCAAATTCATAGACGCAGTTTATAATACCATATTTAGATACTTTAAAATTATTCACACACAATTCTTTATCTATATTACTGTTAGAATGTAAATCTACATAATAAAGGTCTTCTTTAGAGATTTCTACTAATTTTTTATCTAATATTAAATTTATATACTTTGTTATTAATTTAGCATTATTGGTTTGATTACAATATATAAGAATGTGGGTCAAATCACTATATTTAACGATTGATTTTAACGAAACATATGCCGAAATGAATAAGCCTTTATTTTCTACAGGAACGCCCAGAATTTTAATAATATTATCTACTTGTTCTTCGGTATTTTTTAACAATATTACTTGATAATCAGTGATTTTTTTATTATCAATTGCCCATTTTATTGAAATGGGTGGGTAAATATTTTTACCAAATATTTCTTCATCGTCCATCGAATACACTATTTTATTAGTTTTATCCTCTATAATTTTTTCTGTGGCAGTTAAGAATAATGTTTTATCCGATTTTATCCTATGAAATGAAATCCATTGTTTTGAACTGTACGCTTCTCTAGATGCTAAATGGTGTGCTTCATCTCCTATTTTAAAATTAAATGTAAACTGTTCACCATTTGTAATCTCGTCTGTAATCTCTTGTATAATATGAGCCGACGAATAGGTTGTTATAACAATTCTATTTCTGGTTGTCACTTTTAAAAAGTCCTTAATATTGCCCGAATCTTTTGTTCCTATACCCCCCACCAATAAAATGTCATTAGAGGAATATAATTTGTTTATTTCTCCTTTCCATTGTTCTAATAATGTGGTGTATGGAACACCTATAATAATGGTTCTAGATTTTAATTTTTTTGATACAAATAAAGAAGCTAATGTTTTACCAACACCGCACGCCGCCAATAATTTACCAATATCATTATTACTGTAATATAAAACAACGTTTTCTAAAATATTAGATTGAATTTCATTTGGGATATATTTTTTTAACCGACTGGCTTTTAATAATTGCATTTTTTTGATGTATTCGTCTTTGATGTAATTATGTCGCTTTAACTCTGATAAATATCTACTCAGTTCTAAATCTACCAATATTTTATTATAATACCCTTTATCTTCTAATAAATCTTTAATTTCACTGTAATTAAATGTATAATCAAACCATTCTGTACCAGTTCCCTTATAATTTTCATTATTTATAGTATTATATTCAGTGTAGTGACTGTGAATTAAATCTTCTATTTCGCCCTCATCTAATTCATTATTACACACAATCATAATATATGGAATAAACTCATTTAATGGATAACCTGTCTGTAACTGACCACGTCTATTAATAAAATTAGATGTTTTACCACATTTAGTGTAATGCTCTTTTAAATCTTCACATTGACCTATATATACCGAATGGGATGACATTTTAAATTTAATTATATTATAAATAATCATAATATGATCAATTTTAATACAAATTATTAAGGGTATTAAAATAATATTGTAATCTACAGCATTAATAATCATTATCCCGACGTGTTACCACCCAACAATAAACCACCCAATATTATCCCTAAATGGGGTTAATCCAATAATAGTATATGTAGATAATAAATTTGAATCATTCCCGACCAAATATTTCGGAACAAAAAAATGACTATGAACACACTTTCAACCACCGCCCCACCTGAAATAGTAGGAACTATTATGTCATACCTCGCCCCAAAAGATATTCTAAAATGGATCGTTCTTAGCGTGGTGTCACAAAACGAGGTTCTGTTCAAAGAATTGAAACGTGTTTATATGACTAATATCCAACGGTATTCCCCTACGAACTATGGGTTATACCATATCTATTTTAATTTAAATAACATTAATACCCATAAAAAATATATGGACAAATTGAGTGAATTTCACGAAATTGCTTATCAGAATCAACTTGATCGACCCAAATCATTAATACTTAGGGATGAACTATCTAGTAAAATCGTGGATAAGCGCCAGCAAACCAAATTTCTCAACTTAACCAAATATATATGGAAGGTTTCTTTATAATAAAAGTATTTAGTCCAACAACCGTGTCAATAAATAATGGTTTCCAAGAATCTGGATGTTGAACCGGATAACACGTTCGTTCCCACCATATACTTTAGAACTTGGATATATCTTAATCATATGTGTAACGGTTTTGGATTGCTATAGTGCGTTAGACATTATGGAGAGTTCTTATATATATAATTTTTTTATGCGTCTTAAAACAATGAATAAATGACCAATTGGTTCGATTAGTAAGGTCCAGGGTGTTCCCGCATTATCGTATCGCTGGCAGTGGGTAGCCAGTTCCCCTCGTTGTCAAGGGAATAGGGTACCCACGTCCATTCTTGACCGATCCCTGGAGGGGATCCTTGTAGTGGCTCAAATTCACCACCTCTACCTGAATCCGAATAATCAGAAGGGTTGAGTAGTTCGGTAGCAGTGCTACCCGGACGCTCGAAGAGATTAGTTCGAGCCGAATCAGCCCTTTTTCCATTAAATCCCAAGATAAAATGATCGGCCGCCAGGACCTCGGCTCTAGCACGGTCATCCATGTCGTCGATCGACATCCCCGTAAACACTCGAAGTGTTTGGTGACGGACAACACTATCCGAACTAGGTTGAGTAGGGAGAATATGTGTAAATACTGCCAGTGTTTCGTCCATTAATTTCATAGACCATATACTACGACCGAGACACGCGTGAATGATGTCAAGCAGTTGTTCACGACTCTGCATAAGTTGCCACCATCCAACACAACCCTCAGGCCAGTGAGCGACTGCAACTGGATGAGAGGGTTCAGGAGTCACAAAGACAAAATCATGCTCGGGGTGTTGGTGTACTGGAATCACGTTAGCGGCAGATCCAATGTATGTTACCACCGTTTGTTGGAACACCTTAAATTCTGACATTATTTCGCTACCAGTACTATTTTCATTAATAATTCGTTTAGTTGCCATAGTATTGTTTAAATGTCTATGGATTATACAAATTATCAAATTTTTTTTTCTTAAAAAAACATTCTATCCGTTTATAATAAAATCGCTGAATGGTTTATAATAAAAGCATTTAATCCAACAACTGCGTCAATAAATAATGGTTTCCAAGAATCCGGATGTTTTTGAACAGCCATTACAACAAAGCACAAATAAAGAATAGCGTGGATAGGACGTAATCCATTCCACCAAATAGGTTTACCAAATGTTTCTGGCCCAACTTTTCTCAATTTAAATAAATAAATAATAGTAAACCCAATTACTGGAAACAAGCCTAAAAGACCTAAATAGGGTAATTTATCAAGTGGTATTTTTTTTACACCATAACTAATTAAAAATCTTAGGGGAATACATATAAATAAAAAAAGAATAAATCGTTTAATCAATTCGTCCATTATACTATAGCATTATATTTTATTTTTTCTTAATACCAGATTAATAATACTATATTAATATGTTTTAATAGTGGGTTGCCTTTGCCATTGCCCTTCCCATTGCCCTTCCCCTTCCCATCGCCCTTGCCCTTTCCCTTGCCCTTCCCTAGGAGTAAGATTTTTAACCGTGTCCAAACAATTGTGGATAGGATGGTTGGTAAAATTGTCCATTAAGATAAATGCTTTTTCAACCTCTCCCATTGTTTTATAATTTTTTTTCCCTAGAATATTATTTTGCGAATAGAGATAATCAAAACGTGGACCCCATTTCCGTGCCCCTAATCGTGCCGTAACAGAGCAATTATCGATCATATGCGAAATACCCTTATCGTAGAGATATGGATTAAGTGAATCTGTAGCCTCTATAATAGATTCATTCACAATCTCCGATGGATTATGTCCATTTTCCATCAAAATATCTATTTGTGCCATCATTGTGCCCACATATACGCCAGCAACTCTTGCCTGAATTGGATGATCATACAGTTCAGCTCTATATTCTTTTTCGATGTGCCACATAGGGGTTGTATCAATATTACCTATAGGATACTGCCTCAGCCGTTTACCAGCAAGAACAACACTATTAATTTCATTGCCCGACTTCACCTCATCGTATATTTCTTGTAACAGTTCTTTGGCTAGGTAGTACGTGTTTGTGTAGGCTGATGAAAATAGTTTTTTATTATCTATATCCATATCGGTATACAGGTTTTTAATCCCATTAGCCTTAATATATCTATTTATAGTCCCAGTAATATTATAAGCGGTCAATTCATACGATTTCTTTTTAGTAACACCGCTTTCATTTATATTTCTAAATAAATATTCACTCATACCATACAACGCCCCTAACAATATCCCTCGTTCCCCAAATATGTCCGATACATATTCATCTCGCATTGTGGTTTCAAAAATGTAGGGTGAACCAATACTCAGAGCCCAAGCAATCGCGTGGTCTTCAGCCAAGCCATTATAATCTTGGTGAACAGCCACACTCGAATTTATACCACCGCCCTTCAGATAAGATTCGCGAACAGATGGTCCCATTCCTTTAGGTGCCACCATCACAACATTAATATTATCTGGAAACTTAATAGTGTTGCGATCAAAATGGCCTAACAGAAATCCATGCGATAATCCTAAAGTAGAACCTGGTTTCATCTTTTTAAACAATTTTTCATAGATATTTACTTGGGCGTAATCGGAAACTAGGCAAATAACCAAATCCGATTTAGCGACAACATCATACATTTCTCCCAATTTATCGTTTTTAAATGTTAGTCCATTTTTTTCCACATCATTTATAGATGTGGAGTTTTTTCGAAGCCCAACCCTTACATCTATATAAGTATCTTTTAAACTGTCTATAATATTGAGGGTTTGTGCTGGAGCTTGGGATCCCCAACCAATAATACCAATAGATTGTATGCCCTTAAAACCTTCTTCAATTTTAGATTTATTTATAATGGAATTTTTTATAATTGTTTCTGATCGGTTGTTCAGTTCTATTTGATTTGTTATAAATGTATTTGTTCCAAATTGTCTCCCTGCTATTGGTCTCCCTGTTATCGTTTTTCTCATAATAATAGGTCTCCCAAAAAGAATAGGTCTCCCCAAAAGAATAGGTCTCCCCAAATTAATATGTCGTATAGTATTCATCATATATGTTTTAAATTATATTATATAATGAAATCAAATTTTAAATACAATAACAGTTATTTAAAATTATGTTATAATACTATAGTATCAATATGTTTATACCTTGGAAAAGTAGATATCCAGGGACTTGGTTTACCGTCATACCCCATAAAACGGGGTTTTTTTCCAGATTATTCCCATTAGAAAAGTTGCTTCAGCCCAAATATGCCATTATTAACGAGTTATTGGATCTAATGAAACGGTCAAATGAAAATTGTTTATTGCATAATAAACAACTAATTGATACAATAAATTCTAAACTGCCCCTATTTACATTTGATAATAAAGAAGCAGAACAATGTTTGATAACATTGTTTAGGGACTATTCTTTTTTAGCATCCGCCTACAAATTACACCAAGACTATCCCAGCGAACTTCCAGATGTTTTATCTAAGCCTCTTATAGAATTAAGTAAAAAATTAAATATCAATCCGAACCTAAATTATGCATATGGCTATGGATTAAATAATATGGTATTAAAAGAGCCTTATTTAGATCAGGGACACTATATGTCCTATAAAACCTGTAGAATGTTTTCTAATAATGAGCCCAGTTTTATCAAAGTGCTTGTTTCGATGAACTGTTATTCAGGGGAGTTATTAGGAATACAGCAATCTATATTGGAAAATGCTTCTAAAAATTCATTTAGGGATTTAACTTATTTTCTAAATAAACATTACAGTGTATTAAATAAAATAATAGAATCTTTTCAGCAAGTATGGAACGTGTCTGATTATGTATCTTTTTTCAAACGACAAGTAAAAAATAAAACATCGGAAGATACGAATGTGGAAGATACTAATGTGGAAGATCCACTAATTCAGGATGCCCTTATAACTTGTGTAGACGCTCTTTTTGGTACACTGTCTTCTAAAAACTGTATAGGTAGACTTAACGATTATCGTCCATTGGATCATCGTGCCTATATCCAATATAATAGTGATATGTCTAAAGAGGTGCGATTATTAAATACTATTTATAGAGATCCGAATGCTACATTTGCTCTATTAAAAAATATAAATGCATTAAGATTATTTAGAAAGATCCATTGGAATCTTACAAAGAAGCATATACTATCACATCCAGAAACATTAAGTAATAGTCATATATCGTGGATACCAAGACAATTAGATATAACCATCAATAAACTGTTTGAAATAATAGACCATTTAGACCATTCCGAAATCAACGCCTTAAGTCCAACTAAACGAGATATATACACCACACTTAAATTAGAAATGATGGAAGATAGAATTAGTTTGTATGCAGACCTAAAAGACCAGTTAATACTTTAAAAAAATATTTAATTTAAATAATCTAAATAATCTACTTTAATATTGGGTTTACTGGAGAATGTATGATGCTATTACAGGAAGATGATCACTTGGGTTGAACATATTTGGCAACATCTTTCCATAAATTTCCTTCTTACTCATATCTGTAGTTGTCGCGGTGTATCTTGGAGAACGTGCCATTTGTTCAATCCTTTCTTGGTCTGCGTTATCCACCTGGGTTAAGTTGCTAGACGTTGCGCTATAATCAATCCGATCAAGCTGATAGTCTCCAATCTTACGAATTTGATTTGTCATTGGGCCTCTAATTTTATTAACAGACCAGGTAATATGTTTGTCATCATCTGGAACAACCGGTTCGTAGTTTAAGAGTCCTTCTTTGGTTAGGAAAGAATACATGTTGCAAGTTTCGTCAAAATCTCCAGCCGAAAATCCTTGGTAAGAATTGCCATCCATACCAAGAATAATATATTGTCCATGAAGACCCTTAGAATTGTCAAATTTCTCCTTAATAAATTGGTTTACACGCTGAATCTCCCCTACTCTAACAGTCTCTTCTTTATCTTTGTTTCCACTGGTTAAATGTGTTGAAAATACGTGGGCGATAGTTCCATCATTTTTATCACACAATTGGGCATACGCAATCCCAGTAGCCTTGAAAATCCCCTTCTTATTTTCATATTCTGGTTGGAGAAGTCGGTAATCAATCTCCAGACAATTAAACCGATCCTCTTTCCAAAAGATGCACGACCCATCATTATCTGGTTCTTCTGGATCAACCGAATCCACGGTCGACTCCATTTTCTTCGGATTCAGTGAATAACTCGTAGAGTTGAGTTTGGGGATAAATGCATTGTCTTTCCTAGCCAGATATGCTTCAAAATCGCTTGGGGATGAAACAAGCAGTTCTTTACCACGTGATTTGGTAACAGACGAAAGTCCAACCCGTTGATATGGTTGTTCTCCAATCGAAGACGAATACTCTTCCAATTGGTCGACAAAGTATGTGTATTTGTCCATTTCTTGCATAGTGATAATGTCAGCGTTAACCAGTTCCAGTTTCTTAACCATAACAGGTCCTCTACCTGGATAACCTACCTTAGTAATAAACTCTTCCATTGCATCGAGGTTTTTAACATTATAAAAATCATCCCAATCTGTATCAATCAAAGAGTCACTTTCCCACTCAAGGAGTTTGTCCAAAGTTTTTTGGTAGTCATTAAATTCTGGATGAGCTTTAAGCCAGGCCGACATTAGTTCTGGACAGTTGTCAAGGCTTTCGTATCCATTCAGTTCTTTCCGACTGTTAGTCAGTCTTAGAACACTGGCTTGGAACTCAGCAGATGTTGGTAAAGTAGTTGGTGTGACAAATCCATCGTTCCCCAAACCATCGGCTAAAATATTCCAATTAACGTGTGTAATGGGTTTGGGGGTTCGTTTTGTAATGTAGTCCCAAATACTAATTGTATAATTGGTCAGTGTATTTATCATACCAGACTCTCCTTCTTCCTCTCCCCTGTGTTTGGGTGCGCGTTTTCTCATTTGTCCACCACCCAAACCAGAACGGATGTCATTGAAATCTTCAGTAGAATGATGTTGTCCCATGTTTGTTTTGTTTTATTATTACACGACTAAGAAAGTAACAACAATCAAATTTTTTTAACCATTTTATAAAAAAATTTGTCGAAAATTTCCATATATAAAATAACTATGTTATTCGCAATGATGGGTTAAAAAATACGCGGCTAAGATTATGTTGGATTTTGCGTGAATTTTACTGGGCTAATACGATCCAATTATTAGACGATAACCTCCATTTAAACTCGGGTATGGGTTAGGAAAAGAATGGGACTTCGCCAAAGAATGGGACTTCGCCAAAGGATGGGACTTCGCCAAAGGATGGGACTTCGACAAAGAATAGGACTTCGACAAAGGATGGGACTTCGTCAAAGAAGATAGAGAACTCAGGTTTTTTACACATTTTAAATAAAACTAAAAAGAATATTATAACATTGCTATAATATTCTTTTATAATTATCTCTCAAATTCATCTGGCGTTGATTGATGTTATTAAAGAGCTAAATTAAAACACTAATTCTAAAAAATTTCGTGTTTCGTTTATAGATTGGGAACTCTGTTTAAATATAGAACCTATGTATATTAATCCCTTAGCATATTTTTTTTTATCATTTTTATCCAATGTACAGTCGTTAAATATTTTATAACAGGCAGTTTTAATGGTATTTTCTACATCCATAAGAACTGTATTTAATATTATATTAATTGTGCCTTTATTATCCCCATTAGTGCCTTTATTATCCCCATTAGTGCCTTTATTATCAGTGCCTTTATTCCCCAAGTAAGAAGAAAAAATCCTATATTTATAAGTTATGCCACGTTTTGTTGTTTTAAAACTATTTATAAATCCATTAACATTTCCTAAATAGCTTTCCCCAATTTCACTATATACAGTGCCAATAATACCTAACAACATATTACTAAATGGATTATTGTTTAAGTTTGATTTAATTGTTTTATAATAGTCTTCTGAATGCTCATTATTAACATATTGTTTTAAAAGAATTAAAATATTAGAAGCTACTTCAATTTCTCTTTTACGTTGTTTTAATTTTAGTAATTCGCCTATAAACTCATTATCAGTATCTATAGTCATTAGGGTATAGATAATTATCTCACCTATATAAAACTTTAATTCATCTGTTCCAAATAATAGATTATAAAATGATTCGCTGTCAACCAATGGCGCATCTTTAACACCCTCTTTTCCATATTTATTATATTTTTGTCGCAAACCCTCATTACCCAAAACTTGGTAAGCTTCGTTAATTAATTTAAATTTTTCACCATCAGACTCGTTTTTATCTGGATGTGTCTCTTTTGCTAAACTATAATAAGAATGTTTAATTTCGGATTGTGTGGATGTGGGTATCATATTTAACACATTATAATAATCTAATTCTTTAATAGATGTATTTTGATCAGTGTCTGTGCTCTTATTTGATTTAAATTTAGATTCATCTTCAGAGTTTACTATCTTTAATTCTTCTTCTATACTATAATATATCCATTTTTTAGTTTCAGCATCCCATACTTTATTGTTAAGTGTCGCCTTTATTGCTTCAGGGGTATTGTATATTCCCCTAACTATTTGTGTTAAACCAAGCATTGTACCCCCTATAGGTAATACAATTGCTAAAACAGAACCCAACCCAAGGCCTTTAACAACTCCAACACCTCCTTCTTGTTTTCCTAAATAAATAGGACAAGCAATTATCCCACAGACGCCCGATAAAACCCCTTTGGTAATATTTCCTAATCCACTAAAGAACCCCGATACGGCATTTTTAGGTGGAGATGTTGAGAAAAAATTAAATGATTGCTGTGAAGATTCTTTTTTATCATCCATATTTATTACTTTATCCATTAATAATATATTAACAGGTTATTTTAAATGATTTTTTTTAAATTAAATGAAATTAAATGAAATTAAATGAAATTACTATTTATAAAAATACACTTGTGAACGACGCATTTGAAAAAAAACATAAAACACTTTTGAATTTCTAAATACTTTTTTAGAAAAATAGTTTCCCCCCCCCCCCGAGATTTTT